ATAGCTAATCATTTAGATAATACAGGTTTACATAGAGAAGCTACATCTCTTACAAATGTTATGAGAAAAATAGCTGATAAACCACTATTTATGGAAGATGATGAGCCTATGTTTGGTAAAGGCGAATTTTTTCCAGATGAAGAAATGAAACCAAAATCTCCTAAACCACAATTATCAGGTGGCGGAGCAGGACAACCACCAAAACCACCATATTGGGATAGTTTTGAAGAAGATGAAGAAGAAGATTTAATTAACGATAAACAAATAATTCCTGATCTTATTAAAGATAAAAAAGATAATAAAGATTATCCGATCATGGAAGAAGAAGACGAAGATATCCTAAATCCATACAATTACTAAATTATGAACAAATATAGCAAATATTATAACAATGATACTTATAAACCTGGCGGAATTAGAACTAAGTTAGAATTCTATAGATGGATGATGAATGATAGGTTAAAAAATCTAAATGAAGCTAGACAAGCCTTATCATCTGATGAATCAAATACTAAATTACAAAATGAAGTAGATAAGCTAGAACAAAATTATATGGGATGGCTAAATCAATATCAAGAATTTAAAAAAACACCTAATAATGACCCAGAAGTGATTAAAACAATTTTTGATTCCCTAGTTGAATTATCTAAACATGATGTCCCAACACAATTATATATGTACTTAAGCGAATTAAAAAATATCACAATTACAAACTCTGATATTAATTACTTAATAGATATATTTAGTACACAAAAAGAAACATTTGAAAAAACATATTTTGATGATGTTGCTGATAATGTAGATGAATCAAAATCAAGAGCAGAAGCAGAAACCGAAATGTTCTCACCAAATATGAACAATTTTAATGAAGCTCTCAACAGAAGAATATCCAAAAATTATAATAAAATTGTCAAGTTAGCAGCTTATTATGATCAAACCGAACAATACAAGAAAGCAGACCGAATTACTTATATTCTTACAAATTATATAAAGTAATTATACCCAAAGGAAAAACAAATGAATAAAAGACAAATTTTAGCATCTTTAAATAAGATTGCGAATGAATTAGATAATAGTAGACTTTATGCAGAAGCTAGTACAGTTACAAAAGTTATGAAAAGATTAGCTTCTGATATGGATGCTTTTAAAAAAGATCCTGATGGATTTATGACTGATCGAATAGATTTACAGTCTTCTGACAACCTTTTTGAAAAGTATAAAGCAAATAATAATAATAATAATGTTATTGATGCATTAAATGAAGCTATACAGGATATGGAAGATATGGTTGGTATTTCAATTTCAGAAGAAGAACTTAATAGAGTAATAGAAATCAAGAATGAACTTGAGAGAATACTGAATTAAACAGCCACAAATAAAAAGGAAAAAAATATGAATAAAAGACAAATTCTAGCATCCCTAAATAAGATTGCTAATGAATTAGATAATACAGGCTCATATAAAGAAGCTACATCAATCACCGGAGTTATGAAGAAAATAGCTCAAAGTATGCCACCGGAATTAGCTGTCATGGAACCAAAAAAAGAAGAATACGGAGATAGAAATAAAAACGTCGTAAGAGAAATTATGGAAAAAATTGCTAGATTACTAAGAGGTAATGAAGCAGCAAAACAATATTTCCGTGGTGGTAATTTACAATCTTTAGTATTAGCTATTCTTGATGTCTTAGAAAGCGAAGGAATGCAAGAAGCTATTTCAAAACTAAACCAAGACTTAAAAGAATTCGGTGTGTCGGTTGGATCAGAAGCTTTAGGTGCCTTATTTAATCAATATCTTTCAAATAAGAGAAGCAAAGAATAAATATAGATATATAAAAAAGAGGGAGAATAAAATCTCCCTCTTTTTTTTGTCAGATCCTAATAATCTATGATAATATATATACATGACAGATCAATTACTTAAAACCAAATATACAACAGATGAGCTAAATGAAGCTATAACAGAACAAGGTATAGTAAAAGCATTCGAACAATATAAAAACAATGCTGGTGCCGCTAATATGACCGCTTTTTTAGATCAATGGCAATCACTCGTAAAAAGAATGATCGAAGGCTATAAGAATAATATTGGGGTGGCTATAGCTGAAGAAAAATATAAAAGAAATAATCCATTCTGGGATCCGAGAGATTAAATAAAAAAGGGAGAATTTATTCTCCCTTTTTTGTAATAAATTATTTACTTTTACCACATTTAGAGCACATGGATGAATAAGGACTTGTTTTATTTCCACAATGTTCACAAAATAATTGTCCTCGATCGAATTCTAAATATTCTTTTTTTTCATCTTTAGTACCAGGTCTCCAAGAAAAAGCTTCCTCACTATTTGGATCTTTTTGCTCTACCCCTACAGAATAATCAAAAGGTTTCCCCGCTCCAAAATTACCACAAGCACCACACATAGATGAATATTTGCCCATCTCTTTACCACATTTAGTACAGAATAAATCTACATCGGCAATTTTAACAAATAAACTGTGCAACTTTGATGCTTCTCTATTACCAACTCTCTCTAACTCTAAAATAACCTTGTTTAAATCTTTTAATATTTTATAAGACATTTACATTTTCCTCATTGTTAAAATCTAACATATTGATATTATATTTTATTCTAAGATCATTATAACAATTCATTGCTATCTCTCCAATAAAACTTAAATCCTTGTCAGAACTCGAATAAGGAATTCTACAAATATTAATCTCATGTTCTTCACAATATTTATCTTTAATAGCATCGTTTCTAATAGTATCTTCTAAATTCTTTTGTTTTGCTTCAGGAGTGGATCCAAAAATAGCCTTTCTGTGACCGTCTCCATCTACTTCGATTACTAGATTAACAATTGGAATATATACATCACATTTGAGCGGGTTTATATTTCTAAGACCTGGAAATGGATGCTGAGGGTTAAATTCTATATTATTTTCTTTTAATATCTTTTTTAAATACAATTCACCTTTAGATTCATTACATATTGGACAACCCGAACCTCTTATATGAATATAAGGTCTTTGATAAAATACAGTATTACAATCATTACATTTTATTTCTAACGGTATACTATAATTTTCATAATATGATCCACTATAATCATATTTATATCCATGAACTTTTATTGATTGTTCTATAAACAATGGTGTATCTTTAGTTTTTTTAATTATCGATTTATTTATCGCACATCCTTTACAGAGATAAAACTCATTTATTCGTTGTTCTTTTTCTATACCACACAAATTACATTTAGTCTTAAAATATCTGTATGTACGTCTCTTTTCAACTTCACAAATTATAGTCTTATTATTGTCATAAGCACGTAAATCAATTTCTTCCGGTGATATAATTGCAGCCATACCATATATATACAAAAAAAGAGAGACCCGAAAGCTTCCCAAATAAAAGGATATAAATATTTACAAATGAATATATATAATAAGATCTTTAGTGGAATAACTTAGAATGAATAAAAAACAAATATTAGCTTCTCTTAATAATATAGCTAATAACCTAGATAAAAATGGATTATATGAAGAAGCAAATACTCTTACTAATATAATGACAAGAGTGGCACAACAAACTGGGCAATCGAATCTCAATACACTATATAACAATTTTCAGCAAACTACTCAACAACCTAATCAAGCACCCCAACAGCCTGGAAATATGCAACAATTTTGGGGTCAGGGTCAAAATAATGAATCAAATTATAGAAACTATAAACCATTAAGTGATCAATTCAATAAAATTTACTACGAGATTTACAATAATATTGGAAAAATTAATTCTATAATGAAAGAAATAAATAGAAAAAGAGATTCGGGAGCACCATTACAACAATCTCAAAATAGTTTTCAATCTATTGTGATGTGTAATAATATTTTGCATCAAAACAAAACCTTACAAACTCAATTGCAAAATGCGTTTAACCAAATACTGAAACTTCATAATCCATTCAACCCAAATGATTCACTTGCAATGAGTGGTTATCAAAGAAGTTTAAATAGTTCACAAAATACTATATATAAATGGTCTGAACTTGTAAATAAATATAATTCAATAATGAAACAATATCAACCTAACCAAACACAACAACCAGTGCAGACACCAAAGTAAAAAGTTATTAGAACAAAAAGAGAGATCTTAAGATCTCTCTTTTTTACATCTTCTTCATCTTCTTTAATTCATATAACAAATTGCCCAAGACATAATTAGGAACATTTATTATATCTGACACCAAGATTCTTTAAACATCTTCCTTAATAAACTCTTCAATCAATTCTGGTATTATATTGAAATCCAAATAAGAAATCACTAATAAAGGTATACCTCTCTTAAAACACCAATGAACCTTAGACGTATCACCATGCTTATATAGCTCTAAATTTCTTATATTCAATTCCATGTTCTTAGTTATATTGACATGCTTATAATGATGCTTGCCATTTAAGTCAATCGCTAACATAAAATCATCAAATTTTAACATGAAATCTATCTTCAAATCATTTACAAAATTTAATGTTGGATCTTTAAACTGTTTATCAAAATTAATTCCTTTTTTAATCAAATATTTCTCAGCACGTATTTTAGCCTTACTTCTACTACAATTAGGGCATCCATCAGGCTTTACTGGTCTAATGTGAGCATGACCTAAAATATCAAAATATTCACCACATAAAGTGCAAAGAATATTCTCTACAATATGATTATAAGATTTAAATCTAATAGAATCATAATTAGTGTGTTTATGACGTTTTTTAGCTATTATTTCGAAATCTGATTGCGATATTTCTTTCCTTGCCAATTGATCCATTCTTTTACAATATGAACAACCATTTTGAATATGCTCATTTGGTGTCTGATGGAAAAATCTTACACAAGTCTTACAAAACACGATTACATCAGTGTTTTCATTAAGATAAACAGTGTAGGGATAACAATACTTATTACCATGGATTTTTTTGCACTTTTCAATATATATTTGAGTGTTCTTATAATCAGATGATAATTTTTCTTTTTTGCTAATAGAACTATCATATTTTTCGGCAAATTCACGCAAAACAACCATCTTATCCAAAAAATCATCTATATACGGGTCAGGAACTAAATGATTATAATTGTTTAGTTTTACTAGATTCAATTCTGAAAAATTCATATCTCTATAATACCACATACAAAAAAAAGGATGGTTATATTTCTGGGGAATTCAATTAAATTTATAGCCCCCCATAACATTCCAGAAAATTAAATTCCAGAAATTTCAGAAAAGATACTAGGCTATTTCTGGGAATTCAATTATTTATATAGCCCCCCCTATAGTCTGTGAGAATATACTTGCCGATTAGTGAGGGTATGAAAATTAAATTGCCGGTGTGCGGATCCATATAGTATCTAAAATTCAAATATACCCCCCTAACACTTCTCTAATAAAAAAGCAGATATGGGCTCACCTTTATCATTATATAAGAGAGGCTTGCCCAGATATAAAAGATCATCCCTGTGTAAAGATAAGGCTATTGTTTTGTCCACTAAATAATATATGCCTTGTTGTGGTTCAGGTATCTTTATCTCTTTGATCTCTTTGATGTTAACAGTATATCCTGAAATGTCTATGGTGTCAAGGGTAGAATAAAATATTTCTGCTTTTGGCATATCTGCTAATAATGTGATAAAATGATTATTAGAATAAACCGAAACTGTCCTGCCCAGCAAATTAACTATCATGTTCTATAATATTCTCCACTACTAATATTATAAACACGATTGCCCACATTGTTAACACAGCATATATATTATTCATAATACCTATTACCATTATTCTTATTATATTCTACTGCAGGTTAGGGCTGTTTACAGACCTAAGACACAGCTTTAAATAAAAAGAAATATCCCTTGACAATGATCAAGGGATATGATAAGTCTAGTCGATACAAACAAACCCGCATTGCATAAGATTGTATAGCGAGTATTCCTTCAGATCGCTTTTAATTTGTTCACCATTAGCAACAGATTCCAAGAAACCATTAAGGCTACGAATGAAAGCGAATTTTTGGATAATCGGTTTTGTAATGTTATCACTGTATGTAAACCGCTCCAAGAACTCATTCACGTCACCCTGATCCATCTCAATAGCTGTAAAGATATTGGATGCATCTACATAGTGCAATTGTTCAATCATCTGACTATCTCACTTTCAATATAATAATATCATATGCTACATAGGATGCAAATTAATTATCTTATTATTTAACACTGCAGGTTAGGCTTGTTTACAAGCCTAAGACACAGCAGATAATAATATAAATTCAGTGTTGCATATGTTATTTAAATGATGTAATATAGGTATGTAGGCTCCAGTCTACAAGGAGAAACCAGATGCAGGAAATTTTGAGCAAAACCTATGCGGAATTGACCTCTGACAAAGAACGGGGTCTGGCTAGTGATGAAATAACCAAATTCGTTGAAGCGACAAAGGAGCGTAATATCCACTATGTAACTCCAGAGGGCGAGGAAACCCCTGTAGAATGGCTTAACCTCCCAGTCACCTACATCCGCTTTAGAATTTTCTGGCAGTTGTTCAAAAACGGCGGAACTCTTAAAGACACCCTCGTATAATCTAGATATTCCCTCTGATAAATGTCAGGGGGATTTTTTTATTTAACACTGTAGGTTAGGCTTGTTTACAAGCCTAACCTACAGCAGATAATAATAAGAATGCTATCCAGTTGTTACACACATATTCTGTCAAGTGTGAATACCTCTACAAGGCTCCACAATGACCATACACAAGAGTTATGTATGATATTGAATAACTACTTGGTATTGATAAAATCTAGTCTATAATGGCAAAATTTGGTATGAAAAATAATTTAAAAATAAACTTGCAAAGCGTGTAATTTAATCCTATACTAGTATTGTAAGTTGGTTGATAGGAGTTAGCATGAAAGTAGAACAAATTTATCAACGATTATGGGTTAAGTCATTCCCAATCGGTTTTGCGGAGGGTAGGGCGGAATTTGACAATTTCTGGAATTCGCCTTATTCCGAGTTGCCTGAGCATCGCCAAGCCAAGGCAGTGATATTTTCCAATTTGCTCACGGAAATGGGCAATTTCGATTCTTCGTCTTATTATGACGGTGACGAGGACTATAACGATGCGTGTTACGCTCGTGTGCGTGATGCCAAAAACGCAAACCGTAACAGGCTATCGGAGGATAACCTCTCACTAGCACAAATTTTCGGGTAATCCTTATTATATCCCTTGGCGAAAGTCAAGGGATATTTCTTTTTATTTAACACTGCAGGTTAGGCTTGTTTACAAGCCTAAGACACAGCAGATAATAATAAGATTATTTTTCATAAATTCCTTGCAGTCTTGTTTGCAGTGAGATATTATCAGTATGTAGGAATTGACCTGCACTGACCGGAGTAACAAATGACCGAACTAAACACCATCACCAAAGAAACCAACGAACTCGTCAAGCAATTGGCAGAAATCGACCTCAAGCTGTTTCACGCAGAGAATGCCCTTGAAGATGCAAAGGCTCATATTCGCATCACCGTAGACCCAAAGGAATTGGGTAGCAACGAAGCAACCCGTGAGGCTAAAATCGACTCCATGGTTGCAGAGCAGGTCAAGGTTGTAAGAGAATTGAAGGCGCAACGTATCATGGTTGTAGCCCGTAAGACAGTAGCGTCCAACTGGTTGTCTACTGCAAAGGCGATTGTCACAAGCGTACAATCGTAGTCAAGCAAAGGAATATAGCAGAATTTCTGTTATATTCCACTGTTGCTTAGGCTTGTAAACAAGCCTAACATACAGCCTTAAATAATAGAATTATAATTTGCATTCTCTCTTGAAATGCTGTAAATTAGTATTGTCAGATAATCCTATGATGGAAATTCACTCTGACCCTAGGTGAAACTATGGAATTCAAAGTTGACGGCAAGCCAGTAGACGTGTGCGCAGACGGTGGATATCCGCTGTTCTACGTCACAACAGACAGATGCGCTCTCTGTCCTGAATGTGTTAACAAGAATTTGGAATTGTGCAGTGATACAAATGACGACCAATGGTACGTCACACATAGGGACGTTAATTGGGAATCTGAACAACTATACTGTGAACATTGCAGTCAAAGAATTGATTCCGCATACGGCGAAGACTAAACGATATATTCCCTTGAAGAAATTCAAGGGAATTCTTTTTATTTAACACTGTGTCTTAGGCTTGTAAACAAGCCTAACCGACAGCAGAAAATAATAGAAATATTATTTAAATATACATTGCATTATGTTGCAATTGCCTGTAAAATTAGGTATGAACACAAACACCAGAGTGGAAGTCGAAGAACCGACTGGCCATATGCACTTCTTTACCCTCGGACAGATTGGCATTACCCCGTCAATGTCCGAAGCAGACATCATCGCACGGTTAGGTAAGAGTATCTATACAGACAGGTTCAAGCACACCTACCATGTGTCTCACAACCTGCTAATAGTCAAAACCCTACCAGGCTAGTACCATATCCCTTGATGAAAATCAAGGGATATTTCTTTTTATTTAACACTGTGTCTTAGGCTTGTAAACAAGCCTAACCGACAGCAGATAATAATAAGATTATTCATTAAATCAATTACAGGATAATCTAACAAATACAAATGCCTCTGTAAGCCCCTACAATGCTCATACACAAGAGTTATGAATGATATTGAATAACTATATGGTAATGAATAAATAAAGCCTGTAATGGCAAATATGAGAATAGAATAAAATTATTTATTGCAATGTTTGTAAATTCACTGTAACATACAGGCATGAAAACTCAAACTCCTGCACCAGCACTTTCTGGGCATCTTTGCGTCTCAAATTATAATGACATCCAACATTTGGATGCTTACCTTGAATTCCCTTTTAGTGGAAATTCTGTTGAACTTTGGAAATTAGCCGCCGTGAAATTCCAAGAGTACTACGCTATGGGTTGGACTCCTGCTATATATTTCAAGAATCACAAACAACATATTTCACTTCAAATCAGTGCTGAAGACATTGATATGATAATGGCATTGTAAATTATAATTATGAAAAACACTTCAATCAACCAATTCGTCGATGAAAACGTCAACAGTGCTACAGGCTCACACTACAAGGCTTACGTTGTGTATGCTTTGAAAGACTTGGTAAGCCAATATCCAACAAAGCAACTTTCAGAGTTGCTCCCATATGCAACAGAATATGCAAACGAACAATGGGAAAAAAACAAAGATTACCTACACTTCAACAGAGTGTATTCATAGAAATCATATCCCTTGATGAAAGTCAAGGGATATTTCTTTTTATTTAACACTGCAGGTTAGGCTTGTTTACAAGCCTAAGGCACAGCAGATAATAATAAGAATAATGATCAGGATCCGATCACTAGCGTGGATCTCTATCACAGATCCGATCAGTTGTCAAGAAAAATAATAAATTGGCAGAATGTAGAATTATATTGTAAACTATAGTCATGAAAACCACTCCTACTATCGATCAGTTTGTCTGGTCACACGTCACAGGCGAGTCTGCATACAAAACTTTGGTGTCAGCAGAACTTTATTACATGAAGATCAAATTTCCAGAACAAACTCTGGAAGATCTTCTGCAAGACGCAGAAGAAAAAGCCCTTGAAGCATGGGACAGCGAACAAAACGCAGACTACTTTCAAGGAGAGTAATCCTTATCATATCCCTTGATGAAAATCAAGGGATATTTCTTTTTATTTAACACTGCAGGTTAGGCTTGTAAACAAGCCTAAGACACAGCAGAAAATAATAAGATTATTATTAACATATTTCTTGCAATCAGCCTCATAATGCTGTAAATTGATAGTGAAAGGTTGGTAACGAAGATGGAAAGTTTCTATGAACAGCTGTATCGGAGTAATCAAGAAAAGAATTTTGATTACTTGTTTCGTTTGGGATATATGGAAGCATCGATATATAGACTTAAGAGTCTTATCGAGAGCGGTAGAATCAAGGCAGACAAGTATGACACTGCTACACTTATTGAAATCGCAAATGTTTTTGAAACTGCAAAGCAAGAATCGATAAAGCACAAAGAAGCGATTGAAGAATTAAAGGCAAAACAAGCCTCCCTCTAATGACCATATCCCTTGATGAAAGTCAAGGGATATTTCTTTTTATTTAAGGCTGTATCTTAGGTTTGTAAACAAACCTAACCTCCAGTGTTAAATAAAAGAAACAAGGTTGTAGCCTATGCTACAACCTTGCCCAAGAGGTCTTTGTTTTTGAGTAAGTCTTCAGTTAACTTTGGAAATTCATTAACCATCTGATTATAATGTCCCGGTTCTACATCAGCGAGGAAAGTTTCAAAAGTTTCCCGTGCATTGTTGATGTGGTTTTCTAAAGTTGTCAGGTCTTCGCAGAATTCATCTCTCCAAGACCAATCTGAAATATGGCTGACAGTTATACCGCATACAGACAAAGCAAAGTAATTGATAATTCGCATCCATTGACGATAAGTTAATTCTACCTTGGTCTTTTTAGTGACAGGCTTGATAGTAGTGTTTTCCATACCTGTATGATAAGCCATATTTTGATATATTGCAAATTATATTTCTTATTATTTAAGGCTGTATCTTAGGTTTGTAAACAAACCTAACCTCCAGTGTTAAATAAAAAAACCCTGATGTTATTCAGGGTTGTATATTATTAGCCTTGGAAATATTCAGATTCTACATAAGAATCCCATCGTTCATATGCTAATTCTATCGCTTGTTCCATGAGGTTTTCTTTGGACATATCAGGGTGTTGTTTTGACAACTCTTCAAAAGCTTGTGTAACGAAGAGTGAGAACATTGGGCTTGTAGTGTTTTCCATGTTTATATATTATCAAACAAAACAAGCCTTTGCAATATAATTTTATTGTGGAGCGTTTATCTTATCAAGGTATTTACACAACAGGCTTTTATGTTCTTGGTGTGATATTGATAGAACAATTCCGATAGGGAAACACATCACTCCCCAAAGGTTCCACAAGAAGAACATATCTGGGAAATCACGATGCAATACAAAAGTGATAACTTTGGTTACAACAGCAAGACCTAGAATAGCCGTAGAAACCATTCCGATAGCAGTCATAGAACCTGCTCCAACCATATGAAACAATACATAGTAGGAAATGAATAGTCCTACAGGTATCAGCACTAGTAACAATCTGACAAAATCCATTGTTTTATTTCTCCTACATCTATAATATCACGCCAGAAATAAAATGCAAATAAAAAAAGGTTGCTATCTTTTTAAGGGACAGCAACCGAGTAACATGAAAACCTATGAACATCTGTATTATAGGACATCAAACATAATATAGCAAGAGAAAAGACAAGGTATTTTTTTACCTTGTCTTTTCTCTTTTGAAAGGAGATAACAAACAGATGTCAGTATCGAACATCAAGTGTATTATATCAGCATTTAAGGTTATTGCAAAGTATTAGTATAACAATTAAAGTAAAATATAAATAGAGGTACTATTATGACGACAATCTTAGCAATGTTAAGTATATCATTACTTTTTGCCATTTATGTAATTATTCAGCATAAGAAAGATAACCTTTCTCTAATGAAATTGAATAATATTGTATCTGAGCAAATAACAGAATTAAGAGCAAAGAATTCATCTCTTTGGGCTGATATTAATAAACTGTCCCATGAATCAGATGAAATGAATTTTAAATTACAAGAGATATTAAATAAACAGGAAAAAGTATTAATCGAACCCGGTCTCAAAGTAAAGTGGATAGATAAATCTGGGGAAGAAGAGTTTGGTATTGTTTATGATAGTTTTAACACATCTAATAATCATTTAGTGGTGGTTAGAGGTCTTAAAAAAAATAAACCTACTGGACGTTATTTCACAGTAGGTTTTGATAAGATTACTATTATTGATTAACTTCTTTTAATCTCATAATGGAATAATTATCTTTGGGATATTTTTTAAGGGCGAGGATACAATAATCCTTCGCTCTTATTTTTTCTTTATTCTTGATACATAATGCTACAAGAGAATTATATGTAGATGCTGGACAATCTTTCCATCGAACAGCACTCTCATAATATCTAATGGCTAATCTTTCATCTTTAACCATAGAACGATATACAATGCCTAAATATTCGTAAGACCTATAACCATTAGGCATTACTGATAGATATCTCTTAGCAAATTTCTCTGCCTCTAACAATAATCCAGTATCTTTATTATTAATTGATAAAGACCAGAACAGCCAAATCATATTCTCCCAAGCATCTCTATCTTTGGGATTAAGTTTTAACACTTCTTTATATAAGTTAATAATCTTTGGATAATCACCAGTATTTGTATCTGTACCATGCCAAAGTGTTTCTATAGTTTTATATAGATATTTTAATTTTTGTTCAGACGTTTGCATTCTTCTCTAAATCCAATTCTTCATTTTCGTTGTAATACATTGTTAAAATTTTACTAGATACATTTAGAGGTAATTTATCAATGTCCTTAACCATACCCATTAGAATCTTTTCTTTTTGGTATCCCTCATAAATAGTTCTACGTCTCTTTTGAGAATTGTCCCATTGATAAATAAAGAAATGCATCTCGTTTATCAATTCACTATGGGAATATTCAATAAGATAAGTTCCATCCTTAAGTATAAAAGCATCAATCCCTGAAATAATATCAGAACCGGACATTTCATAGCCTGTTCCTGTTTTAGAGAAATAAATCCAAACTTTAGATTCCATGTTACATTTTACCAGACTTGAGATATTTCTGGTATATTTTGTTGTAATATTCCCAGAGATATTTTGCTCCGTTACTTGATATATTGTGAGAAATGTGATATTCTGATAGTAACTCTAAATTTGCATCCTTGTCTCTCATCATACTGTAGAACTTTTGATGCTTTTTTCTGTCTATCATCGAAACGTTCATAAATCTTTTCGAAATAGATACGAACTCGATATTCGAATTTCTTTTTCCTTTTAATTGGATTGCGAATTTGATATCGAAATTTCCAATGTTCAAATAACACTCTCGAATTATTTTATCTATCCATTGTTTTTCATTCATATTATATTCTACTGTATGTTAGGCTTGTTTACAAGCCTAAGCACCAGTGTTAAATAAAAAGAATCCCTTGCTACTCGAACAAGGGATTTAAGAGTGAACAGGAAAGTTCTACAGATTACAGCTTTTTCGACAGATTATGAAATTCAGCACAATCCATCAACACCTCTCGAACGGTGTTTTCGATTTCCTTGCTAGTAAAACTACAGTCGGAAATCATAATGACATTCTTGCCGATTCTAACTTGATTGAAACCGTGACTCGAATTCTCACGATTTACAACAACATGGAAAATACGCTTCAGGTCATCGTACAAGCCGGAGTCATTACAAGAAACAAATGTAAGGTGGGTGAAATGAGTTTCCTTGGATGCTCGAATTGTTTCATACCAGAAATTCTTGTGGAACCATTTCTTTGATGCATCCGCTCCGCTCTCACAATGAACCCGTGTAATCATAAGGATAGGGTCATTGTCCATCGTTACAACACCTTCACCGGTGTATCGAATACCCGTGCCAAAGTCGATAAGACCAAGACCTCCGGGATAGTCCACACTCGAAATTTTGGTTTTGAATCCAATGGTAGGATAATGCTTAGATGCTTCCTGTACATAATGGTCAACAATGTGACCGAGTGCCAACATCTGCTGAACGCTCTGAGGATGAGCCGTTCCTCTTGAGCCGGGTTGAATTCCGATTGCCATCTTTGTTACTATCTCCGTGTAGAATTTATCTACAACGTATTATAGGCTAACAGATGCTATAGTGCAAGGGGTGATGTAGAAATAAATTGATGATAATCTTATTATTTTCTACTGAAGGTTAGGTTTGTTTACAAACCTAAGATACAGCCTTAAATAAAAAGAATCCCTCTGAATTTCTCCAGAGGGTTTTACTAAGTATCTTACAATGTATTTTTGTAAGATACTTCACCGCCCCAACAAGAGAATTCTGCCGGGTCTTCAGTGTACAGCAGACGCATCAGTCTGCCCAAGGAGCCACCGTTCGTTACGGTTTGCTTTATCAGGTCGCAGAATCCTTCTCCACACTGGTAGATGTAAACTTTGCGACTTTTGTTAAATTCTACGTAGACACAATCCTCTACGATTGCCAATGCTTTTACAGCGGTGGATTTGACCAAGGTCATTTCCAAGACGGGGATATATTGGAACGAGGCGTTCCATGTGGTTTCTAGGCTCATGTCTCTATCTTACAGCATTTAAATAACATATGCAACACTAAAAAATAAATTTGACAAAATAGATTTTTCGTGATAGCGATCCGATCGTTACAGAATTCTATTATTTAAGGCTGTATCTTAGGTTTGTAAACAAACCTAACCGCCAGTAAAAAATAATTGAAATATTTTCTTGACAAAGCTGGGAATGTGTGGTCAAACAGGGAGGGGTTTCCCCCTCCCTCCCAAGCCCTACCCGATGTACACATACTGCTCTACGGTACGGGCATCAAGCGTGGATGCCTTGTTGGATTCGGTGTTCCAACGCTTGCGGATGGCATCCAAGGTCGCATCGATGGCAGGTGCGAGAATGATGGATGCGGTCGTTTCCATGTGTTCACGCATATGCCCTGTGTAGCCCTGTGCAGACCGTGTAAGACCGTTGACGATGCCGAATGCGGTACGGTCGGATACCTCACCGTTTGGCTCTTGTAGGGTCTCCAAGTAGCCCTTGTGCCATGCCTTACCTTGTTCCACGGTCATCTTGTGGTCACGGGCAAACAGTGCAATTGTCTGCTCTACGTTTTTGACCGTTACCTGCTTGGAGTAGCCCATCAAGGTTAACATATCGTTACCTTCGGTAAGGGCTACGCCGATGGCATGGGCAACGCTTTGCTTAAGGTCATCCTTGTTGATGATACCTAAGTGCTTTTTGTTCACGCCGATGGCAGATGTACGCCGTCCCCAAATCATTCCGTTAAGGCAGATGGCACGGAATAAGAATGGTGCAATGGTAAACGCCGACTTGCGAATCTCGCTGTTGCGGAATGAGATGCCAACACCGTAGTCGGAATCCGGTTGACTTTTCATGTGGTCGGGCAACAGAATGTTACCGATGACCGAATCACCGTCATTCCACCAGTGTGATGCAAGAGCGTCCTGCAACGATGGCAAAGCGTCAATTACCATCCCTAGTGCTTCATCGTTATCTATGACCCCGTAGCGGTCAGATACGATAGCCCGGACGATATCCGAACCATCATCGGTCTTACGGCAACGTAGGCGGAATTCTTTGCCCGCACGATAATCTGCCGACCGGCGGTTAAGACCGTCATTGATGTAGCGTACAAGGTCACCAGTGTAACCATGCTCCAATTGGAATTCCACGGTTTTGCCCGGTACGGCAGGGTTGTTGACGTTACCGGTAAGCAAACGCAGAGCCTCCAAGCCGGATTCGTTAATAGGTGTTCCGTTCACCAGTTTGAACGGTTCGACCAAGCGTACCTGCTCTTCTGGTACAGTAAGGTCAAACTTTGTTGTTGCTTCCTGCTTGATGACGGTGTATGCATCGTCAAGTGAGATGCACTTGTCCTGCCATACCTTAGCAACGTGGCGGTGCGCTTCCGTGCTTGCCAAGCCGATAGCGTTTACCCAATTGCCGTTGGTGTCCTGCTTTGCAACAGAATCAGGACGAACCTGCAAACCGGTCTCATTGCCGAATACAGAATTGTTTGGTTGTGCTACAGGCACAGCATCGCCAAATTCGATGAACGATGCACGGTTGTTGTTATCTGACATTTTCCAAATCTCCTCGTCGCAACGGGTGCGACATAGAATTATATCATTCTTCGCCAGTGTAGCAAGATTATATTTATATTAACTTTCCATTAAACGTCCGGCTCTAACCGACAGTGTAATATAACAGGAATTGTTGGGAACGATTCTTATTATTTAAGGCTGTAGGTTAGGCTTGTTTACAAGCCTAAGTACCAGTGTAATATAATATAAATCTAGTTTGTATAAATTCTATATGTTATTAAAAAACAGAATCTGGTACATGATTGAAAATGGTGAAGACGTATTCCCCAAGAAGATTATGAATAAATTACCAAGAGTAGATGCTGACCCTGTTTATTGTTATTTAAAAATATCTAGTATGGCTACGTATACAGATTTTTATATTGCTGGAGGTTCTTGGGTTGATAAATATAATAACCGTCTCTCCTGTCAATATTCTAACGTAAAAAGAGCCAAGAGTTTAGGAGCAGTAGAGTATTTATTAAATGTAATCATAGACGAGGGTATTTGGTATCAGAATCAAATACCATTAACATTTTTTTATTCTCATACTCCTGACAGTGTTTGGTCTGCTGGTAATAAAATCTGGGTTACTAAGAAAGAAGATTTTAATCTAGGTTTAATTGTAGGACAGAAAGTTATAAAGCGGTCATGATAAAAACTTCATGTATGTTATATAGTTTATTTTCTGCTAATAATATGTATGTCCCATTGGCTCGTGGGGTTATGAGTAAGAGTAAGAAATATAATAAGTGGATAGAAGCAAACTTACCTCTTGTTGATTTGTCTTCTCCTACTGAATATCCTGTTAAAGTAGAAATATTATTAATGGTGAATCATGTTTGGTCTAGGAAGAACGACCCTGACAATTATATCAAACCTGTTATGGATTTGCTTGTCAGGGCTAATGTATTTCCTGATGATACAAATAAATATATATCTGGTGTTGAAGTTAGAACATTATATTTATTTGGAGACCCTTGTGTTAGAATTAGTTATCTACTGTAGTTTCCATTTGAGATAATTATTATATTCTTGTTTTAGGTCTGCTTCATTCGTATAATTAAAATAATTCATTATCTTGTATTCAGACTCTGGTAATGTTTGTTCTTGGAGAGATTCTTTTAGTATTTTATTTTCATACCATAGTGCTTTAATAATATTTTTACTATTATTAATCTTATCTTGTTGTAATTTAGCAAAAGTAATCCAAGTGACAAAGAGCAAGATGAAAGCGATTATTTTTGTGGTGTCTTTTCTCATAAGGTCAGTGTATCATATGTTTGTGTGATTGGTATATTGATTTGGGATTTTATTTATGGGAGATTTAAAAGAAATAACCTTAGATTATTAGTCTAAGGTTATTAAATACACCAGGAGGGATTCGAACCCCCGACAAACAAGGTAGAAGCTTGTTACTCTAATCCACTGAGTTACTGGTGCGTATGTAAGTCTCTTCAAACTTACAAATCTATTATACCACTAGTCTACGAGTTTTTCCGTCTTTTTTGCGATTGATTTGATTATTTTTCGCAACATATAAATTTCATAAAAGACTGGAATATACATCATAAATAAAACTCCGCCGATAATATAAATGTAAAGGTTGTTCATATTATTATTATATCACATTTCTTTCAGACTTGGGATTTATTTTTAGGGAACCATGTATATTAATATATTCTTTGGTTGCCTCTAAAGCATCAGCCCAGCCTTTTAGTTTATCAATAACAGTATGATAATTATATTCTAAAGATGCGAATTGAATCCAATCTTCTTCTGTTATGAGATGTATTATTGTGACGAACCAATTATCTTCTTGTTCCACTTTTCTAATACAGGCGGCATCAAAGTGCAGAGTGATAGGTGAGTAAAGATTATTTATTTCTTCCACCTTATCTTTTATTATTCTAGTTTGAAATTCTGTCATAGGATTATCTTTTTAAATAATAAATCCCCATATTTTACTATGGGGAAAAGGCAAAACCAATTCAATCTTGTTTTGATGGCTTGAGTTCACCATAAAGCGCAAGTGGGTTATTAATACCACTGTTGATAAAGAGGAATTCTACCTCATTCTGCCCTAGCCTGATATAGATTCCGCACTAATCAAGCATATTCTCTGGCTCTATCTAAAGGTATCCATTGTTACCTTTGTGCTACGATTACACTACCGAAAGAAAAACTCCAACTGATGGGATCGAACCATCGACCGAACGGTTAACAGCCGTTTGCTCTACCTCTGAGCTAAGTTGGATTATTTACGTCTATATTATACCACAAATAATCTGTTGTCAAGACATATTTTGAAAACTATATATTCGAAAACATTGAGAAATAATACTCGAAAATAATCTATACTCGAAAAAAGGGGAAGAAGGAACTATTGCTCTACCTCTTCCCCATGATACTTTACTCTGTCTTAGGCTCGATAAGATTTTCAAGTATCCTCTTAATATTACCTGTAATATATGTGTGTGTCAATTGCGTTGAGTATATTTGTCGCTTAATAAAGGTTGTTTCTTCGTAATATGAGTCTTAACATTTCTCGATTTATCAAAATATTCTTTATTATAATATGTATGCATTGCTCGATAACATTCCATTGCTTCTACAGATGGTTTATTATTTTCAATTGGTTGCTCGATATTAGCAAAAGAATAGCCTGAAAAACAGCCAATAGACAAGAAAAATAGTCCAAGTAATACATCAATCGCTTTTAGATTTTTATTCATTGTTTTCACCTTAAAAGACAAAAAGCCTACTAGATAATTCTAATAGGCTTCGTCGCTTATTATTTTTATTATATATGTTAGGATTTAATTCCTACATAACAATAAAATCAACGTTCCAAGATTTGATAATTTTAGATGCTGTGTGTTCTTTAAGAATATGCAGTAATCTATGAGTGGCGATTTTATTTCCTGGGATTGCGACGTTGAGAGGTTGCTGCAAAACAATAGTTCTCAATTTCTTATATTCGTCTTCTCCCACTGTTTTTTTAATGTGTGAAAAGTGTTGGCTCTTCATTCGATTTCCTTATAAGGGTTGGTATGTTGTATTGTATCTTTGTATTTTTTATTTGTCAAGGGAGAATTTGCAAACAGTAAGAATATCTACGGTAAACTTTGGAACGCCTATGTGGTCTGCTATTCCATGTTTTAGTGCGTCTTCTGCTTTCATATACCAATCACTTCTGCCTCTTCGAAAAACTAATCTATCGAAATAGCCAGTAAACTTGTCTGCGTTTTTGTCTAATATATTAAACATTTCTTTTTGCAGTCTAGTAGTTTCTCTAGCGTTCGATTTTACTTCTTCAAATTTACCGTCAGAATAAGCTGATACATCGTGAATCATAACTGTTGCATGATTACCTATGTATCTATGTCCTTTATGCCCACAAGACAGCAGAATAGCACCACAGGACATTGCTTTACCGACACATACGGTTGCTACTGGTTTACTCGAATTTTCTATAACATCAATCATAGATAATAATGAGTAAACATCTCCGCCGTAAGAATCAATAATAATAGGAATAATTGGTTGAAATGAATTGCTTGCTCTAGTAAAGTCTTCTAAAAATAATTTAGAAGATTCCTCATCAAAGTTATTAACATAAACAGTGTGAGGAATCTCCATTACTTCTTCAGGTTTAATGAGCAAACCGGGAGCCACATTGAAAGAAACATTGATTGTAGGATTAACTTGTAATATCATTATAATCCTCCCTTCATGTAAATATAATTCTACATATTTCTAATCAATACTTCTGTTGCTTTCTTCGCTTCAAACCCATCTTCTGTCTTTTTTCTTCTTCCTGCTGTATAGGTAACAGGATATTTATTTATTAATAAGTCCTCTAAGATATTTTCATAAAAATTATCTTCTATATCTCGATTACATAAGAACACTCTAGTATGCTCGAATTTCTTTGCGAACTCTACTAAGTTTGTTTGGTCATTGTCATTGAATGTTTGACCATAAGAAGTAAACGAGCCTCTATACGGTGGGTCTAAGAATACAAATGTGTCAGGGATATCTTTTACTAGTGATGTTGTTTCTTTCCAGTCTCCAGAAAGAATGGTGGTATTTTGTAGTGCTTTATTCCACCAGAGAACAACATCCTTATCGAACACCTTATCTTTTTGGTTTAATAATCCTGATGGTGTTCCGAAACGATTATTTGTATTTATATTAACTTGGAATATACCGTTGAATCCAGTCTTCATTAAGAAATATAAATTAGCCGCTTCTTCTGTTGCGTCCCATTTTAAATAATCATAAGCGTGTGTATGTCGTAAGGAATAATAAAATTCTTTTCGATTTTCTTTATCTAATGGTAAATATTGTTGGGATAGATTGTCTAATATTTTAATAAAAGAATTACAATCTGATTTAATCGTTTTGTATATTCTAACTATATCTGTATTTATATCATTAATCACCATTTCATCAGGTTTATAATTATTAAATACGTGGATAAACATTGCGCCACCACCGAAGAAAGGCTCGAAATATTTATCTACTGTTTTAGGCATCCACGGCTTATAATGTTTTAACATTTTATTTTTACCGCCAGCCCATATGAATAAAGGTTTGGACATATAGTTCTCTCAAAGTAAGATAATCTATTATATCCTAAACCTATATTATTTTTGCTCGATATTTTCCTTTGCTCGATTTGCTAAGGTTTCCCAGTCAACATTAGCGAGAGCGATTTGAAACATATCTCTTTCAAATATATTCATCTTATCCATTTTGTTCTTGCTGATAATATAATATTTAATATCATCAATATCCATATTCCGTCTCACCGCTTCTTCAACGTGGAGCATATGAAACATACTCACACACCACGTCTCTTGGTTCTTCCAGCCGTTGTAGTCTTTCATATCTTTAGTATATCACCTGCTACAATGATGTCAAGAAAATAGGGGAGATGATTAGTCTCCCCTGTATATTATTTTTGTTTCTTGCGTTCTTCTTTTTTCTCTTGGTAGCAATCTTCACAGGCTACTATCCAACGCTTCGCTTCTTCCCATCTCCAGCATCGTCCCTCTTCTGGCTCTACCCAGCAAGAACAGTAACAACACTTCTTACCGTATGCATTCTTCATACCCTATCTCCTTGGATTAAGTATATCATATGCTACAATCTTGTCAATAGGAATCCCCAGATTTTCACTTGGGGTTCTTTTTAGTTTGCAATGTCGATTAGTGAACCTTCATACAAATGTTGAGCATAATAGTTTTCAATTTCTTTGCGAACTACGGTATCATCAATTTGTTCGCCATTAGTGTCTACGATTTCTGAAAAATTATACACTACATAAGAAATCAACTGTGGAATTACTGTACGTGCATACACCAATACGTGTTCACCTTCACAAAATTCCCAATCAGCCCAAGTAACAAAAGACTCTGCGAACTTTGTATCAATACCACAGTCATGAAAGATATCTGTCAGTTTCCAACATTCTACTGTCATTGTCCTATCTCCCTTACACCAATAGTATATAGTAAGTGGAACTGTATGTCAAGAAAATATATTTATATCTCCAATAATAAAAATCCCCCAAGAAAACACCACTAAACTTGGGGGATTTGATTGGATTATTTGGGTTGTACGAGTATACCGTTTAATAATCCAGCCATCTTATAAGCATCAGAAATAAAAGAATGAAGGGCTGATGAGATGTGTAAAGCAGATAACATACAATCAGCAATATCTACAGATTTTACCGATAATACCATTTCTTTTGCATCTGTAATATCAGCGTAAACAACACCTTCTAAAAGGCAAGTGATAGGATTGAATTTAATATCAATGAGACCGTAGTTGTGTTCAATCCTTAGTAGCAAATCATTTTTTGTCCAAATTGCTTCTTTGACAAATTCTTCTGTAGTTTCAAATACTTTGAAATCTTTTCTAAATGACAACATGATTATTACCTCTCTTACAGAACATTGTATCACGTATTAAAATGGAAGCAAGAAATATTTTGGAAAAGATTGGATTTGTGGTTGGCTGGATTTCAACCAGTACGGAACACTAGGGCAGTTCTTTCGATGGTCTCTGCCTCCGATGATACCCGTGTCTCCTAAGAGAGCATAGTATCCAACCACAAATTATTTGCCTTGACATAACAGTTTGCGTCAGTCCCTGCCAAGGAATCAGTAAGAGATTGTAGATTTAACTACTCCAAGGTTGCTACCCTTATTTGAATCTCGCAATAGATTCTAGCCGTTCTGGACTCTTACTGGGTGGAGGTTGTACTCTCGGCTCCAACCTCACATCAATATAATACGCCATCTCTGGGAAGAATGCAAGAAGATTTACAACAAATCTTCTACTTTTTTCCAACCGTCTTTTTCATAACAATCGTAGACAGACCATTCATTACCAGAATATAAATATAAATATTCAATCATTGTATTATTTAAATATTCATCTATAGAGCGGATACTAGCATCTTCATCTACATCGCCTCTATCTCTGCTATAAAAAATACATACATCTGGTTCTGGGTTATCAAAAGAATGTTCACCCTCTGGATAGATATTCTGTTCTAATACACTAAGATTACCAAAGAGTAATAATTCTTTTACTTTATCTTCATCACTATAATGATTTAAAAGTGCTTCACCAACAGATTCTACATCTCCGTCATGATGGCAATAAATACTTTTAATAGTACCATCTGACAACATCATTCCAATTCGGCTTCTAGTGGACATTATTTATTTACTCCTCTTTGTGAATAAATATTATTATTATCACAAAGAACCCATTCTGTATTATATTTCTTAGCATACATCTCACCTAGTTCTTGAGCATTGGAACCAGAGGAAAGAAGCAATCCATTATAATGTGCAGTAAACTTCATCTTAGGGAAGTTGGTAACGTATCTAATCTCTACTTTGTTCATGTATGTAGTATACCATATGCTACAGGGATTACAAGACGCAGATAGTATTTTCTTGATATTGAAATTTAGGAGCGTCTTCTTTTTTTAATATTCCTAAACTATGGAAAACAGATTCAGGTATGATTGGTTCCTCATCATAGAAATTAAAACTATATGGTAGGACAGGATGATTAGAAGATATTTTTACTAATGCTGTTCTTCCGTCTCTACAATGTACTTTTAAAATAAACGTACCTGATTCATGTCTTAGAACTTTTGGACTATGAAAAAGAAATCCATTCCATTCTATTTTAAAAGATGGTGTATTTCTCTCATAAACATATCGCCAAGGATTATATTTAATAGGTGACGATTCCCACAATTCTTTTATTGTCATCTCTATCGCCTTTACAACAGATTATATTTGTATTGTTTCTTGCCTTGCCATTCACGGGAGAGAACTACAAATACTAACCACAAAGCAGATAATAAACTAACTCCACAAAGACATCCGACAAAATTGAATGTCATGTCAAAGTTTCCACCCAAGATGTATTCTATCAAACCTGCAATTGGAAACATCCATAAAAGATAAAATGGAGTAACAATCAGGAATTCCAATAGGTTAAATAGTACTTTTGGCATATTCTTTGTAATCTGCCAAAACGCTAGAAATCCACCAGTGTATAGAAAAACCTGCATTGCTCTTTGAATAATCTCTTGTGTCATCCTGCTATCTCCCAGTCTTCTGCTAAAATATCTTGTTCTCGCATACTGTACATATGCCAAGAAGTAGTTGTTCCGTCTCTAGCGATGAACTTGAATTTTAGTTGTTCATCCATAATCTTGACAAAATAAACTACTCTGCTACGACCGTTCCAAAGCCTAGTCCTAGTAATCGTTTCACCATTTCTAAGCATCGGTAGTACTTGTTCAAGTTTCATAATCTAATGTATCATATGTTATTGTAGTTGTCAAAAAAAATCCCCATATTTACTATCTCTGTAGTAATTAATATGGGGATGAGTGAAAGGAGATTAGAACAAACACCAACCAGAAACAAATCTTTTATAGTTCAGAATCAGGAATATCTGAAATAAAATTATTAACATCCTCACGTAATTCCAACAACATCTCATCAGGATAATCTAACTTCTCAGCCAAAATATCAAATAATTCTGAATCAGCCAACAGCATTTTAAAACCTTCAAGAATCACCAGTAAATCATGTTCTGATTTATTTTCTAGATATGAGAGAGTATCGTTTGGCATTTTTTTATATCTTTCTAACAAAAATTGGTGGCAGTTGTAGGATTCTAACCTACGATATTTCGATTATGAGTCGAGTGCTTTAGGACAACTAAGCTAAACTGCCATATCAATATATTACCATATCTAAAACTGAATGCAAGGAATATCAATTAACTTTTTTGTATAAAAAATTATGACAATGTTCATAATCTATGTAAAAGGAAAACAAATGGAAAAAGAATTATTAGTAAACATGATAAGAGAAAATAAATCCTTAATTCAAATATCAAAAATCACAGGCAAAAGTCTGACCTCTATCAGATATTGGGTAGCAAAATATGAATTAGGAAAAATCAATAATATTAATTGCGAGATATGTAAAACTCCTCTAACAGGAAATCAAACTAAATTTTGTTCAGTTAAATGCAAAGTAAAAAGCACTAATCATAAACATCAAGTATATACTGCACAACAAGCAAGAGGATTGGAAAGAAAAAAACAATTGATTGAAATTGCTGGAGGAAAATGTTGCGATTGCGGATATAATAAAAATATATCAGCCCTTGAATTTCACCATCTTAATCCAGAAGAAAAATCATTTGGTATTGACTTAAGAAAATGTTCTTGTTCAAAATGGGATAGGTTAGTAGAAGAAGTAAACAAGTGTGTATTAGTCTGTGCGAATTGCCATAGAGAAAGACACAATCCAGACTTAATATTATAAAATTGCCTTCCTGATTGACCTTACTCATACCCCTACAAGTAAATTTTCAAACCATCAATCAGGAAAAAGGTGGTATAGGATTCGCACCCATACAGAAGGCTTATGTTCCTTTGCTCTACTATTAAGCTAACCACCTAAGGGTGTGAGAAGAATGGGGCGGAAAACACAACCGGAAAGGAGTATAACCATTCTTCTCACATTGATACCAGAATCACCACATTCTGGATTTTGTTCTTGATGCTGTAGTCATCTTGAACACCCTTATATTATCATGTCTACTGAAGATGTCAAGGTGAATTTCAAACTATCTTTCATAAAAAACCCTTATAGAAAATAAATCTATAAGGGGATATACTCATCCTGTTTTAAAATATTAATATCCTACCCCAAAGGCAATACAGGATGAGAAAGGGTTGCCCCCTTCCTTATGAGCGGAAGAAGGGGGCGTTACAAGAGGCTATGAGCGGTTCCTCTTGTAAATCCTATATAATCTGTTCGTCGTTAATGTAAACAGAATCTACTTTATTTTCTACATCGTATTGAACTGCTGTAACATCGCCTTTTAGTTCAATAGCAACCTCGTCTACACTCATCCTAGAATAGTCGTGAATGTCGTTGTATGAAAGGTGCAGTTCATTATCAATACAGGTATCTAAGAATTCTTTACGAATCTTCACCCAATCGTCTGCTGTAAATGATTGATGATTCTCGGCTTTTAATGAAAAAATTTCACAAATCTCTTCAAACTTATCTGTATCAATTTCTAACTCAAAATGAACAGTAACAATACCTCTAACAAAAGTTTGCATCGTCTATCCAACCTTTCAAGAGTAGTATATCATATGCTAATCAGATTACAAGGAATTCCTGATATTTATCTTCGTCTTTTACAGGGACGTTTGAGATAAGATAATTTTCTCTATTTACCCAATGAAGACCGGGAATAATATAATCATCGTCTCCAGTACAAACCAGAGTCCAGACGTTTTCTGCTTTCTGTTTTTTAATATACTTCCATTGGTCTTCCTCTGTGTAATCAAACACAAAGCCTTGCAATGTACTAGTATTTTCAAATTCATTCTTAACAGGATTATATTTTTCAATCCAGTCATCAAAAGTATATATTCTTTTAATGGACAAGATTCTCAAATCACGAACTTCACAGATTCCATGCTTGTAGTCATTGATAAAAGAATTAATAAACTTCTCAGCGATTAATCTATCTTCGGTTTCTGTTGTCTGTAGTAAACCTGATTTATTAATAACTCGAATAGGTTTGCTTGGATAACTCCAAGCAAACTCTACTTCAACTTTATAGGTAGGGGTGTTTGTCATATGCTAATCTTATCCTATCTATAGTTCTCTTGCAAGTTTTTGATATCATTTTCCAATTGTTTTCGGTTCTCGATATCAAGATATTTGATAACTTGAGCATCTTCAATCTGCGGCATATATCGATTCTCAGATGTTTCCAAAGTATATTTATAATAATATGCTCTGGCGATAGATTGTGTCTTCTTAATCTCTAAAGACAAAAGAATAATAGAGACGAGAGTGATAGAGGAGACGAGAAGCAAACCAATCATCTCATCTGTCAGGCGGTGTTTTGTGTTCATGGCTATAGTATATCATCTGCTACAATGATGTCAAGAAAAAATCCCCCATCACATACACAAAATGGGGGATTTTTTATTCGTTTGGAAAAAGAGTAAACCAAACGAAAGTGGGATATTATTTTACTTCTTTAAGCCATACTGTAGGATAGGCATCAAATTCATCTACCCTAGTAACCTCAAAGACCTTACCAAAGTAAGAGTTGGCTCCACTAACAAGTTGATTAGGATTGACTCTTCCAGAAGCAAAGTCAGAACCTTGATGCTTTACAATTGACTTGCGATACATATCAACGTATACTTTAATATCTTCAGCATTATACAAGCCATCTGATTTATGAAGACGTTTCGCTTCATCCATCTTTCCTTGTAATCCTGTATTTAAATCTTCCAAAGTACTAAAAGAAACTTCCATTTTAATCTCCCAAAGAATTTAATCAAACAATGGGACGGGTGGTATTCGAAACCACGACAAATCGCTTAAAAGGCGACTACTCTAGCCACTGAGTTACCGTCCCAAACCATAGCACCTGAGAGGGTCGAACTCTCATGGGTTGCCCCAACAACTTTTAAGGCTGTCGCATATGCCAATTTCGCCAAGGTGCCTCACCAAACTTACATATCTATTATACCATCATTCCAAAGTTGTCGCTGATATTTTATCGCACAAAACTTTTAAAGCAAGGTTTACTTTCTTTTAGTATTTTGTATATCAGCGACAACTAATATTACCAGACTAGGCTGTCTCTGTCAAGGGTTCCAATGAAGAAACTTTCCGGACAACAATACCATCGCCAGTTCCCTTGTATAGTTCGCCATCTTTCCTCATTTTGCCCAGAATGGCATATACACGACCATACAACCTGCTATTACTACCACCCGTACGTTCTTCATGTGTGATAATATTGCCGTGTCGTTTTTCAAGTTGGGTCATAACAACCTTAATCTTGATAGCACCTTTCTCTTCATTGTTGACAAGTTCAATGATAATATTTTTAATCATTTGTGTTGTTAGTTGAGACTGATATCGGACATACTTTTGGCGGGGCTTGGCTTCTGTAGTATCAGATGCTGGTTCTACGCTAGTAACGAAACCAATACTGCCGTTGAGATTTTCAATACCAGAATAGAGGGAAGTGATTGTAAGTTTATTTTCTTCAATCTGCTTGCTGATGGTCTGGATTTTGGTTTTGAATTCGCTATCAATATTCAACAGTTGCTTTTCGTAGTTCCGTTGAATAGTCTGCTTCTTCTTGTCTGCTTTGCTCTGGATTTTATCAAGACTACGTGAAAGATTTGTGTTAACACTAGCCAATGTGTTAATCTCAGTTACAGCCTTCTTCGTCGTGTCTTGGACTTTTTTCTTATAGTCCACAAGAGCAGTCATTTCGCTCAAAATATTACTCATCTTTTTTTCTCCCAAAGTTCTCCGCCCAGATTGGTTGGATGTCCTATAGTATCAAATGCTACAGACAATGCAAGGACAATTAGCAGATATTTTGAGATATTCGTATTATTTTGTGCTGGTGGTTAGGTAAAGAAAAACCCCTATATTAAAAATAATATAAGGGTTTAGGATGTAATACTATATTATTTTATTTAATCCAAACTTCAATAATATCTCCATTGGTTCCGCCTGTGATTCCAATAGAAAATATTCCTTTATATTTTGTAGTATCATTGATTGCGTATTGAGTTTTATTTGCTGTTGTTGCTGGTATATTTAAAGTCTTTGGTGAATCGTTAGTTCCATCTGATTTGATTGGCACTAGGGTAACAACAACATCAGAAGCACCGATGAGAGACCCTGTTCTAACTTCCAGCAGAGTAGCAAGCATATTAGTAGTAGAGTAGTGGTTAACAGTAGAACCCCAGACACCTACGGATTTGGTATTAGAATATAATTTTACAATCAATTCTTCTGATTTAATTCTTCTATAGAAACTACGATAATTTTCTGTAAATGCTACTGATCTTTCTACGGATAAGGAATTATAATAATTTCTTACTGTTGCTGATTTATTAGCGTTAACATATGTATCTAATGCTGTTTGATAAGATGCGTAAACAGAAGACAAAGTGCTGGACAATGCGTTTTCTGATGTTCTCATGCTCTGTGCTAATATTGTGCTACTATCAAAATCAGCATTAACAATATTATTATCAGCAATACAATCTGCTACTGTTAATCTATTTTCAGTTCCAAGCTTTAATCCGCTTCTTTTCTGTTGTAATACATAGGAGGAACCAGAACCAATAATACCAGCAGAGGATAATAATGTGATTTGTGTATTTGTATTAATCACTGTTACATCATACCAAGTAGAAATTAAATCTGGGTTAGTACTACCGAATCCAATTCTAGCCCCTGATAAAAAGGGTGATACTTGCCATGTTGTTCCTGTTCCTGTTACTACTGTATTACTAACAGATACAGTTCCAATGATATAAGTAGAAGGAAGAGTATTAACCTCTGCCTGTAATGTCGCATCCGCATTACCTATATTTGTAGTGATTGATAATATTGTTGCCGGGTCATATACAAAAGCCATATGTAATCTCCAAAGAGTAATATTGTTATTTTTGGCTGTTGCTTAGGGAATAATCCTTTAAAAAAAATAAGGAGAGGGTATTAGCCTCTCCTTCTATTAGGTTTTTATTATTAAGCTGTTATCGCTCTAGAGCCATTAAGCCCAACTCTATTACCTGCTCTATCGCCTTGAGCATAAGCACTACCGTTGATTCTACTGTTGCTCTCCTGCTGTTGTGTTACTCTAAACTTGCTTCTTATGTAGTCGTTGTTTTCAGCCTTAGAAAGCGTATATGGGTCTACTTTAATAAGAGCATTGGACTTTGACTCTAAGATAATAGAATTCTTCTTTTCCATCAATCTTTGTCGTAGTCTATGAACCATGCCTAGTTTGAAACTGTTAGCATATGTCTTGCCTTCTTGTTTGGTAAGGGACAGGCTAGCCATATGACTTTTGCATTCAAATTCTACAACATTGGCTAAGTATGTAAACATCAAGATAGTTGCTTGTCTGTTCGTTTGCTTGCCGATAATATAATATACTCCAGTGCCAGATACTTTTAGGATGTGACAATAGTGAGCATCAGATACAGAGTTAAGCAATTCTGTTCGCCATGTAGAAAATCTCTTGCCGGTGAACTTTACTTCTTCGTGTTCTACAGATTCTTTTTTCTCTACGTTGATTTCTGTCATAGAGAGGTTATGTTTAGAGAGCATATCCATTGCCATTCTCAGGGCGGTGGATGCTTCGTTCTCATTAGGGGATGCTGAAAGGGCGAGTAGTTTCTTAATCTTCTCGATGATGTTTTGATTTGGTTCCATTATTTCCTCCACACATATATTATCACATATGCTACAGGTTGCAAGGGTCGAATGAGAAATCTATCATTTTAATTGGGAAGAATATATTTGGGTATGGGATTCGTAGAGCGTATCCTATTTTATTATTCCCAATCACATCACCATATTTAATTCCTATTGGGTTGGAATGGTATAGGGTGATTATATTTCTTTCATAGAACGGGATGTCTGAATCGGTGAAGAGGCATAGTGATTCAATCCACAATCTCTTCGGGGATATGATGTCGTTCTCAGGGAAGGCTATATTACCTGACGCTACATGATACAACTTGGATGTGTCTAGAACATAAGATTTTAAATATTCTATATCATCCTTGCGTTCTTCAAGGCTAGTATCATAGTTCTTGAGGTAGTGAATCATAATGTAGTGTAACATGGAAAGAGGGAGACTGCAAGCAATCTCCCTCGAAATTCTTTATGCGTCTACTTTATATTGCAGAAGGATATCGAAAATATAATCTGAATCGTCATAGATGGAATCAATATATTTTAATACTTCTCCCATTTGAACAGACTCGAAATCTTTGTATTCCTTTTCCAATGCGTTCTTCAGCTTAACATATTGTGCTTCATCAAGGTTCTTTAATGTAGCCTTCATATCAATATGAGATGATAGGTCTACAGTAATCTCCTCGTAAGAATCCTCATCCTCATCATCCTCGAATTCCTCGGAGTCTTGTTCTTCCGGCTCGAATTCTTCAGGGTCTTGCTCCTCGAATTCTTCCATTAGTTCATCAAAGAGGTTTTCAGATATAGTATCTTTTAATACACCCAGAGGCATTACATCTTCTGTCGGGGATATTTTTTTAATATCTTGTACTGCTTCATCTTCTCCCCATTTGTCAAGAAGATTAACAACATCGGATACAGATATTACATCCATCATTAATGGTTTGTTTTCCCATTTCTGATTAACATAAGTATCATTGTCTGTTTCCAGATATGAATCCTGAATTTTATTTTCATCCAAGGTTACATTATATTCTTGTGTAACCTTATATTTACAGGTACGCAATTTCTGGAAATTACAATCTGTTGGAATACTTACAACATCAGCAGGGTCGATTTCCACGATGAGCAGATGACCGCCTTCAGGCATAAAGTCTTTGGCGTAATCAAATGTCCCTGCATGGAAGCCGTGGGAGCATCCTACGTCCTTGTTATCATCGACCTTGTTACGAGGCATTTGAAGAGTATTACCAACCGTATTATTAAACGTTCCAGTATGACAATCGGTGTAATTTGCTCTCACTGCTTTGTAGGCTTGAATTGTGCCATTGGATGTAATGGGCAAATTCCTATGCTCTAAGAATGTATACAATTCATCCACTGCTCTTTTGCTAGGATTTAATTGTAGTCGGGTCATGAACTTGAAAATCGGTGTACAGTCGATATTATTAGCCATGAGATTAATAATACGAGATGCGATAATGCCGTTTACCATTTCCCCATCGATTGTTACATTGCCGTCTTTAACAATAATATTCTCATATTGTGCGTAGAGGGAATTAAACTTAAGAGTAGGGTTGAGAACGAATTTCAGTTCCTCCCAATTCTTTTCGGAGAGAAACTTGATAGCATTACGAAAGTTTACGTTCTCCGCTGTAATGGTGTACTGTTCAGAATCAATGAACACGGTGAGGAATCCGGATGATGGGGCGGGATTACAAGTGAATGAAGGTTCCATACTAATTTCCTTTCAAGAATAGTATATCATATGACAGGAGGGATGCAAGCCCTCCTGTCATCATTTGTTACATTTCCATTATTTGATTATATATTGAAAATGGGCTTCTAATGTATTGGGAGATAATATTAATCTTTTCATCCTTCATTAGAACTTCTTGTTTTTCTTTAACAATGTAAGGTTCGTATGGAATATTATAATTAATATACGCTTTTATCATTTTAATATTATGAAGAGCATTTGCGCTTTTGTAATCATTATCAGCGAAATCAAGCAATTCCATAATATATTTCAATTCAGGATTTGTGATACTAGTATTTGACGTTTTATATCTATGAATGGACTTGAATAAATCATCTACACGTTCTGCTTCTAAGAGTTTATTAATCTCCTGTTCATTATTATAATATAGTTCGTCTGCACTTTTCTTTAACGCTTCTGTAAGACTAAGCCAAGAATCACCTACAGATTTAATATGTTTTGGTTTAACACCGATGATATTTTTAATACCATATTGTTCTAAATCGTTAATAGTGCTGTTAGTGATATCAAATTTCAATCCGTTGCGTTCAGGGGAGAATCTGGAAATAACAACATAAATTCGCTGTTCATCCAAGTCTACTTCTTTCGCAACTTTCCAATGGTCGCTGTTAGTACTACCATATCTATTGAAAGAATAATATTCTGCATCTGCCATTGCTACTCTCGGTGTTTTGGATTTGACCGATTGAACAGCAGGTAAGGTTTTGACATGAACTAGATTTGCTCCAATCATATCTGGACTATTAATAAATTCTTGCGCTTTTGCATCAGATGAGAAATATATTAATGTAGGCTTTTCACTATCACCTAGATGTTGGATTAATCTTTGTTTAATAGTATATTCTGGAGTACAAGGACTAGCAACATAATAGACTGTATTCGATTGGCAAATAATATATTTTTGAATTCTAGCCCGATTAGCAAGAGTACTATAATATACTTTTACTTTCGCTCCGTCTAATGAAAGATTATTATTTGTTATAGTATGAGCATTATATTTATAAGACGGAATTCCCATACTTGCAAACGAAACATCATAATAGATTGATTTTGCTTCAAAGATACTACGGCATTTAGTAACCTTCTGCTGTATTACTTTTTGCACTTCCACGTTGATATTATTGATAGCGTTGATAATCCATTTTTGGGTTTTATCATTTAATTCTAATGATTCCCTAGACGCTGAATTTGTAACATCACCAATTTCTGCTTTAAGATGAATAGTGTAACCGTTTTGGTCTAATATTTTTCTATCATCAGATTCTAGATTAATATTTTCAGTAGATACAGGATAAGCGATATTTCCCATATGAACGATAAGAGTCGGTTCACCATAGTGCTTTTTAACAATATACCAGTTATTGCCTTCTAGGGTTTTGAATGAAGACTTGAATGTGTTAATCTGCCGGACGATATTATCATTATTGAAGGTAGGAATATTATCCCAATATCGGAAGAAGAAATAACATTTATCAGATAATATTTTAGCGTCTTGTGCTTTTATTGGGATTGTAATTTCTAATCCAGTTTCATCTGTTTCGGAAGATGAAACGAGCGATACTACACCTTTATTGGATTCATCGATAAAAGCATTGTATACATTTTTAATACCATTGTGATAAGAGGTAATAAGGAATGTGCTAGTATATGCAAAAGCGGATTTACTACCCAGACCAAGCATACCTACTTGATTATTTGTATTTCGCTTTGTAGATTCGCCATAGGATGCAAAGACATTTTTAATATCATCATCGGACAAACCAGTGCCATAATCACGAACTACAAACTTACCATCGCCCCAATAAGACGGTAGGCTAATGTTGATAGGCTTTGTAATACCAGAAGCAACATGAGCATCTAAGGCATTCGTGCTGTATTCACGAATAATAGCCATTATCTTATCAGAATATAGTTGTCCCCTGAGAATTGAGAAAATATGCGCTGTATTCTCTTCTTTAATGGAGAAAAATGTCTCTACGCTATTGTTACTACGAATAATAACATTGTTGGTTGTTTCTGCTATCATAATAAAATCCCTTCACACATATATTACCACATATGCTACACATTGCAAGGTAGGGACAAAAAAAGAGAGACATATTATTGTCTCTCTTATAATTTAAAAGTTATCTATAAACTGGTCAACATCACCATAGTCTTCTACTATTTTATTTTTCCAATTATTGTATGTTTTAATACAGGCTTCTGCTAGCATATGTTCATCTACTTGTATTGCTTTTGCCAATTGTTTAATATGATTTGCGTTCATCGTTCCTCTTGATAAAATTGTTAGTAGATTATGATAAGATATAACGTAGCCATTCTGTGTAATAACATCGCATACAGAAACGTTATTATAATTTAATTCACGAACTCTTTGGTTATAAATTAATCTTACTCTATTTAGTTTAGCATGAGTTCCGATTCTTTCAGGTTGTGGTTTAGCACCTTTTGAATTGTAAGTGATATAATTATTTCCCATAGATTCCTGTTTTCTGATTATATTCTATTGATTCAAGACCAATAGAGTTTAGTATAGATTCATTAATAAAATGTTCTTTATTATTTGAATCTAATTTTACTACACCTAAGCATGGGAGATATAAATTCCCACATTCATCTTCTAACATAACATTCCCATTTTCGTCTTTATGAGGTTTTAGATTAGACTTCATAGTTCCAGCCACTAAGAATTTGTATTCTTGCATAGTGTATCAAATTTCTGGATTTATTTCAATATAGTTATTTGGTAATATTCTGGAGTATGTCATATCTAAGTTTAAATTATCATATTCGATAAAATTGAATAGATTAGATAAGTTGAATATTAATTTATTATTCTTTATATTGCTGTTTGTTTTAGATAAATAATGTTTGTTAGGCATTTCTATTCTACAATAAGCGGTATATTCTTCTGTATCATCGTCTTTGTATCCCACACCAATAATAGCAACACCGTCTGCTTCTTTTTCAAATGCGGTTAACTGCATCATATTTACAGATAATTTTGTTGCTTCTGTGGATGACAAATCTAAATCTGGTAATGCGAAGACAGATGATTCATTTCTATCGCCTAAACCTAATATTGCTTTATGTTCTTTTAACAAGAAGAAAGCAACAGTGGGGAATAAGCCTGACCCGCCTATTGTATTTAAAATAGGAGAGACTGCCCATCCCCAAGGTTCATTATTTAATCTATCATATAATTCTTTTAATGTAATATCCACATTAGAAATTCCAATATGTGTCAAAATGGATTCTAGGAATTACAATATTAACATTCTCACCATCCACATTGCTATAAAGAGAACAGGAATCAAAAGTCATCCTATTTCGAATCATCATATGGAGATTATTATCTTTGTCTCTGAATGAAATAGATTGTGTCTGTAAACCTTCATTCTTATTTACGATATCAAAAGATTTTAACTGCGAGATTACTTTATCCATTGTTTTTCCTCAACATATCCAGTATAGCATAGTCTTTACTCTTAAGCTCTACATCAAACATTACATCTTCATCATAATGTGTAGGTAAATGCTCCGCCATATCCTTGTGCGCTCTTGTACCGTTCTTTCCTTCACTGTAATGGAATAAAGGCTGAACTGTCCAAGTAGAAAGAGCATCATAAAAAGCATCATAATAAGATGTTCCATGATTTAACATTTCGTGATGTAAATTATCAAATGTTACTGGAATACCGTGAGAAGAATAAAAATATTTCTTTAGATTAGCAACAGTCCAAGTATTACCTGTATCATTATTTTCTAATACAAGTCTATTCTTTACACTGTCAGATAACTTATTATAATTATCCATGAATGTTTTGGCTAATGCATCTGCTTCGCCTTCTTTTCGTACATGGATATTAAGTGGATTATAATACGTTTGGGATAATTCTAATCTATCAAATATCTCCCCATGAAATTCCAAATCAACAATAGAATGATTTACTTTCACAGGGTCATCAGAAGTAAGAGTAATATATTCTGATGGATGAGCAGAAACACGAATACCTGTTTCTTTAATAGTTCTTTTTAATTTATCTATCTCATACTTAATAAATCCATAGTTAGGCAAATCTTCTAAATTTAACATAACATCAGGATGCTTAATTACTGGACATAAATCAGAAGACAAACGATAACCTTTAATACCAGAAGAAGAACAATGCTTTACTATCTTCTCAGCAACAGAAAAATTATTACTTATTATAGAAGATAACTTTTCTAATGATTCCTCTCTCGGTTTGGAAGAAAAAGATTTATATGTCATGGTGCGGAATTTATATCCCTGTTCAGCCAAGACATTAGATATACAACACAAGGAGAGGTTCATAAGGTATTATATCACCGCAATCTAGATTTCAACCTAGTAATAACAAAAAGTATAACAATTGTTACAATAATATCAAATAAAATAATATACATCATTGTGAATTATTTCTTCTTAAAAAAATAGTATCCGCCTAGTTGTTTGTGTTCTACCCCAATAGAATCTAGATATATAAAAAAATCATCTTTGGATTTTTCGATTATATTTACTCTAGGATAGTCTGCGATATTTTCATCAATAAAATATACTTGACAATGAATCTTAGCATTCTCAGAGATATAAGTTTTTAATGATACGAAATTCTTAATCGGGTTTAAGGAAGATAAAATTAATACACTGATTATAGGCAACATATTTAAATTATACCTTGTTCTTTTAGTTCTTTAACTTGCTCGATTTTTTTTGTGTTCGTCATTAATTTTTTCAATTGCATATCTTTCTGCTACTCTTCTTGTTTGTAATTGTAGTTGGACATATCTCTCGCAAGTCTTAACTGTCTTGGCTGTTTTTAATGTATAGCCGAATTGGTCTTTGACTGCATATCCATCTTCCATTTTATAAACATAGAAGCCATCAGCCATATAGATAAATTTTTCAATCTTCATCTGCATCCTCGAAATAATCTGATTCAATTAGAGAAGAAGATTTTAATTCTTCCACAATACCGGGATTTTGGAATAGCCCGTTACGAAATGCTCTAATAATTAAATCTTTAGTTTCGTCATCATACTCTTTTGAAAGTTCATCTCTCAATCGTTCTGACATTGCTGATATCCACTTAAGGTTTTCCATGGCTTATTATAACATATGATAAGGGGAGATGCAAGCATCTCCCCAATATCTTTTAGTCTTCTTGTTGGGTCAGTTCACCGTGAAGACATACACTATAGACATAACCATCATTAGTGTCCATTGCTTCATATTTATTTACTACAACATCAAGAAGGTTAGTCTCATTAAAAGCATCAGATGTGTCAATAGAGAGGACACAATCAACGTCTCCATACTCTTTTTTAATTTTCTGGAGTTCTGCGATAAGTTTACTCAGCGTCACTTTCTTCACTCTCCTCAAATACTTCAGCCCATTCAGCCATACCGCCCCATTTACCACATTCTACGGCTTCTCGAAATGAACCATAGCAACAGGTTATTTCAAGTTTGCCATCCTTACAGGTAAACTCATAATGGTTATCATTTTCAATAGAACCCGATACCATCTCGAATACAACATTAGGATACAGTTTAGACAATCCTTCTACAAATTTCTCTGGAGTATCCCAAGGACTATTGAAAGAATAAATTACTGTATTGAAATCAGGTAGTTTTTTTACTATAACTTGAGAAGCATCCCACTTGACACCCCAATTATCAACAGACCAATCGTACCAGTTAGTGAATCCAGTAGCGATTTGTGCTTGTTGATTCTTGAGAGCCTGTTGTGCAATACTTGTAAACAAAGAATGACCACTGTTGATAATTTCAGTGAGACCCATTGCTGTAGAATTTGTTTCCCGATTGTAATCAAGAATCAATGCATTTACATTAACATCAGGACTTTGTGTTTCGCTCAAAATCTCAGGCATAGGGAAGAAAGAATGATATAAATTATCTTCATCTACCTTGCTCATAAAAGAATCGCACTCTTCCTTAGTTTGGAAGATGCAGGTTAGTTCGTTCATTACCCAGTTCGGCATTTTATTCTCCTAATCAAAATCACCAACAAAGAATAGTATCACCTGTTACATACGATAGCAAGAAAAAGCCCAGATTATTTTCTGGGCTATATTTTATTCGCTAAACTCTGCTGAATCATAACGAACATTTTTAATATCATGTTTTTCCATGTCGTCATATTGGTGTAACATTTCATATTCACCATTAGGACTTTCAGCAACTAAACATACCTGAAGCATATACATTTTATTATTAAACTCAACTGCATATAATTGATTTAAAATATCTTGATGAAAAACTGCATCATCAGGAATTTCCATAGTGCCGGTAACTGAAAAATTAATCTTCATTATTCTCTACCTCTATTGTTGAATTTACTCGAATATGTTTAATTTCATATTCACTAACAGACCAGATATCATTAGGAAACTGAATCAATTCTTCTGGATTATTAACATCCACTTCGACACAATTAAAGTTTAATTCAGGTTCAAATACTACGCCTTCACATTCGAATATTCCGCCGTCATGAATTACAACATTATCTGGTATTTCAAACTCTGCTGTAAAAACCACTCGCATTTTTCTCATGCCCTAATATATCACATTTACTATAACACTAGCAACACTAAATTTCTATTATGTTACACTGGAGGTTAGGCTTGTGGATTAAAACAAAAAATCCCTAAAATAAATTAGGGATTATATTGCATCCTATGTAGCATATGATAATATATCTATGGTGAAAGGAGAATGTTCAAAAGTATATTATTTAGTATAGATTGGTATTCTTTTAGTCGGCTTCGTTTGTAACCAGATATATGTAGAGAAAGCATAGAGAATTTATTATCAGAATAGCCGGTAGAGATTTCAAATGTTCTTCCGCCAAATAGAGGAAAGTTAATATCATCAATGTCTTTATTAAATGAATTATATATATTCTCTAACAGTAGTCCTTTATATTTATTATCTACAATAAATACGATATAAGGATGAGAAAATTTATTCATATGACCTGAACATGAGTATACAGTCCAAACCCAATTGCTTTTATTGATTCTTACTATACCGTCTCTAATCTTTTTATCTATGTTTTTTGGGTTTACATTTCTTGGGTCTGGGTAATTAATCTTATCTAAAAATCTAGACAAGTGATTATGGTTGTAATGATTTAAGTTATTATATTCGTGTTGATAAAGATCGCTAGTCATTTTTTACAAGGGCTAAAATTGGTTCTTCTTGGGATAATGGGAAATCAGAGACAGATACTTGGAACTCATCAATAGAGAAATTCCAGTTATTATCTTCACACAATAATCTGAAATCTTCAAGGCTGTACACATTATCATTTTCTAAAAATCGTACTAACTGGTCATCTCCATATAAATCTATTAATCTATCAATAGCGGTCAAATCTAATAATGTCATCTTGTTATTTTTATTCCAGGTAAGGTTCCAATTAATTTATGGTCTTCCTGAAGTAATCCTCTATATATATCATACCCCCATCTAACTTTGCGGAATATCTTTTTTGATGTTATTTTATGGAAGGTAACGTTGTCTAAAAAACCACTTGCGAGATTATTATATATAGAAAAATCAACGAAGAAATCTCTATAAGGTTTTACTATATTAAAAGCAGAACCTAAATCTCCCAGCATAATATTAATATAGAAATTTAATGAATCCCTTATAATGTCCAGTTCCTCTAATGTTATATAAAAAGATTCACCAACATTAGGATTATTTTTATTCTTATTAGAGAATTGTATTAATCTATGTTTAAGATCTAATATAACTTTATTCTCCTGTAATACATTTAGATATTTTATTTCTTTTTGTATTGTGTATAGATTATATTTTAAGTTATGTAATCTTAAAATGAATATCTCTTCCAGTTCACCTTCATTAACAGCTGCGGTAATGTTTTGTTCTAATAAAGGGATAATAGAAATTAAATCTCCTTTTATTACGTTTTTAAAAGATCCTACAATATGGGCTAATAATTTCGCTTGAGTATATAAAACGATAATATTCATAATGTTGTATTATTTATTTTCTTGTTTAATATATATCCAAATGGCGGAATTAAAAATAATAGACCGGCCAGCTTGTGAATAAGACTAGATTTAAAATAATCTAATAAGAAAAATAATCCTGTAGCAAATATCGGATATATAATAATAAATAATAATAAGATGAATTTTAATTTAGCTATTATTATTATTCTGTCTTTTTCATATTTTTCACAGTTTTTACAAATGTTACTAAACGTACATGTAAGAAAAGGATCTCCACAAATTTTGCAGAGATCCCATTTAGATTTTAATGTGTAACTGGAAATTATCATATATAATAATTTCCAGATTAAGTACGGTTACACTTTAGAGACGAACACCTAATACGGATAGTGTCTTATTCAAATCGATTCTACATGTAACTGCGGGAACGACACGATTACTAATACGACCCTTATCAGCTAAATCTGTACCTTCGAAATAGGCCCCAGCTTTAAGAGATACACCGAAATGCTCACCTAATGGAAGTAATAGACCAGCACCAACAGCAGCCTTATTACCATAGCGATCTGTACTAACGGTAGCTACGGTTTCTACTGTACGATTAAAAACCTTGTAAGAATCAAGATTAGTAACAAGAAGAGCATTACTGTTTCGGCCATCTAAAGATACACCCATGGAAACACTCTGAATCTTGCCGTCCTTAAAACCAGGCTTGACAAAAAATGATTGTGCCTTAGGTGGAGCTGCTGGACCATACTCTAAAGCATAACAATTAGAAACAGCCAATAAAGCTGCAATAGATAAAAAGATCTTCATATTTTTTCCTTTTATAATATAGCACTTAACTTCTTCCTAGCTCGAAATACTTTAACCTTAACTGTATTATAATTAAGATTCATATTAACAGCTATTTCGTTAAGACTATATCCCTCTAACAAACATAACATTATATCACGATCTATAGACTCGAATTTTTCAATCTCGATTTTTAAAGATCTTAACGTTTCCTTAGCTTCCACTTCTCTCGAAATATTTACATCATTATTTATAAGATAAGCTTGCTCTAAATCTACAATGCTAAGTTTCTTAATCCTGTAATAATCTATATAAGAGTTTTTAGCCATCATTTTAAGATAACCTCGAACATTATTTACTACAGGTTTATTAATCCAATAATTAATTAAAACACTTTGAACTAAATCTTCAGCTAATAATCTATCCCTCGAAATAAGAGAAAGATAATTAACCAAATAATTTCTATGTTCTAAATAATCTGGCTTCATCTAACACATTATACCATGTCTTCTAATTTGTTCTTCTCGAATTCTTGAATTAATTTATTGCCGGTATATTTACTCTTCGAAAAGAAAAATATTGTATGGTTATCAAATCGCAAATCATAAATATCATTCTTATCTTCTTTACCTTTTAAATACTCGAAAAACTCATTAGTATAGTTATAGTATTTTAATTTAATACTATAACTATAAACAGTCATCTCTACTATATTAATCAAGTTCTTCAATAACCTGGAACACATATTTAAAAGCATGTGATCTAACAACAATTTCTTCTGGATCCTGGATATTAAGTCTCTTACCGTGATACCCTAGTAAGTTAACAATAGGTGGAACAGAAGGCGCTACTCCCGTTTGATGCTGATACTGTGCCCATGATTGATATAAATTAGCATCAGATCCAAGGTTAGCAAATAAAATATCCTTCTCATTCTCGAAAGGAATACTATATCTCTCTAACATATCACTTAACTCATTATAATTAGATTCTTGATATCTTGCTAAACTACTCGAATTTTCCCTAGCATATCCAATTAATCTATCATCCTCGAAAACAGCATAAAACTCACCTGTACTAATATTAACAGGCTCCCTTAACGCTTCTACTGTATCTTCCATTACTTCTACGTTTTCTACAGTTTCAACATCTTCGAAAACTTCCACAGCTTCTACAGTAGTCTCTTCAACAACTTTCTTTAATCTACCCATATTATCCCCCTTATAATCTTTTTTGTCCAATAATATTAATCTGCACCAAAGCACCATTTAAAGTTTGATCTATCTTAGCTGGTAAAGAATAATCATAACCTTCATCTTGTAATACAGCTTCTATTAGATTAACATTATACGAATTTAATAACGGCTCTAAATCCTCGGAGATATTATAATGATTAATTCTATTAACATCACTTCTCTTATAATTACTCGAAAAAGAAAATTTGTGATCTAGATTAAAATTACTCGGCCAATTACATTTCTCATATAACTCGAAATCTGGAATTGTAATATATAAATATCCACCAGGCTTTAAAATTCTACACCAATTAAATAAACTTGTTCTAACACTCTTCATATGCTCTAAACAATGACTCGAATAAACAAAATCATAAATGTTGTCTTTCTGATCTTCCATAAAATTCGCATCACCCTGCTTAAAATCATAACTCTTAACAGTGCCATCTAATACTACTAAAGGATCAGGACCAGAACCAATATCAATTCCCTTACCATTTAAATACTTCTCGAAATGACACTCTCTAATTCTTAAATTATAACTCTTACTTGTTTCAGTCACTTTACTCGAATTCCTAACTTTATTAATTCACTATTTATAAGAGGAAAACCAGTAACGTAATCAAAACCTACTTCTACTTCTTGATCAATTAAAAGATCTTTAACCTTACTCGAAAAATAAATTATATTCTGATTACTACTGCCTCTTAAACCATCTTTAGTTATACAATCCTTAACAAATCTACCGTCTATCAAAACGTCTAGATAATTTAAACAATCCCTCATAGTATTATCACTATTAATCTCATCTATAGTAAAACCAGAAAATACAATAATCCCATCCTTATAATCTTTCTTATATAACTCTTTTAATAATTCTAATAGGAATTCAGATTGCTCGAAAGGATCACCACCAGAAATAGTAATGCCAGTAGGATTAATCTTTTCTATTATGGTAATTAAACTTTGAACAGTATAAAGAGAAACAGGTCTATCGTTCCAAGTCTCAGGATTAAAACAACCGAGACAACCTTTAGAACAACCCTGAAACCATAATACAAAACGATTTCCAGGACCATTAACAAAAGAACTCGAAATATAAGAATGGATATTGCCGGTTAACATAAAAAGTTGCAGGTATAAAACAAATTAGGATAGAATACATATATAGACACTTCTACATAGGTAACAATATTATACAAAATATGTCTAGCAGGTATCTAGAATATACAGTGTAGAAATAATAATATATAATAAGGGACATTAAAAGAATACAAAAATATATAGAAGAAGAATAGGGCTTATGATTTAGCTTCGAAATTCTATAAGATTAGTGGATATTTTAATCGAACGTAAATAAAAATAAACATAAGGCGGAACAACATATAAGTAAGTATTGAAGAATAGGTTCGGAAATATACATAAAGCTTAGAGGAATTATTTGAAGCTACACAGAATGTTAACAATTACAGTTAATTTTATAGTTTAACTGTCGATTATTGTTTGACGTTTGAATGTGTGCTGATTAACCGTCCCGTATTAAAAAGCCACTTATTCGTTATTATTGTATTATTTCATAGATATTTATTTGTTCTTATTTATTCTATTATTTGTTTTTTCTCTATTGTATTAATTTATTTTTTTTTCTTCATTTGTAGTATATTGTTTTTTGTTTTGTAGTATTGGATAGATTTTATTTTATTGTCTATTAGTTATTATTCGTTCTTAGGTAATAAATATAATCTTTTAGAATATTCTTTTTCTCATATAGGTTAATTTGTATTTCTTCTATATAGTAAATTAAATATTCTCCCTTATATGTAATTATTTATTCTTCTCTTATAATTGCTCGAAAATCTTATAATCACTCGAAAATCTTTATCCTCATAAGCTAAAATGTATCAATAGCTATTATCAATCGTTTCCTATGTGATTAGTTAGTAGTAATGTGTTTTATTGTTATTAGTAGAGAACCAAGTGAATTTCTTTTATTTTCTTATATAGGGAAATTAATTATTGTTATATTGTAATTGCTCGAATTTTTGTTTTTTGTTATATGGGTTATTTTGTTTCTTTCTTATGTAATTGGGTTTTAGTCTCCACTCAGTCTCCATTGTGATTTTTATTTTTATTCTTTTTTTCTATATAGTATTTTGAATTTGGGTTATCTATGTCATTTACTATCCACTGTAATTTTATTAATTATCCTATATAAGAATTATATTTTTACGTTTAGTCTAATTATCTTATTTTTCATACTTCCCAGCTCCTTTCTAATCCTAAAGCTAATCTGTATAATTTTTTTATTATATTTCGTTTACGGTCTCTTGTTATATTTCCTTATGTGATTTTTTATTATTTCATTTATACTACGGGGGTAATTATAGGTGTTAAGTATAAAAAAGGGGTATCTCTAGCAACATTTTATTCGTTTAGGGTATTTGTATTCTTTGGTATATTTTATTGCTCTATTGTAAAGATTTCAGGTTATTTTTTGGATGTATTATTCTTCTCAGTGATGTTTATTTTATCTATATGTTTTTGTTAGTGGTATTAAAAAAGAAACACCCCTATATTTTTATGTAGGGGTGTTATTGTTTTATTCTATTTCTATTTTGTTAGGTAATATTTTTTTATGTTCTATTGGGTTTTCTATGTCGCCGGATCTTTGTGTGATATTGATTTTATTAAAGTAAGCTATGTCTAGTATTCTTTGGCTTAGTGTTATTGGTCTTGTATCGAGTATGTGTATATTTCCTGATGTTGCTACGTATTTGATATTATTATCTTTTAGGTATTGATATATTGTTATTTTTGGATCTTGTATTATGTCTTGATATTTAGTTTTGATATTAGTGGATATTTGATTTTCTTGACCCCATTCAAAGCATTCTCGTAATATTTTAAGTAATCTTTGTTTTGCGTCTGTTCTTATATATAGGTTGATTAGTTCATATAGATAATTTGTTTCTATGTCATTTATAATCAATCTCATAATTTCATCATATATTTTTTGGTCAGCGTTAGGTGTAAAGTTTTGGTAGAGGTCTGTTTGTTTTAATTGTTCTGTATTGAATTCTTCTTTAAGTGCTTTTTGGAATAGATCTATTTCTAGTGTAATTCGATCCATGCTTGTAAAGTCAGTTTTAGTTTTACCTAGTTCATATATATATTTGCCTTGTTGATAATTTGAATTTCTAAATGCGGCGAATAATTTATATAGGTACAATTCTTTATCTTTTGTGTTATCTGGTTTATCGTTTAGGTTTATACTAGAATAGTCCATATGGAATAGTTTTTTCTTACTTGAGTCGCCTTTATATATTCCGGTTTGGTTTTTGAATTCTCTTTCGTATACTTTTGGTGATAATGTTTTAATATTTGTAGCTGGTGTATTATTATTTCCTATAAATACGAGGTCACCTAATTCTGCTGCAAATTGTTTATATATATTTGCTAGATGTATTTTAAAGAAGTCTTGTAATATTATATTGTCTTCAGCTACAGTTTTTATTTGTGATTCTATGCTGTCTATTGTGTATGTATCTTCAGATTTCCATATATAGGATTGCACGATTATTTTATTAGAGTCGTCGAAGATAGCGAATATCCAGGAGTCCATATTTTGTGCAGTGTCCCAAACCACGGATTCAGCTTCTCCATTTATTTTTTGGCAGCAGTCGGTTATATTTCCAGCAAAGAGATATGTAGGATTATTTTTAGGTAATAATTTAGCTGTGTATACTTTATCGTTTTTTGTATCTGGGTATATTATATTAATATCTCTTATAGGTATTTGATTTTTATTTTCTAGGTATAGATTTTGTAAGCTGATGAAGTTTTTAGCATTAAAATATGGTTTAGTATAGTTATAATACATTTTGAAGAATGTTTGATCTTTTATATCTTCTGGTTTTAATTCTTTTATTAATTTGTCCATAGCTATAGCTTCTTCTGTAGCTTTGGGTGTTGATGTTCTTATTAGGTCTCTTACAGCTATTTTTTTCACTTGTCCATCTTTAATGACATTTATAATTTCGTCTAAATGTTGTGATGTTGTTAGTGTGCTTCTCAGTGTTTCTTTTTTTATTCTAGCAGTATATTCTTTTATTTGTTTTTCATCTGGTTGTAGATCTGGGTAATTTATTCCTTGGCGGATTAATTTATCTTTAATTTCTTTTAGGGGTACAGGTGCTTTTAAGTTATCGAGCACATATTTTTTTCTTTCTTTGTTAAATGAGAAATTATTATCTTTTATATTAGCTCCAAAGAAGTGAACAGCGGTATATGGTCTTGTGTTATAGTAAGGGCTGTAAGGATTTTCCCATATTTCTTTTGTATCGGTGTTTAGTGTTTTAGCTGTTTTGATTAGGTATCCCATATCTTCTGGTACACTTGCTCCAGATAAATTTTGTTCTTGTAATACGTTAAACAATTCTGGTATTATTGGTGAGTTGAAGAATATGTGGTTTTTATTTTCTTCTGTATATTTTTCGTTTATATCTTTTGTTAATGTAGATGCTAGGATAAGGAATTCAGGTAGATATTTTTCTTTGCCTTTATTTATTTCTTTTATGTGATTAAAGAATTCTAATGTTAATTTTTTTGCATCTTGTATTTTATTATTCGTGTATGTTTCTCTAGGATTATATTTTTGTGTTATTAGGTCAGTTATACCCATTTTATTAATATCTAGTAATAATGCTGCTGACAATTCATCTGGGGATAGTAGGTCTGTTATTTCTTGTTCTGGGTTAGCAATACCGTCTAGTAATATATGATGAATAGATACCTGGCTTGATATAGAGAATACATATTTTGCTTGTGATAATTTATCTTCTATTTTTCTTATTGTTTGTTTAGCAATTTCTTTTTGTTCTTGAGATATATTAAGGTCTCTAATTTGGAAATCAAAACCTTGAATCATCGTGTGTAGATTTACTAGTTTATTTTGCATCTGGCTATATCTGTTCATAATCTTTAATTTATTTATAAAAGGTATATTATCCTTGGGGGTGTGTTATGGTTAGATGGAGAGATTTGATAGTTTATTGTATGTCTGAATATAATGAGAAATGGGAAGATGTAGTTAGTTATGTTCCAGATGATGGTAAGTGGTTAGATTATTTATTTGATGATACATATGGTTCTATTGAGGGAGAGCCATTTACTCTTTGGACTAAGGGTAGGGTTTATTTTCCTATGGTGTTTGATGGTAGTGAGTGGGTTGCGAGTATTAGTAGAAATCCTGATGGTGTAATTACTAAGCATTTGGGTTCTTGGTGAATAAAATCTTGTTATTTGTTGTATTATATATATAGGTTATTAACCAAGGTGATCTTTTAGACACCTATTTTAGAGCGTACCTTATGGGCGCAAATGGAGAATTATATGGCTAGTATTGATGATGTATTGAATCTACCTCAGCGTAGAATTTTAATGCCCAATCGTAATGTGATCATGGATCAACATGAACAGATTATCAACAAGTTTTTTGACGATTTTTTAGGTAATCGTAAAAACTTTATTCATTCCAACACTTCTTATCCAAAAATGGATATCTTTGAAGATGATTCTTATTTCTGTTTGGACTTTGCTGTACCCGGTGTTGAAGAAAAAGATCTTGACATTGAAGTTGTCAAAGAAACTAAGCTTTTAACAATCACTGGAAATTCAAGAATCCTTAGAGAGAAGAGTTATTTCTATCATCTTAAAGAATTGAAGCAATCTGCTTTTACAAGAACAATTCAATTACCAGACAATCTTGAGCTTGACCCTGAAGTTTGTCATTTAGAAGCTGGTATTCTTAAATTAGCTTTTAAGAAGATTGTTTTTAAAGAAGAAGAGCTTAAAGAAACAGTAAAGAAAATTAAAATTAAGTAAATCATAATTTTACTTAAGGAAGAGAGGTATTTTATGCCTCTCTTTTTTTGTGTGTGGTAAAATAGGTTTATGATTATTCCTACAGTATTAGAAAAATCATCTACCGGTGAACGTGCTTATGATATTTGGTCTAGATTACTTAAAGACCGAATTATCTTTTTAGGGCAAGAGGTAGATGATTATATTATTAATTTGATTATCGCTCAGATGTTATTTTTAGACAAGGAAGATAGTCATAGACCGATTGAGTTTTATATTAATAGTCCTGGTGGTAGTGTTAGTGCGGGATTAGCTTTGTATGATGTTATTAATACAATTTCTGCTCCTGTTAATACCACTTGTGTAGGTATGGCAGCTAGTATGGGAGCTATTCTTTTAGCTGGTGGTACTGGTACTCGATCTGCTTTGCCTCATTCTCGTATTATGATTCATCAGGTATCTTCTGGTTTTCGTGGTACATCTGCTGACATTCGTATTCAGGTTAATGAGACAAATAAGTTGGAAGATCAATTATTCGATATTCTTTCTCTCTCCACTGGTAAAACGAAGAAGCAGATTGCTAAAGACTGTGATAGAGATTATTACATGAGTGCGGAAGAAGCCAAAACGTATGGTGTTATTGATTGTGTAATTGAAAGTAAGAAAAATGGCAGAAATTCTCAAGTCTAAGTCTATTTATTATAATGATGTAAATCTTGTAGCTCAACCTTGTAAAGTTAAGTCTCGTAAAGATATTCCTGTAGAGTTAAATAGAATCATAGTTTCTCCTATGGAAGCTATTGTTGGTAAAACATTTGCTCTAAAGGCTAATGAGCTTGGTCTTACAGTTTGTCTTCATCGTTTTTGTTCTATTGAGGAGCAGGTTGAGCTTTATAATTCTTTACCTAATAAAGCTAATGTATTTGTATCTATCGGTTTGAATGATTGGGATAGGGTCAAGGCATTAAAAGATTGTGGTGCTGATAAATGGCTAATTGATATGGCTAATGGTTATATGCACAAAGAAATTACTGAATGTACTGAAAAGCTAGAACAGATTGCTCCAGTGTATGATTTAATGTTGGGTAATGTTCATTCAGCTCTTGGATTTGAGTTGCTTTCAAAAATTAAATTAAATTCCAAGCATGATAAATATATTCGTGTAGGTATTGCTGGTGGAAGTCCTTGTGCTACTAATGATTCTACTGGATACAATCGTGGTCCAATTACTGAAATCATGGAAATTGAAGAATATACTTATGATTCAGGTCCATTTGTAATTGCTGACGGTGGTATTAAGAATGCTGGATATGCTGCTAAGGCATTTGGTGCTGGAGCGGATTATGTTATGATGGGTGGGTATTTTGCTAGAGCGTTTGAAGCAGAAACTCATTTAAGAGGAGACGGAAACTATTGGGGTGGTGCATCTCATAAGCAACAGATTCTCTCCACTGGTAAAGTATATCGTCATTCTGAGGGTAAAGAAGTAGCTATTGTTGATGAATTGCGTCCTCTTGAAGTTCTTGTAGATGAGCTTTGGGGTGGGCTATCTTCAGCAGTTTCGTACAGTGGATATAAAACGCTTGGTGATTTTGTTGGTAATGGTGTTTTTGAAGTAAAGCAAAATTCATTACCACCTAAGAGATAACATGAATAACCCTGACAACTTAACTAGTTTTTTAAATTACATAGATCATCCATCGAAGTATGATCCTAGATCTCTTAAAAAACAAAGAGTAAAATTAGATCCAAAGATTAAAGATTCTATTTATAAGATTAATAGTAGTGGTTGGCTTTGGACTATTTGGAGTTGTCAGGGTCATTTATTAGGAAGAGAAAAAGGTTCAATCCCTTATTTTACTTTCATTGTAGATAAGAAATATTTAGATAGATTATTTTATATAATTCATCTTTCATTCCCTAAAGAAGCTAATTTAAAGTTCCCTATATATAGTAATGGATTTTGGTATGGAATTTCGCAAGGTGTTGAAGACGATATTTATTGTGTTATTAGTTGGCATCTTTATTTTTCTCAAGGTAAAGTGGGATTAGATAAAATTCAAAAGTGCATGATACAATTTGCAGACAGTATTGAGGTATTAGATGTCAAGAAATAAATTTTATGATCAAACAATAAGTAATATGAAAGCTAAATTTACTAATGAAACAGCTTTAGATATTCTTGATAACATGCAGAGTGTTTATGAGGCTAAGGATAATGATTATTCTGCTACTGGTCTTCCTATGGGTAATTTGCGCAAGTGTGAGGATGCTGGTATTGATGCTTGGCGAGGATGTTTAGTTAGAATTGGTGATAAGATGTCCCGCCTTGAAAATTTCCTCAAAGAAAAAGAATATTTGGTTATTTCTGAAAAGGCTGAAGATACAGTAATTGATTTGGCTAATTATGCTATTCTTATGTCTTGTTTAATTGAAGAGATTAAACCACCTCATTCAGTTTATTATTGGGATTTATCTGAAAAAGCCCAGGAAGATTTATTTAACCTTTCTTTTCATTGTGTATTTCAAGCAATGTTATGGAAGTACAAGGATGAAGAAGTTGATCTTAGTAATTTGGAAAAAGCTCTTAGTTATTGGTCTTCTCTTTGTTCCTATTCTTTGGAGATGATTTAATGTCAAAGTTTAGGCATTCTTTTTGGCGATATGTTCCTAGTACAGAAAAGTTTAAATCTGAGTTTAAATTTGTAGAATCGATTGAAACAGATTCTGATGCTGTTCCTGAATTCCATGATCATTATTGTATCGATCAGGTAGTAGATTTAGTAACAGGTCAAATGAGAGTAAAAAATCATTCTGCTCCTGAGTATTGTGTATCCAAGTATGTTGGTTTTAATCTTAGTTTACCTCCTGTAGAAAAAGCTAACAAACAAGAAATTTATGTAGTAATTCATAGAAGTTCATTTTCTCACAAGAAGATTGAATTTGATGAGTTTTTAGAGCCAAAAGAAAAACGATATACTCAAGAAGAATGGGAGTTTCTTTTATCTGTAATTGAAAAAAGATTTAATAAGCAGAAAGATTGGGCTAAAGAGGGTATTAGAGTTCCTAGTCAATATGAGGATGGAACTCAGGTATTTAAAACACAAGAAGAATTCCGTGCTTTTTCATTAGGTAGACGTGCTTATTTTCTTTATCATCTTGTGCTTAATTATAGATTCACTCATCTTATTCGTAGGTTAAACATAGGATATACAAGTGGATAAAACTACTATTATTAATTGTGACTGTTTATGTCATTCTTTACATATACGTCCTGATACAGAATCCAAAACTGTAGACATTTCTCTTTGGAATTATGGTTTCAATGATGGCAAGTTAAATTGGAAGAAAAGATTGAAAATTCTTTTTGATGGATTTGCTTATTCAGATTTAGTTGTTTTAGATAAAGAAGAACTTGATCTACTTATTGAAGCTCTCCAAGAAGCTAAAAAGAATATGTGAAAAAAAGGCTTGAGAAATCAGGCCTTTATTTTTTTGTGGTAGAATGTTATGAGGCTTAAATGTCAAAGAAATATTTTGGTTATTTAAATGAGATAGATTATAAGGGAAGAAATTTTACTTTTGAAGAAGCTAAAAGAATTCTACTCTCTGGAAGATATTTTGCTTTTGGTGAAGATAATCATTCATCCTCTGTAATCGCTTGTAAATTTAAAGATTTCTACCTGTACGATTTAAATACACAAGATTTTTTGATTCCTGTAAGGTTTGATCATTGGAAGAACTATAATAATTGGAAGATTTTACCTATGCCTAAGAATAAATTTAATAATAAGTTCGTTGGTAGTGATTTTGATACTTTTGCTGAAGAGAATGATATTAGGTTGAAAAGAGATATTAATTGGGCTCTTGATATGCTTAAACATGGGAAGATCGTTACAAGAGAAGGCAATCCAAAGATTTATTTATTTCCTCCTGATAACTATGATAATTCTAATGTTAAAATCACTGCTGAAGATTTATTCGCTGAGGATTGGGAGATTTTTCATTTTAAAACATTCAAGGATGTATTAGATGATATGTATGCTGGAAAAACAATTAGACGTAAGAGTTGGCATTCTGACTTGGGTATTGGAATGTATACAAATTCACTAATGATAAAATATGAAGATTTGTTAGCAGACGATTGGGAAGTTGTTGATGTTGTAGCTGAAGTTGATGAAATGCAAGATCAGATTATGAAAGATAGAAATGAGTACTGAACAATTTATTTATTCTGAGGATTTTGTCCGTGGAAGAATTTACAGTTATCTTAAGTTTCAAAAGTATATGGAATCTATTGCTAAAATTGTATGTGATGAATTAAATTTTGGTGATTTTAAATCTGTACGTCTTGATCCTAAAGGTGATTTTATTTGGGTGACATTTGAAGATAGTGAATTTGGCTTTGATGCTTGTTATTTGTGGGATAAAGATATCAAAGGTAATATTGAGAATTATATAAATCAATGAATGGTTTAGAAGCATTGCAATTTATTAAAAAAGGATGTAAAATCAGATGTAAAGCTTGGGAAAATAAGGATTGGTATTTGTATTATTCTGATTATTCTGGATATGCTTTTTCAGTTAGGTCAGAAGAGTTTCCAAGGGTTCCAAATTTGAATCCTTCTACACCTTGGACTAACTTACATAATCAAGAAATTATAGAAGAATTCTTGCGTGATATATTTGAAAATGAATGGGAGCTAGTGGATTAGATGTTTAATATTTCTTTTGATGTTACATATAAATTGAAAATGGGGTTTATCGTCGTTCAAAAACATGATAATGGAATTTCTAAGTGGAGAATCTTAGACGAAAAGCTTGAGACTTGTTTTTTTGGTGAGAATCTGATCGAGGCTAATTGGGTTACAGCAGATGTATTGATTCTTGATCCTAATGCTTCTTATAGTTTTGAGCCTGTTACAAAAAATAAAAATGAATGGAACTGATGCATTAACTCTTTTACGAGCTGGATATATTCTTAGGCGTAAAGCTTGGGAACCTGATATAAAATGTAAGGCTTATTTCAGTGATGATATGAAGTCTGTTAAGATTAATATTGATGACCCTATATTATTTGCTTTAGACACGCATTTAGTTCCACAATGGGTTCCTGAAAAGCCTGAATTTTCCAGCTATGTAAGTTATTATGATGTTATTGATAATGGGGATTTATTAGAAGACGATTGGGAAGTTGTAGATGAAATTCTCTGAAGTAATTGATTCTTTGATGCAATACAAGCCAATATCGAGAAGCGTTTGGCCTGATGGTAAATTTTTGTATCTTGATAAAGAACAAAATTGGTTTGCTTATCATATCAAAGAAGATTACGAAGAAGATGATTACGAATTTATCACCTATAGACTTGATTTAAAACCAGAAGATATTATTGCTGAAGATTGGGATGTTTTAATATGAAATTCTCTGAAGTAGTTGATTCATTAATGGAAGGTAAACCAATTTCTCGCACTGGTTGGGAAAATGGCAAATATATGTATTATGACAAAGAAGAAGATTCTTTTGTGTATGTATATTATGCAGATGATTCAGAAAACGGTTATGAATTAGGGACATTCGGTCTTGATTTAGAACCCCGTGATGTTGTTGCTGAAGATTGGGATATTGATACTTGGGATTTAGACCATATTGTTGACGCTAACAAAAAGGTAGATGAAGAATGACAGGACTGGGAGGAAGTAGAATGAAATTTGCTGATGTCATTGACTCATTAATGTCTGGCAAGCGTGTGCGTAAGACCAATTGGGAAAGTACTACTGCTTTCTTAATCTACGACAAGGAAGATAACACTTTTGATTTCTACGAAGTCTTAGATGGAGAAGTATGTAGGACACAATTTTATTCAACACTAGATCTTACTCCTAAAGATTTGATGTCTGACTTCTGGGAGGTTGTAGAATGACTGGAATCGAAGCTTTGTCCCTTTTAAAAGATGGCAAAACATTAAGAAGAACATCCTGGGAAGCTCATGAAAAATGTAAAGCCTTAGATTTCTTTGGTAAATGGATTATACATCTGGAAAAAGTACAGGATGATAAAATTTTAGATAAAGAAATAGAGAAAATATTTCAAAATAGTTTTGCATTTACTAAGACTACTTTTGATGATTTCTTTGGATTATTTGATAAGATAGAAGCGGGTGAGTTCTTACACGATGATTGGCAAATAGTAGAATGACTGGAATAAAAGCACTTAAAGCAATTCGTAAAGGATATCAAGTGCGAAGAATTCATTGGAAAAAAGGCGAGTATTTGTTTCAGATGCTTGGTGTTTTAGATCAACATAATGAAATAAGGTGGGGTTTTGGCGGAAGACTTATTTGGACTAGTAAAGTTGTTGATGCTACTGAATTTTTGAGTGATGATTGGGAAATAGTAGAATGCCTAAGTACAGATTAAACTTATCTTTTGATATTGATATTACTGCTGATGAAGATTCAGAAGTGCCAGAAGAAGAGATGGTTAAGATGCTTCAATCCCTTTATTACAATGATAGAAAAGAATTTCTTGAAGCTTTGAGATATTGTTTTGAAGAAGAAAAAGTGGCTTATAGTTTAGAAATCAAGCCACAGAAAGTATGTAGTGACGAATAATATGGAAGATTTTCTTAACACTGCTCATTGGCTTATAATTCCTTTTGGACCTTTTATTTTAATTGTTTTGCTAGCAATACCTGTTGCAATAATTGCCTTACTAGTTAATATTATAATCAAGCTTGTTAAAATGGCAAAAAAGAGAGAAGAATAATTATGAATAAAACTTTAATTATTATGAGAGGTTTACCTGGAAGTGGTAAATCAACAAGAGCAAAAGAATTATTAGAAGAGGGTGTTATTCATTCTACAGATTCTTTCTTAACAGATCCAAATACAGGTGAATACAAATTTAATCCTGACAAAATTAAGGATTATCATCAGCAAAATTTAGAAGCAGCCATTCAATCTATGAAGGATGGTGTTTCTCCTGTAATAATCGATAATACTAATGTTCAGCGTTGGCAATATGAAAAATATATTGATGCTGCTGAAGAATTAGGATATGAAGTAAAATTTGAAACTTTAGATCCTACAAATTATTCAGATGATTTTATTAAAGAGCTTGCGGAAAGACAAAAAAGAACGCATAATGTTCCTGAGCATGTAATTATTGATATGCTAAAGAAATGGGAAGATTAATGAGCAAGATTACGATTCCGGCGATTGATTGCTATAGACATGATTATTGGAAAGTCAGTTTAGAATTATTGAACGAGCTTAATATTATCGAAGCTATTTCAGAATATTCTTATCTTGGTAATAGTAATGATACTCTCAACGAAGAGGGTTATGCTTATTTGGAGATTGATTCTGACTGTGGTATTTTTGATAAAGCTATGAAGTTTTACAAGAAAGAATTCCAATTAGACTTTGATACTCTTCAGGAAAAATTCGATGAAGAATATGAGGACTATACAGATTGGCTAGACCAGTTAGACCAATGGGATACAGAAACGATTGAAGAAAAAGGTCTAATGTGGGATATGGTTCCTGGAGATTTGATTGATTTTATTAACGGTGATTCTGAAGAGGCTAATGAAGATGAATGAAGATAAGAAAAATCGATTAGAAGAAGCTGGATTTCAAGTAGGTTCTGTAGCTGATTTTTTGCAGTTATCCCCTGAAGAACAAGATAGAATTGAAAAGCTAGTTGTTCATGAAAAAACAGTAAAATCTAAAATCGATGACCTACGTACTATGGGCTGGCTTCTCATGGTTGGTGGAATTATGATTGGTATTTCTACATGGAATAAGATTGGTGGATTAACTTCTGATTTTATTCTTGGTGCATTATGTGCTTGGGCTATTCGTACAGCATCAGCATATTTTAGAAAAGCGGAAGATCTTGGATGAGCGAAAACAAATCAAAATCGACCTTGAAGAAATCAAAAGACTACTTGCAATTATCTATAAAGCCAGAGGGTCTTAAGAATATTAATTTCAGTGTTGCAGAAGAATGTTATGGCAAGGACCCTACAACACTTGAAATGTACAAGCAACAAAGATTTGAGAATGGTTTTGACGACACTGAAACGTGGCATATTGACCGCACTATGGCATTATTTATTATTCCTAGACTCAAGAGATTTATTGAAGTTAATAATGGTATCCCTACTGGTGAGACAGTAGAATCTTATAATGAAAAACTAAATTTCATCATTAGTGCTTTTGAAAACTATTATACTACTAATAAATATTATGAATCTACTGATATTGAAGAAAGAAAGCAACTTACTGATGATGTTAGAAAAGCAGTAGACTATCTTTCTAAATTATGGTTTGAACTTTGGTGGTAAATACTATCTACATCTTTTTTGATATGTAGGAAAAATATCTCCGTAATCTGCTTTTCTGAGTATTCTAATTACATCTTCATCATTCATAGCTAATTTTTGAACATTTGATTTAAGATAATATATATCTACCGAATTTGCATAAGGGAATATATCTTCTAAATGTTCAGCCAATGTTTTTTCTTCTTCATTGTAGATATATGTTTTAGTTCTAGCAGCTAATGAATACCACATTTTATATATTTCTTTTCTTATATAATATTTCTACTGGATGATCATTTACAAGACTAGCCCAATATCCTGGGTGTATTTCATCCGCATTTACTACTACTTTATATACTTTGAATGTTTTTCTTTTATCATTCCAAAAGTTAGTATTACCAAAATCTTCAGCTTCTTGTGGAGATGTAGCTAATAAAGAGCCTGATCTAAGCTCTTCTAAGTCTAATCTAGAGCCATGATAAAAAACGTATTTATCGCCTTCTCTATCTACTTTATGTCTTTCTAGCCATTCTTCATTTGATTCTTGGTTATTTGATGTTTTTGTCCATGTTTTTTTGATATCTATATTGTCTGCTGATATTCTATACCACATATTAATAATCTCTCCATTGACTCATAAGAGATGGTATTTTTTTTCTATTCATTTCAAAATCTTTAATGTCATTTTTAAAATCAGCAACTTTATTTACATTATATACTCTATCAAACAAACCTTTTCCAGTATTAATTTTAAATCTTATATTTGCGGGTTGTATTAAATTAATAATTTCAAATAACTTTTGCATTTGTGTATATGTTGGAACGTGTACAGAATTTACAGACATCATTGAACCCATGTGACTGATTCTTATACCTTTGTCAAAATAATCATGTAGAATTTCAGTGACAGCATCTTCTTGTGCTAAAAAAGGTTGATCAGGTCCAGAATCAAAATTTATTCTTTCTGCATAATCCATTGGACCATAAGCTTTGTCTGGCAAGTTTCTGATATTATATTTTTCTGATATTTCTGGATTATTACGAAGACTTTTACGAGATTGATCTAATATTTTATCTATATAGTTGCTATGGCTTGAACCTTGATGAATAGCTCCAGTTCCAGTGAGAATTAAATGATAATCGCCTTTGGAATGATCTATTTGATTTACTGGATCAGGGATATTTGATCTCACCACTTCTCTAAAAACATCATCAGGCACTCCGGGTTTTTCCATAGGTTCAGGAGTATTTGTTTGTTGTGGTTGTTCAATACCAAATAATTTTCCAAAATCAATTGCTGTCCTGTACCACATATCTTAGTCTCCTGATCTTCCTTTATAGAAAGATTGTGTATTATCAACTCTTTGTATAGGGGCAATATTAATATCTTCTTTTACATTTGTGGTATTTTGTAATGAGAGATTGTTTATAGATTGTTTTAAGGAATCAAAGCCTCTGCCATGCGGATTATTAGGTACATTTAATATTTCCCATTTGTTGATTGAATCTGGAGTAACAAATTTTATAATATTATTTAGGGTGAGATCATTTGTTGGGCCATAGATAGTTATGTCAGCCATATCTATCATTTTAGTAACTCTGACTGTTCCGCCTTGAGCAAATTGTCCTAAGCCTCTCCCTACAAATTCAATAGGATGTTCTTCAAAATCTGCATCACCTGGCATCATTCCATGTTTTAATTTTAACATCATTGAAGTATGTTGATGACCATAATTTTTAGGTGGTGCATATTTCTCACCATTTACTATCCAGAAGTGTTGTTCATTTTCATTAGAAGCAACATTGGAAAAAGAATTAAAAAAATCTTCTTCTGGAATTTCTTTATTGTTAATTGTAATTGCTGCGTATCTGTACCACATAGTTCTTTTTTTACAGATATAATCATTTATGACCTTTCTATGATATAATAGATACATAGAGGTGAGATATGAAATTTGTGCAGACTCTTAAATATTTGAAGCAAGGATACAAAGCTCGTAGAACTTGCTGGGATGAAGTATCTTGGATTGCTTTAGGTAATACAAAACAAGATGATGAGGGTGAATTTGATGAAACTATTGTAGATACCAGTGAGATTGATTATGCTACATTTTTCTTAATCAATCTTCAGGATGGTATTGAAGCTTATTGTCCATACCTTCAAGATATTGTTAATGATGATTGGATAATATTTGACGAATAATAAGAAAGCCAGAGAATATTCTCTGGCTTTTATTTATTTGAATGTGTCTGGATATTCTTCTCTCCATTTAGGATTATAGATATCATATGACATAAATGAAGGTTTAGGTTCTTTTAAAGTTTTACCACCTTCTGTACCTTGAGCGACCTGTCCTAAATCAAAATCTCTCATAGTTTTAAGTTCTTGATTTGAAAGTGGTGTTGTATCTCCCGTTGTATTTGCGGCCATCTGGTCTTTTCTAATTGATATTGGAGAAACATAATTAGGATCAGCAGCTATTTCATTAGTTATTTTGATATCTTTAAATGCTATATAAGACGCTACAGATTTAACGATAGTATAAATATCATGATCAAATGCACCCGCTTCAATATTTCTGATTTTTAATTTTAACTTTTTGATGTCTTCTTGAAGTTTTTTATATTCTTCGCTATCTTCACTTACTCTTGTTTTTAATATTTCAGCTTGATCTTCTAATGATTGTATTTCTTCGATAGTAGCTTTTTTTATGTCTTCTCGATTGACCTTACCAGCTTCTTCATAAAATTTAATTGCTAGTTGTTTTTGTTTTAGGTAATCTTCAGTAGCTTGGGTATAAGGTTGTTCAGAATTTTCATAAGGTCCAAATCTTTTTTCTGCCCATTCTTGAAGTTTTTGTTCAGATACCATAGGAGTAGCATTCAACCAGCTTGCTTCATTACTCATCAGCATATCTGATAATTCTTCTACAACAGCTTTTCTAATGATTTCCGATGTTCTCATTTCTTCAATTCTTTTATGCAGAATTTCAATCATATAAGAAGTATTTCCATATACTCTTGCAACAATTTCTCTAATGTCTGATAAATACAATCTAGATTGATTGTATGCTTCGCCTTCTTTTAAGGATGTTTTAGGATCTACATTACTGAATACTTCTGATCCGCCTTTGATAACATAATCTGCTAAATGGGCTAATTCATGAGCAGCTGTAGACATATTAATCATGTCTTTGGTTATTCCAAGATTGTTAATAATATTGTCACTATTTACATAGTCTTCAGATATAAATTCGTTGATAAATATTGAAGGACCATTATTGTTATCCGAAAATCTAGGAACAAAATATCCACAAGAGTTCATTAATGTAGGTGTGATAAAACCATATTCTTGAAGTGATGTATTTAATAAATCTTTATAAAATTCAGAATTTTTAAATACATAAATCTTTAATCTTGATTTAATATCACTTATGATATTTTGATCATCTGAATTGAATCCAAATGAATTTAGAATATCATTTAGTAATTTTTCATATTCTCCAGTAATATCATGTTTTTCAATATATCCATTTTGTAGATTTTTTTGAAATATATCGAGTATAGGAGAATTAGCACTTTGTGGTGTTGTATTTTGAGTTTGTGTATTTTGAGCTCGTTGAGACTGATATGAATTAAGTTTTTCAGAGTTTTTTTGCACATAAGCATCAATTTCTTCTTTTGTGGGTATTTCTTTAAATTTCCTATTTGCTAAATCTTTATTTTCCAATGAAGCTTTTATGTATTCTTTGATTATTTCTTCTTTCGGTCCAACACCTAATCTGTGTAAATAAGGTTTGTAATAATATTCACAAGAAGGATAAATTTTTTCATTTATAATTTGTCTATTGTTTTTAAATATTTCATACCAAAAATCACCCATAAAATAAGTCATTCCGTATTTGAAAGCACCAACGAATCTATTTTCAAAATGCTCTGGACTAAATTTATTTTTATTTTTATCTAAATATTCTATATATTTATCAAATTTTTGATCATTTATTAAAAGATCATAAACTTTGGGTAGATCATCCATTACTCTTTCATTGTGAGCTTCATCTAATAAATATAAATAATCGTCAATAGGTAATCCAGAATATTGGACAACATCATAATAAAGTTGCCTACCAGCATCTGATTGTATGTTATCAATAATATTTTTAAGTATTTGTTCTCCAGAATATTTATCAGCATTAAGAAATTCATACATAGGATCTTTATCCGTAATATATTTTTTAATTTCTGTTCTTGCTTCACTCTGTTGCATGCTTGAACTAGATAGTGTGTCCATATTCATCATTATATATATACGAACACGCTTTGGAAGATCAATGCCTTCTTTTGTGTATGCTAAGAGTTTATTATATCCGAAATTATATACAGTGTTATGTGTCTCTAATGTACTACCCATATGTGAGAAAGTGTCAGGCAATAACATCATTTCTTCGTTTTGAGAAATTTTATTATTCTTTATCATTAACGGAACTAATCTATTAGCTCTATGTACAGTTTCAGCATCTTTCGAATACATATAAATCAAGTGTGTTATAACAGATGTTAAATAATCACTCGTATACTTGTTGTCAATCAAGTCAAGAAGATATTTATAAAGATGTTCAAAATTTGGTAATTTTGAAATAGAATAATTATGTCGTATTTCCCATAATATATCTTCTGGTGATTTACTAGTATCCATTCCACCAGCCAACTCATCTAACGCACCAGCTTCTACTATTTTTTGATACCACATAATTGTTTTGTCCTACTATATTTTACAGGATTATGATATTATAGACCTGTGTTTGATTTTCTTCTTGCTAAACCGTCTACAGCTCACAATAAAATAGAATATACTAATATGTCTACAAAATTATGCTGCGGGACAGATGGTCATGAATATAAAGTAACGTCTGTTGTTGGGCCTTTTAGAAATAGATTGTCTGAACTTGGATTTACTAAAAATACCATAGTTATGATAGTGAGACATATAAATAATAAAGGCCCGATAGAAATACTTATCAGAGGATATTACATTATTTTAAGACATGATGAAGCAGAATGTATTATCGTTGAATAATAATTATTTGGCTTTCAGAATCAGCTACATACAAGTCCTTAGTATTAATTTGTTTTGAATTTAAATCTAATATAGTTTTTACGTATGGATTTTCCCATGGTCTAGCGTTATTCTTAAATGGTGTTTTTGTGTCTTTCTTAAATTGTCTTGGTCTATATGCACCGCTAGATTGAGAACCAAAATTAACATTAGTGTTCATTTTTTTTGCTACATCATAAATAAGTTTGTCAACTATTGTTTGTGCTTCTACGCTACCGAATAATTTGCTTCCAATTGTTTCAAAACTATCAAAACAGATATTGCCGTTATCATCTTCCCAAACATAACTACCCAGGATCATTTGACCTTTTTGATCTTCTATTATAAAGAACGAAGATTTATCTGATATTTGACCATCTAATGCAAGAGTTGCAGCATAACTATCTGGATGTTGACAGCATCCAGCATAATTTCCTATAAACATACCTCTTGTGTCATTTCTGTGTAAGAATCTAGCTGTATATCCGTAATATTCTTCTTCAATATCTGACCACTCTGGCTGAGGAAAGTTAGTTCTATGTTTGTATAATATTTCTATATTTTGATACATTTTTAATAATCTATCATTTTCATCCATACCTAAATGATCATGAAAATCCGGTTTATCAGAAAATTCAAAATGTTTATCAAATTCTTTTGCTAATCTAGGTTCTTGCACTTCAATCTTACTGAAGAAAATTAATGATGATGAAGTTTTAATTAAATCAGAGAGTTCACTTACATCATACATTTTAGATAATTCAGACACGAGAGATTTGGAGGCTATACTCATTTTTTCATCAGCAATATTTATTTCTTTATTCCACATTCTCGCTACTTTAGCAAGTTGAAATAAATTTTTATTATTCATTTGCTGAATGATATAATCAGATAAACCCGGACCAGGATCAATTTTGTCAAACTTTTGCGCAGCAGAATGTATTACAATACTTTGAACATAATCATCCATTTCCGAAAATTTAAATATCTTACCGTAATCTTTTCCTGATGCGATAATAAATTTATCAAGAAAATTAGGTAATGATTTATTAAATAATCTGAGAAGTGCCATAGATTCATTTACATATTCTAGTTGTGTATTTGAATTTAACCTTACTTCAGCTTTTGAAAAGTCTATATTTAATTTATTGGGAATTTGAGTACTTGTAATTTCTTTTATAAAATCTTCTGTTATGACATCAGGTAAATAATAATTTATATCTGCAGTAGCAGCTGTTGCTGCATATATAGGCATAAGTTTAGTAGTAGAGTCAGAATAATCAGGATTAATCCCAATAATTTTATCCATTATTAATTTATAAAATTTTATCATTGATTCTCTATTTAAATAAATTAATAAACCATGCCCATCATTTATAGCTTGCAATGCATCACCAGCTTGATTAGCTGTTACACCTTTAGGTAAATAACTTTCAGCATCTTCATCTGTATTTAAAGCATTATCATATTTTGTTACGAAATCTAATATTTGATTTATAGGATATTTAGCGATCTCAGTGTTTTGTGCTTTAATTGCTGTATGGTATTTATTGTATACTTTAACTTCTATATCATGTATAATAGTTTTTCTATTTCTTACATGTATTTTTGCATCTGAAACATTAATATTTGGTAAATCACAAGCAACCCTATTACGGATCATATGATTAACATCATCTAGTCCTAATTCTGTTATCATTTCATCTTTTGCATGAAGATCTAAAAGTTTGATAAGCAATTGAGGATTTCGCCCTCTTAGATCATAATTATGAAATAAAATATATAAGAGCTTATTGTAATCAGCACTTCCTTCTTCAAAGTTATGATATGCTGTATTTCTAGGATTCTTGAAACTATCTTTAACTAATTTAATTCTTTCTAATGTCTCAAAATGGTTTACTTTATCAGAAAGTAAATTTAATTCAGTTAATGATAAATGTGCAAATCTTGGATTACTTATATTTAGTAAACCTATCTTAGATATATCGATAATATCACTGTCTTTAAAACGAGCTGCGATTTCTCTTGATCTATAACTGTTAGCTTTATAAATCTTGTCAGCTATTTTAGCTTTATTAGGGTCAGTAGAACCAAACAAAATATAATTTTGAACATTCTTATTTGCAATATGAGGTTCTAAATCTTTATATGGAATATCTACAGCATTTGAATTATTTTTATAAAATTCTGAATACTTTTCAATATCATCTACACTTAAGCTTGAAAATTCTGGATTAGATTTATGATAGGCTAAAACAATGTCAGGATTATTATGCTTCAGAATCTCAATAGGATGAATTTCTTGTAATCTGTCAGGGCGAAATTTGATGTAAGTAGAAAGATAATAAGTTTTTAAATATTGTTGAACATAGTCTCTGTCAAATTGTGTAATATAATCCAAGAAATATTTAGCATTAGATTTTGTGATAGCACTTCTAACATAATTATTTAAAAGATCAGATAATGATCCTATGTATATTTCTGCTTTTTCTTTGTCAGCTTCTATCAAAACTAAATATAGGGTCTGGTTTACTTGATCAGGCTCTAAATTAAATAATTCATAATCTTTGCCCAGAACTTGTTTGTAATATAGGTTTAGTTCAGTTCCATCATGTTGTAATTCTTTATACTTAGCGATAGCTTGATCAAATGGAAGTATTGTATTTATTCTGATGATATGTTCTGCATCAGAATCTCTCATTAGACTTTTAATATTATCAAAAATTACTCTGACTTGTTCAGGAGAATAATGCGCAGTCAATCGTTCTAACACATTGTTGCTGATTTGAACAGGTTCTTGTATGCCTCTAAAAAAAATAATATTTTTTATAAAATAATATATCTTATTATCTTGGCATCGGATGTTAAGTTGTTCTTGGTAGTTATTTTTTCCAGGTAAAAAAGATAATCCAGCTTTTTTGAAATTTACAATTTCCTCTTTATTCATTTCAGGAATTTTAGAATCAAATGCAGACGCATCATTTAAGTAAGCTTGAAGTTCCGATGAATTTTCAAAATAATCAGCTAAATCATAAAGATTCATAAGATCATTAAATATTTGACCTAAATTTTCTGGATTAGAATGATAATATAAATATTCTGAAAATAGTTTTTTAGCATGACCATCAGGTAAATATTTAACAGCTGAATCAATTTTATATTGTTTGTCAAATCTTATAATTTGTTCTGGCTTTGAATATCTTAAAGATAATAAAAGCTCATCTTCAGCAAATTTAAGATTACCTTTTAGAAATTGATCAGTAAATTCATACAATGATGAGTCTGGAATTTTATAGAATGCTTGAATAACATTTTCAACTATAACCCTTAAATAATTTCCAAGGCTCTTATTTTCCGGTTTATTTACTCGATCATATAGCTGTTTGATAGATTCATTGATGGTATTTCCTGAGCTCCAAGCATTATAAAATTCATCAAATAAATCATGATCTTGTTCACTAATTTGAGATTTTAATTTAGAGGATTGTTCATCAGCTAAAGGATGGTCTACAATATATTGCGCATGTTCATTTTCAGGTGTTTCTTCAATAATATCTTCAGTCTCTTCATTTTGTTCTTGTTGTGCGATTTTGAGCATTAAATTCGCATATCTGTCAAATTTATCTGAGTAAGAATAATCACCAATAGAATCATACATATTTGCTATTTTGATACTTACAATTGAAGATGTGTTGACGAATTTGATTTGAGACATAAAGTTACCTAAAAGCAATAATATTATAGATATTATTTGTCAATTATACAAGATATAACCTTTAGAAGATATAATGTACTGGTGGGAGATAATATGAAATTATTTAGTCAAATGTCTCGTCCAATGATAGATTTAGGATTAAAAATTAGATCTAGAAGATGGCCTGAAGACTATTATATATATCGGAATGAAGAAAAAATTATAGACAGCATGGGAAATGTGTTTTTTAATTCTTGGGAAGATTATTTTATATTGCATCAAACAGTATTAGACAATGCTGGGCCAATTTGGGAAGTTTATGATGATCTAGGATTAGACAAGTTATAAAAAAACCCTCCTTTATGGAGGGTTTTTGTTTATCCTAACAGATCAATGTAATCTGTAATTTTCTTTAGTTTTTCATCTGTAGTTAGTTTTTGTTGAGACAGCTTTAGTTCGTGAATAATCTTTGAAATATTATATTTAATATTTTTGGGATTTGTTCCTTGGGGATGGATATAACAAGGACCCAGCAAAGACTTACTAGCTACAAAAGTTGAGGTAGACCCAACTACTGTTTTTGATACACCATTATCAAAAAAGTTTTCCATAGCATAATTCATATCAACTTTAATATTGCATGCTTTGGAAAAATTATAAAAATCTTGATCACTAAAAGTAATATTTTTAGTCATACAAACATAAAGAAAATTCCAAAGAAATTGATTCTTATCATATCGCATTATCACGTACCTCTAAAAGAAGTATACCTGTGAAACAAGAATAAAACAATAGCTCTCAACTTAAAAATAAACCTGGGGAGGTATGTTATGAAGAAAGCTATTGTTTTATGGTGTCTCTTGTACATTATAATATCTGGAGTAAATGCTCAAAAACTACCACAAGTGAAGAATTTCTCAACGCAGGTGGAATTGTGTTATTGTGTAGGCACTCCGTCAAATTATCATGTAAAGCTCAAATGGGATTTAATACCCAAATGTACTCGATATAATATATACAGAGTTCAACAAGGAATTAAGCCTGATTATAATAAACCTTTTGCAAAATTGACTAATAACGAAAATATGACCATTGATAGAAACGTCAAATATCAGCAAAAATGGGATTATTATGTTGCAGGATTAGTACCAAGCGGATATCTTAAAATGTCTGAGAAATCTACTGTTACTATTCCGTTATTAGTTCTCAAGAATCCAGAAGCGCCTACAAATTTAAGAACATTTGGTTTCTGGGATAATGGCCCTTTTGATATCCTGCAATGGGAACCAAGTCCCGAAGCTACCTATTATAATATTTACAGGTACGATAATAAAATTGGTTCATCAAAGACCAACTCATTCACTGTAAGTAAATTAATTTATCAAGATCACTGGACATATACAGTTACAGCAGTTGATAAATATGGATTAGAATCATTACCATCAAATTTAGGTATGGCAAGAGGAAGTTGGGCACCAAATTACAACTTTGGCTGGAGAACAAATCCTCCGTCAACTCCTGGAAAATATGTTGTAAGTCCTGAATGGAATAGAGGCAGACCTAGAAACTTCATCAAATGGCAAGATCAACAAGTTTGGGGTCAAGATGCTCCAAATGCTTACAATGTCTATAGAGATGGAGTCATAGTTTGTTCTGGATTATGGTCTCAATATTATATTGATACAAATGTTGTTTCAGGTAAGACATACAAATATCAAATTGGTTCAGTTAATAGGGATCAATTTAAAGTTCAAGAAACATTAGGTCCAATTGTTGAAATTAATACAGCATTTGGTCCTAAAGATTTATCTCCTACTCCTATTAATATTACTGGGAACGAACCTAATGACGACAGTGTAGTTGTAAAGTTTGATTATGTTCCGGGTGCTATTGATTACAGAGCTTATGTTGAGGGTAATTCAAATACTGTCAAATATTCTTCTGGATTTAATATGATTGAAATGAATGGTTTAACAAGCAATCAATCATATAATATTATTGTTGAAGCACTTGATAAAATGGGTCCTTATCAGAAAATTGATGGAATTATTGGGCCGGGGGCTAGTGGGCCAAATGGAGAAATTCATGCAGCAGTAAATGGTCATGGAGATCCTTCTAATGAACCTAATGTTGTTGCAAAATCTAATCCATATAAGGTTACTACATTTCAAAGAGTTCTAACTGGAGAGCAAGTTTTCTTTGACAACTTTAGAAATTTTCAGCCTATAGTTCAATTGCCAACAAAACAAGATATATTTGATTTTAGATTTGGTCCAAACAATCAATATAAAAACGAAGCTCATTTATTTTTAAAATGGTTTGAGAATGACAAATGGAATTTCTTTTTAGATGATTTAGATACAAACCATTCTACTGTGTTCTTAATGGGTTCTCACTTTATGGACACTATTTATGATGGTGCTTCACTTCCTGTTCCTGGTTGGGCTCACTTAAGTAATGGTGTTATGTTAATGAGTCCTAAGAAAACTGCAAATATAAGTGGAGGTAAAGTTCTTCACGTTACATTTGAAGTTGACCCGCATTTCTCTGGAAGAAGATGGTGTGATGTACTTTTATTACCCGCTGGAGAAACTGTTTATTCAGGTAAAGCAGCAGATAAAATTGCTATGAACACAAAGTCTGGTAAGTTATTTAGATGGGCGATTGGTGCTGGTCATCATAATATCAACATTGACACTGGTTATAATCCTGATGGTTCAAGAAAATCTTATTCAGTGCCAGTGAAGTTTGCTGATAGACATAGTATTTATTCTTACCCAGCCCCTTATAGAAGCATCAATAATCTCACTGAATACAGGGTAGGTACATTTGTAGCTAACTCTGTAGTTCAAAATGGTAATGATGTTAATGTCAAGCTATCATCTAAGTTTTTTGATGGTAATAAGTTTCCATCTTTCAATTTAGAGTCAAATTATTCTCCAAAATCTGGCTGGATTAGATTTGCTGAATTTGGTGGCGCTGCTGAATATGAATGGACACCTGAAACATTTAAGATGATTGATGACATTGATTTTAATCCTAATAACTGGTGGATTAAAGAAACATCAAAAGCATCGTTAAATAAATTAATGGATGTTTATTCCACTAATCGTTCAGGAGCAATTATTTATAGATCTACTATGAATGCTGTTTCAGGTAAATATGAAGGTGAAATTTTCTTTAGACCAAGTGTTGAAAGAAGAGATTATCCTTTAAATAGAACTTGGCAGGGATTAGATAGAAGAGTCAAGTTTGATTTATATGTTTCAAAGAACAGAGTTGTAGTTACAGAAGATGGATATTTAGTTGCTGATTCTCCATTACCTGTTGATTTCCCATTTGAAGAAATCAATGTCAACTATACTCACTTGATCTATCACACTTATAATGAAATTGGTGAACAAAGAACTTGGCAACCAGATAACTCATATTGGATTAACTTTAGACCTTTTGCAGATGAAAGACACTGGGACAATATGGGATTTGAAGTATTGACAAGTTTCCCTAATGTGAAATTGTTTTAGTTTTGAACTTGTAAGGATTACTTACAAGTTGAATTAATGAACCGACAAGTATTTCTTGTCGGTTCATTTTTTTTCATTTAGACAGGTGGTTTAATGTGTTCAATAAACTTGGCCAAATATGCAGATAATTTTGCTACTGTTGGGGCCTTTAGCATAAGTTTATAATCACTAAGAACCTTGTTGTATAGTTCCGCTCTAAACTTAACAATTTCTTTACCTGACAATGCTGATACTTCACTTACGTCTGTATATTTTGCATCAATTTCAATAATATCTACTAACTCTAAATTGCTTACAGCAGTATCAAAATATTGCTTTGTTTCTGCATCTTGAAGAACATCATAAGCATCTATAGAGTCTTTGATATAAATCTTCAAATCTTCTTTTAATAAAGTTAATGATTGATTAAGCTTTGTATCTAATAGGCTATCAACTTCTGTTTTAGAAATTGAATCAACAGGTTGAGGTGTAGGAGATGGCTCAGGAGATGGTGTAGGTAGTGGATTTGGTTGAGGGGTAGGCTGAACAACACTTCCTTCACTAATAAAATTACCACTGTCCCAAGTTTGTAGATCCTTTGCTTGCATCTGGCCTGTAGCAGTTAATTTTACATTAGCAAGATTCCCATCTTCAACCATTGGACAAGCATCTTCTCCAGCTCTTGTCCAAGCCCAAGTAGCAAATGCTATAAGGTTTGGATATAATTTTGAAAGCTTTTGCATCTCAATGTTAATGCCTTTTTGCCATTCAACATCTCCGCAGCCATATTCTTCAACAATCACTGCAACACCCTTATCTAATATTGGTTTAAGGTTAGGAATAACGTCTGTAGCACCGTTGTAAGCATGGTAAGCATATGCGTCAACTAATAGGGGATCAATTAAATCATTAGCTTCAGGGGTAGTATTTTCTTTTGACCATTTAGACGTTGGGCAAATGAGAAAAGCGTCAGGATCAATAGACCTATAAATTGTTGCTGCTTTCTGAAGAATAGGCTTGCATAAACTCCAATCGCCAATATCGTTAGGCTCATTTGTAAGACAAACCCAGACTGGTAAACCCTTCCAGTTATTTGCCATTAATTCAACGAGTTTATAGAAGCCTTCTGATTTATCATGTAAATCATTTCCAGTTGGAATATGCTGAGGCCCAACAATAACATGGCAGCCAGCACTAAGCATTTTACCAATTGTGTCTTGAATTCTATTTCTGTAAATTTTATCAGCAATATATTTGTCTGGATTGAATAAAAATCTCAAGAACTTATGTCCAAGATATTTTAGTGAGCTAAAGAATCCAGTTCTATTATAATCTGGTGCCTCTGACCATAAATATTGGTTACCGTAATTACCGCCTCTTATAGCTGTGATTGCATTAGCTCCAGTTGTGCCTTCGTAAATATTATAAGGTGTACCATCAAGCTTAACTAACTGACCATTACTAACTCTTAATCTTGGTGGTAATTTTGAATCTGGACATTTTGTAACCCAGCTATCTCCACCTACTTGAATATTAATACCTGGCCAAACCCAGTTTTGAAGTTTCCAATTGTAATCAAATAAACCAAACTGTAAATTGTGGATACCACTTACACTTGGATAATCAAATATTAGTTCACCCTCTGAATACCAATATGGGTCTGGGCCATCAGCTACTTTTGTTGCACCATCAGGAAGAACATCAGAACCATTTTTTTTAGCATAAGCAATCCAAGGCTGCTGAAACAGTGATCCGCCTTTTCCTAACAAGAACCATCCACCCCAAGTAGTAAAAGTCTTAGGTGGCATTTTGATTACATAGGGAATATGTAATTTGCCATCTGAACCTGGATCTTGAATTTTATCAACTAAAATTTCTACAAATGGAGACTTAACTCTTTTTTGTTTTGTAGTAATCTCAAATGAAACATTTTCTGCCATTTGATCTGCAAGCACTGTCCAATGGTTGGTAAAGAAAATAAATCTAAAACTATCATATTTTCCAACATCAAATGTACTTATGTCAAAGTTAAATGTTTGAGTTTCTCCAGAAAACAAACTAAACTTAAAATATTTTTTAGCTACATCGTCATTAGGAACCCAATTAAGCCATTGTTCTGTTGTTTGCCCTGTTGTTGGATTAGTGTATGTTCTTCTCATCCAAACTTGGCATAAATCAGCATCAATTGGAGCTGATGGATTTGTAGTTCTGATCTTTAAATTTACATCTCCAAGATCTACAGTAGGGATTAGTTCAAGTCTTTCAAAAAATGATGCTAATGAAGATGCTTGAAAATCTTCAAATTTGCTTTTGTTTACCTTATCAATCAAATTGAAATCTGGTTGTAATTCTTGTGTTGGCTTGAAAAAAATTTCACTAATTTCTCTGCCTTTTTCTTGCACCTGGTCAAAATCAGTAGGTAGTTTCTTATTAAAAAACATATGCGCTCCTTTAAGCTATAAAACTTTATGTGACAATATTATTATAAGTGTTTTTCAATTTATTTTTTTATGGTATTATTAAATAAAGATTAACTTCAAATTTTTTGCAGATTAAAGACACTGGAACAATATAAGATTTTAAGTTCTTACGAGCATGCCTAATGTAAATTTCTTGTAGGTTCATTTTTTTGTAAATTTTTAAAAATCCTAATTGACAAATGCTATAGATAAGGATATATTGGATTGTATTTTATATACATCAAAAGATTATGCAATGTGGTCAGATGTCAAATACAAAAAAGGATTATGAAATATGCTAAGTCATCAAATAAAAACTTTACTATCAGAATACATTAAAGACGTATGTAATAACGAAACGTCTTCTATCTTCGATACAGCTTCTAAGATTAAAGGAGCATCAGATTTCTCGTTATTGTTAACAACCAGATTAGATATTATGAACAATCTAACTGATTTTTCAGCTCTTGAGACTATCAATACTCAATCGACTACCACTTACCATCAACTTGTCTTAGATACACTTGACTCAGATATACCTGAATTAGAAGACAATCTTACAGATAATAAAATTGTTTTATCAGAAGAAACTGTATTTGATTCAGTATCTGAACTAGATAGTAATACAAAGTCCAAAAACTTTGTCAACAAAAAGTGGTCGAGAGATTTAATTGATCGAATAGAGAATTTCAGTCTTGATCATATTAAGTCAAAGAAAAAGGTTTCTAGAGATAAACTATTGCAAGAATTCAATAATAAAATGCTAAATGATATCCCTTCTGAGGAAAGATTAGTTTCAGGCAATAAAAACGCAGCATATATTGCTAAATTTTGGAAGAATATCAATAATCGCCTAATCAAAACTGGTAAAGTCACTCTAGTTGATGAGCATTTTGTCTATAACGAAAAATATTTAGAAGAAACAGTCTAAAATTTTCAAAGGGGTATACAAAAATATACCCCTTTTTTTTTATGATATAATACATTGGTCATTAATCATGAAGTTGTCACAAATATTTAATTTACCTAACAAGACATCTATTTCTGTAAAAGAGGTATTTCACTTAAAATGTATCTCTCATGCAGTATTCCCTTTTCACATAAGAATGAATATTGATTGGAATAGATTGGAAAAAAGCATCAATACATTCAAAGCATTTAAGATTGATGCTTCTCTAAATACATACTATACTGTAGCATTGAATGACAAGAACTTTTTTTTAGTAAGCTATGATAAAGTTCTACAATCATATTCAATCTATTGTAACAGTAAAGAAGACTATGCGTTGATGATGAATGTATTTATGATTTTTTCAGATTATTGTCATTGCGATTATTACTTTGACGAAGATGTAGAAGTGGCTTATTAATTATGTTAGATTTATCAAAGAGTTGGAAAGACGCTTTTATTGTCCAATCAAATGCTATCGATCCGCAGCCAGGTTATGATGGAGCTAAACCAGGTTGTCAAATGTATGATAACCATTTGAATGCTTTGAATTTTGTATTATCTGATGGATGGGAGATTAATTCATCGACCCCATTAGATATTCATAGATTCTTGACCAAAGGAATAGATTATTTTGAAAATCATAATTCTTCAGGTCAATATAGAACAGTAGATGTTTGGATAGGCAATGAAGAATGTCCAAAACCATATTTGTTTCCAGGATTGATTGATACATGGTTTAAAACTACTAAAAATCTAATGAATGATGAATCTAGAAACCCAATTGATACAGCTTGGATTTCACATCATATGTTTGAGATTATTCATCCTTTCATAGATGGTAATGGACGCACTGGTAGACTAATTTTCAACAAAGTATTGCATGATTTAGGCGAAGATGCTAGAATCATTTATTACATTGATAGACACAAATATTATGATGAGATTGATGAGTTTAGAAAATATTATTGGACTGGTCAATCTTTTTGTAATCTAGATTTACTATAGAGGCTTCATTATGCTAACCGGACTGCACGATCAAAATTCCACTGGTACAAAAGGTCAAGAAGTTTTATTTAAATTACTTGGTCCTAAATATGAAAAGTGTCACCCTAAAGACGGCGATGGTATTTATAAGGGTAAAAATTCTTCTTATACTTATGAAGTTAAAACTACAGACTTAGAGCTTGACAGTAGAGGTGGAATAAATCAAGTTAGAGCGATTAAATGTATAGTAGTAATCGTTTATTTTAGAAAAAGCGGATTATGGGCTGTATTGTCTCCTTTTGATGTGTTTAATCTCACTGCATCTAAAAATAGAGGACAACATAATGAAGTTGTTATTGAATGTTCTCAAATATCAATAAATTCAATACCTAAAACATGTATTTGCTCTCGTGATACTATTATCAAGAAATTGGAAAGCATGTGTACATTGTTTGAAACTCAAGAATATTCTGATGTAAAAAACGAATGTAATAATATTTTAAATCAGTTAAAAGCATTGAATGAAACTAGTAAGAAAACAATTCAAGCTATGGTAAAATGTAAATAGGTATTTTGATGCAACATAATTATAAAAATGAAGATTGTATGTCTTTCCTAAAATCTCTTCCTGATTCTAGTGTTGACCTTATTCTCACTGACCCACCATATTATATTGGTTATGATGGTGGTAAAGGATGGGATAGTCAATGGTCTTCAGAAAAAGATTATTTAGATTGGTGCGAAGAATGGACTAAGGAATGTGTAAGAGTATTAAAGTCTGACCGAATGATGTGCGTTTTTGGTACTCTAAAATATGATACGTTTTTAAAATATAAGTTAGATATTTTGAATAAAATGCCTAACATGCTTCCTCAGAATGAAATTGTCTGGCATTATAATTGGGGTGGGCGTTCTAAGACTAATTTTGCAAGAAAGCATGAATATATTTGGTGTTATTCTAAAGGCAAAACATTCTTATTTAATTCTGACAGCATTAGGATAGAACGTAAGCAAAAGATAAATATTCGCACTGGTGATGAATACGCTCAAGGCACTATTCCTACATGTATTTGGGAAAAGAATAATCATACTACAAGTAAAGAATACTGTAATTGGCATCCTACTCAAAAGCCGGTGATGATTCTGGAAAGATTTATTAACGCATACACTAATACTGGTGATGTTGTATTAGATATTTTCGCTGGTACTGCATCTACTTTAATAGCCTGTGATAATCTTAATAGAAAATTTGCTGGATGTGAGTTAGATTCAGAATATTACCAGTTATCAATAGGCAGATACGCTACTCTCACAGGCAAGGTTTACAATAATGAACTGGGATGATATAAAGCTAAGAAAAGAAGAATCAATTCGAGAAAGTACAAATAATCCAGTGACAAATAATTCTAATCCATTTGAGCTTAATGGCAAAACTTATAATTCTTACACTGAATATTCAAATTCAGATGAACATAAAGAAATATTGAAAAGTCAAGAAGAAGCTTTAGAGCAATATAAGCAAAAAGCTAAGGAATATTTTGAATCCTTAGAAATGGACAATCAATTATTGTTATTCTTCTATATCACAAATGTTATCTTTAAAAACTATTTTGTAGACAATAGCTCATATAGAGGTTTGCTTTATGATAAGTTTGGTTTTAGTCCTGAAGCTTACAGTTTAGGCATGGATAGTGGTATGTTTGCTCTTCATAACGCAATCTCTACACCAGATGAATTAGAAGAAAGATTTGATGCTTTAGTGAAATTTTTAAAGCTTGAACTATCTAAAAAAGATTTGGGATCTTTGAGAAATATTTTTCTTTATGGATTTGATAATAGTAAAGCTTTAGATAACATAAATACTGGACAACAGAAATTTATTTTTGATAAATAATAACTAAAAAACCCCTCTTTCCAGAGGGGTTTTCTTATTTTAGTCATCTAATGGATCGTAACCATCATCTCCAAAATCATTTCTCTGTTCTTTCAAATCAGATTCATATTTTTCACAAGCTTCAGAAATAGACATCTCATCATTAAGCCATGGTTCTAAAATATATAAAGTATCGCCACTCTTAACACTGTCTTCCAAATATGTTCCTGATAATGCAACCGTTAGTTTATCTTGAACTGAATTTTCCAATTCTTGATCGCCCTCTGACATTGGATCTTGTTGATATTCCATTTTATATCTTTTCAACATCGGGTCATTTTCTAAAGATGATACATTTGAATAGTTTCCACCAGCAAATCCATCTTCTAAACTTTTATCAAGATCTCGTTGAGTACGCATTTCATACTTGCTGTATTCACTATCGAAATTTTGAGCCATTTTAACAGCAACACGAGTCAATTTATCTGCTTCGTCGTGCATTCCTCTATAATCCAATAAATTAGCTATTTTTACTAATTTTACTAATGATCTATTCATAATATCTCCTAAACTATTTTATTTTATACTAGTTTACTATCTTGCAAAAAAACTTTTCAACTTATCTATGCCTTTATTAACAAAAGTTTTTTTAGGACTAAGTTTTTCATAAGCCTCGGCAGCAGCTTTTTGAATATAATCTGGAAGAGCAGATGGAAGATTTAATTGGAATTCAAATTCATGTAATTCTTCATCCCCAATATCATCCATGCTAGTTTTCATATCAACAACTCTTCCTTGATCATCTTTGACAACTTTTTTTATTCTTTTGCCTCTAACAGGTATAAGCCATCCTTGTTTGACCATGTTTTTAATCATAGGCCAAGATGTTGTTTTTCTAGCTGATCCTATAATTGAAAATCCTTGAGATTGATAAGGCATTAGAAGCTTATATAATCTGTCTAAAGCTATCATCAAATTTGTTCTTCTGTTACCTGGAATAACTGTAAGATCTTCTACTTCTATTTTTTTCTTTCTATTATTTACAGATAAAATAAAATAGAATATCCCATTCATACCATCTACAATATATTTATCATTATCATCTTCTATAAGATATTCATCAGCTTTTTCTCTTATTTCTTTATAAATTTTGTCTCTTGCAGGTTTAGGTATTAATTTTTGTTGTTCTGGAGTCATATATACATAAGATGGTACTTCCAGATCTGAAAATACATGGAAATCAGGAGGATATACATCTGACTCCATTTTTATCACGTCCTTGGGTTTGAGCGAAGTATTGACCCAATCTAACTTTTCAATAATTGGTTCGCCTTCAGGGGTCTTAGCAATCTTTTGTAACACCCTATCATTTATATCTGCTTGGTGAAAATTTCCAACAGATTCATGATATTTGCAACTAGAAATAATTATTTTCATATTTATATATTTTATAAAAAATTTTAAGAAACCTTTATAATTGTTTTATGGCATACAATATTTTAAAATTTGAACCTAAAATATCCGATGAATACAATATTGATAATGTGTTATGGAAATCTTCATTACATTTACCATCAAATTATAGCAGTGATGCATCGGAATGTCTGTCATACGCAATCTTGAACTATGATAATAGAATGCTACTAAAACAATGGGTAGACATAATTGACAACATTCCAATCAAATATGAATACGAATATGATGATGTATTGTTTAAGAAAATAATCATTGTTGAATCAGACTTAATTGGTTACACATTAGATTTACATGCAGTAGATATTAGATCGCAATATTTTTGTGTAGAAGTGCAAAATGAACTTATATTAGCTTTATTATGGATACTGGAAATCAGCAAGAATAAAAACTATCACCCTAAATACTTAAAATCTAAAATCATGCTAGCCGAAGAAAAAATAGATCAACAGATGCAGGTTAATAAATCTACTATCAATATTTTAAATCAGCTAGACAGACTATGTAATATTTGCACTGACTACGAAGTTGATGTTATGTGCGAAATGGTGCAAAGAGGTTAATGTTTAAAAACAAATAAGATATCATCATATCTATTTTTGATATATCTTAGATCATAAACATCAAAATCACCAAAATATTGCTGCATTCTCATTTTAGCAATACCATATTCCTGAATATCTTCAATAATAAATAATCCACCATTGTTCATTCTATTTTTCATGAACGAATATGTAAGGATTTGATGTTCTAATAAGTGAGATGCATCTTCAATTACAATATCAAATTTAATATTTTCTGGGAATAAATTTAAGCAATTAGAATCCGTTGCGTCTGATTGATAGAAGTTTACTCTGGATGGAATTTCAAGATCTGGATGTTTAATATCTAATCCATAAATATTAGCATTGGGGAAATATTTATCCCACAACATCAAACTTCCACCACGATCTGTCCCAATCTCCAAGAAATTAATTTCTTTATCTTTATATGGTAAGAAAAGATGATCATAAACATCTAGATAACAATGAACAGTATCTTTATCAGTAAAAGAATTCAAATCAGCGCACAATGATTTTAAAGTATCCATAGACCTATTATAAAAGAAATCTGTATATTTTTATTATGGCAAATGTTGTTGTAGGTATACCTTGTTTTAGTAATCCAGAAGTAATAGAAACATGTGTAACTTCTATTATTAATTCTAACAATGCAGCTCATGAAGTAGTAATATTGTTATTTAATCATTCAGAAGATCGAGAAATAGCTAAAAAAATATATTCCTTAGCCAGTAAATATAAACACATTAGATGCTTTGATTATAGACAAAATAGAGGATTAGCAAGAACATGGAATGACACTATCTCATTTGCTTATATTGAGAACAAATATGATCATTGCATTATTATGAATGATGATTTTGCATTTGTAGATACTGGATTTAATGATTATATAAAATTCGCTCATAGGAATTATACTTGTCCTATTATATTAAGCGAATGGGATTTTGCTTGTTTTATTTATAATCAATATGCCTTAGATACTGTTGGAATGTTTGATGAAAATATATATCCAGCATATTACGAAGACACTGATTTTGAGATTAGATTAGAAAAATTAAATCTTGTTCCATCTAAGACTGTATTCAAGCATAAACATATTGGAAGTTTTAGTATGAACTCTATTGATGGACTATTAGATACATACGAAGAAAAATATTTCCCCAAATTAAGAGAATATTACAATAATAAGTGGGGATTTACCAAGGATAGTGATGGCAGACCAGTAAAATATAATTATCCTTTCAATGACGAAAAGATAGGATATTTTATTTCATACAAGGACAGAAAATATCCATACCCTGGACATAATATTAGAGAATGAAAGATAAAGAAAAAGAATTTACCGACAGTTTACATTTACTTACGAAACAATTCAAAGTAACAATGTACGCTATGGAAAAATATGCCAGCGATTTAAAAGCTGAAAATCTTATTATGTCTGAAGAAGATACACAAAAAAGATATATTTTAGTAAAATGTTTAGTACAACAAATTAATGATTCTGCTTCTAATCTAATTGGGGCATATGTTTTGTTAGATGAAATACGTAAAATCTAAAGGGTAAACCTCCTTGTTAGATAGAAAAATATATCCATGAATAGGTATGCCCTTTTACTTGAATTAAATAATATCTGCTGCGATTTAGAATCTCAAGGTAAACTCATAGAAGCTGCAAAAATACATGATGTATTTACAAAAGTAGCTGGTAATGAGCCTTGGTACTATAATAAAAATACTTTATTTGCAGTTCTAACATTAGCAGGTGTTGTAGCTGGGACAACTACTAAATTAATCCAAACATATTTAGAAAATCCAGCAAAAATATTACAAAACTATAATATTACAGAATTCAAACCTTTTGGTAAAGGCGCAAAACATACAGCTGTTGGAGCGTGGCAAAGTTATCTAAATGCGAATAGTAATGCCGGGCTTGATGTAGATAATGATTTCGGACAAGCTACCGTGGATGCTACTGTAGTTTTCCAAAGAGCTCAAAGCATATCTGCAACTGGAGTTTTAGATAGCCAAACATTTAAAGCTGCTATTCTAAATAACCCTAAAGATCCAAATCTTTCAAACTTAATTAAAATAGAACAACTAATAACTCCAAAAGAAACTACACCTGAGCAAATGGTTCAGGATCCTTTGTACGATAAGCCTATAGTAGAGCAAGCAGCTCCGCAACCTATTATCGAACAACCAGAAATAAAGCAGCCTGTCAAAAAAGAAATAGCTAGACCTAAAGCTAAAATGCCAGCTAGAAGAAAAATCAAACTCAAAATGATGGAAGATTTGGATTCTGGGAAAATAACAGGCAGAGAAAGAAAATCAGTCAAAAAACACTGGTTAGTATTTGACAGTAAGAAAAATAAAGGTCTTCCATTTAAAACTGATCCCGCAGAAGTATATGAAATTTACAAAGATTTCAGAAACAAGCAAGAAGGTGGAGCTGTTAACATGAAAACAGATCCAGGCGGGGAAACAAACTTTGGAATTACACAAAAACATTATAATGGATTAGTCAGAGCTTATGGCTTTCCACCTAAATCAGTCTTTAAATTAACAAAAGAAGAAGCTGAAAAAGCAGCATTTGTTGATTGGCAAGAATTAGGTGTTTCTAAACTTCCAGCTAATACAGCGATTGCTTTAGCAGACATTAAGTTTAATTCAGGTTTAGGCTGGGTTACTATGATTCTCAGAGACGCTTTAGGTATACAACAAAAGCCTCTCAACCTAACTTCTACTCCTCAAGAAAAAATTGAAATAGACAACATGATTGCAATGTTGTCCAAAAAAATTACAAGTCAAGAATTAGACGAATATTTTGCTGCTAAAATTATTAGATCTAGAGCTAAATTCTTGGCAGGAGCTAGAGCTAAAGGTAAGGTAGGGAAAACACCTATGCCTACTATGGTCGCTCACCGTGGACTTATTGACCGATTACACCAGATATCTAAGCTTACTGGTAATGATAGTGACTGGGATGAAGTTTATAGAGGAATGCCTAAGAGTAGAGGCAAGAGATTTAAGTTCATCAAAGACTATGGTTTACACAGACCAACTCCAGAATTCCCAGGCGCAAAATAGTTCTAAAAATAAATTTGTGATTGCCTGAAATCATGGTACATTAATAGCATGGAGGAGCAAAATGCTCAATAATGTTGTTAGTGGTTATGTTAGCCTTACGGTAAATCAGGTTAACACTATTTTGAAGGAATTTACCTACACATCCAAATCTTCGTTGCGGGACATTGCTGATTCAATTGCTGTTTGGAAGAATTACCAAACTAATGAATTGAATGAAAAGTATATCACCGTTGCTCGTAAGAAGTACACCAACGCTGAAGAAAATGTTCTAATTGATGATGATGCTAATGTATCCATCATGAAGGACGGAGCTTATGTTCACGCTTGGGTCTGGATTAGTTCCGATAAGTTGCCTAAGAGAAAGAAGTAATATGTCAGATTTTAAGTGGTACGCTGTTCATGTTCTACCTCAAAAAGAGAAAGCAGTGTGTGCTACCTTAACAAAGAGAATGGCTCACGCTAATCTAAGTGGTCTATTCAAGGTGGTTGTCGCTCCAGAAGAAATTGATGTAGTAGTCAGAAACGGCAAGAAAGTACAAGTTAACAAAAAAATATACCCTGGTTATGTATTTGTTAACATGATTCTTGATGTAGATACACAAAATATTGTTCGTTCTACACCGGGTGTTGCAAGTTTTGTATCATCCGCTTCAAATAAAATTACTCCTATCAAAGATGCTGATATCAAAGTTATTCTAGAAGCTATGAATCCAGAGAAAAATAAGCCTAAGCTCAAATGGCATAAGAACGATAAAATCCGTGTCACCAAAGGACCATTTATCGACCTTGTGGGAACAGTGGAAGATATTTTTGAAGATAAGCAAAAGATGAAAGTTATGATTCAAATCTTTGGACGTGATACACCTATTGAACTAGAGTATCATCAAGTAACAAGAGAGAATTAAATAATAACCCTCCCCTAAAAAGGAGGGTTTTCTTTTACAATGCTTATTATGTGGGGATTAATAGGATTTGCATGGGGAGATACAATTGCTTCCTTGGATGTATTGAAAAGAAATAACATTGATAAAGTTATTCATATTGGTCCATATCCAGAAATTAAAGATTTTTTAGAAGCGCAATCATTCATTAAAGAAGTGAAGTGCTATTATTATGATAATAGTAATAAAGCTGAATACATGAAAATATTAGCAAACTTAGCTAATAGAATTTATGAACAACATCACTTATCTCAATTACATAAAGATCATAAGATGGATTTTTGTAATGTAGAAGATATTAAAAATTGCCTTATAGACTGGACTAGTGTTCATTACGAAACACAATTACCAGACAAAGTAAACATTTCTAAAAAATCAATTGATAAAGCTGAACAAATAATAAAATCGCTTCCTTTAGAATTTATTCTTTTACAACCTCAAAGTTTACATACTAATAAACAAGATGGTCATTATCCCCATTGGAATTCATTCATTAGCGCTATATCAGACAGAAAAGATATAGTTGTCATTGGAGAAAACAAAAACACCCCTATTTCAAGTAATTTCATGGATTTAAGGGGAGAGATAGATAGTGCTGAGATCTTTTTTGAACTAGTAAAGTATTCCAGATGTTTAATTACAGTACCAAATAATTTATATAATTATTGTCAGATTATTAAAGCACCAACACTATCTTTAAATCATGACTCTTTTAATTCTAGAAACCCATTTTTTAGAATGTCACACTCCAAATACACTTATAATGTTATGCATGGAGATACTGTAGAAAAAGCATTATCTTATTTAGAAGATATATTAAGTGGCAATACATTTAATCCACATAATTTTACTACAGCAGAGTACGTGGCTAAATTTACAGATATCACTTTAAACGATTACACTAAAATAATGAAATCTCACATGGTATTTCATTTATCAGATATTTTTAACACATATATAAATGATGTATGGTTTTTTCATGAATCAGTACCAAAATGGATAATTTATGAAAGTGCTAGATATTTGTCTACCAAAGGCTCTACATTTGCATCGGTGGGAAATAATATGATTTTAGGTAAGAGTATGGATTATCTAAAATCTTATGGAGCTAAATCAAGATCAATAAAAAAAACAAGCAAACAGAAAAAGATTCTATTTGCTTGTGAAAAGGTTGAATTTGATTATTATGATAAGGTGATTATTCTTTAATAATATTCTTTTACAGGAAGAATATGATTTATTACGATTGTGCTTCCTACAGTACTTCCAACTTTGAATCTTACCCAGTATCTAGGAGGATTTGGAGGAGTAAGAGCCATTCTCATAGTTCCAGCGTTGATACTATTATGTAAAGTTGTAAGAGGATCTAATGGTCTTGGGCTAGTTCCTTCTAAGATTGTAGGAAGCCAAGCTGTTTGCCATGTTCCTTTTACTTCTACTAAACCAGAGAATTTCATTGTATCTGAGTTGCCTGTAGAAGTATTATCAACAAGAGATGTATTTGATGATGACCAAGTAGTACCGTTCCAATATTCCATTGTTAAGGTTGTGTTGATGGTAGATGGTGTAGTAAGGTTAAAATCCCAATGGTTCATTTTTTCGCTTGAACCTATATAGATATAATCATTACCATCTGAGAATGATGCCTGGGATGCATTAAAGCCACCTCTGTTTGTCAAAGGCTGAGTAACGTCATATATTGTTCCACCCGTACCACCAGCTCCAGATTGTGCTTTACCGATAAGAATTCTATAATCCTTAGCATTATAATGAGGTGCTTTACCCATATAATCGGTTTTGACCCCGAATGTTTTTTGACCAACTACATCAATCATAACATTGATAGATGTTTTAGATGCTCCTAAATCAATCATCACATATGTATAATTCTCATTATATTCTGTTTCCATAAATACTGGTGGGTTGAAATTAGCTATACCTGTATACAATTGATCTGATTTAGCTGCAACAGATAAAGCCATTCCTCTAAAGTGATCATTTTCAGTTGAAGAATATCTGTAATGAGCACCATTACTTAATAAATAAATATTATATCCGCTTGAAATATTTGTCCCTGTTGTGTTCCATACTCTGATAGATCTAATATCACTTCTAGACCACCAAGGTAATGTAAAATAAACAAATTGTCCAGTAATTACTCCAGAAGAAATTTCTGCCTGAAGCATGCTATTATATTGTGAAAAAACTACACTCATCTGATAAACCTCATTATGATCAGTACGCTATTTCTTATTTTCTTTTCTTGATGTTTATATTCCTTGCTCATTGATATTTGAAGTCATTAGCAGTATAATAATTTGTAGCCTTGCAAATACCGTCTATACAAAAGGGAAGGGCGCTCTATTTGCAAGGTAATATTAAAAATATGAAAATTCAATACGTATCAATCAAACCGACACAAAAGGCAGATGAATTAGGCTGTCATGCTCTTACTCCTGAACTATTAGCCGCTACAGGTGCTAGATATTCAAGAAATAATGAAGGCCTTGATTCCATTGTAAGTAAAATTGATCCTAGTAATCTTGATAAGTCTGTAGATGGAATTTTCAAGATGCTTGATTATGGTCACCAGTCTATAGCGGACATGACACCTATTGCTTTATTTATTGATGAAATTTCACAATTTGCTGCATATTATCTTTGGACATTATCTCCTACTGCTGGTGGGCAGGAATGTTCAACGAGATACATTAAAATGGATGAATCAGGTTTAGTTGATGCTGAAACATTAGGTATTCCTGAGCATTTAGTAGATTCTTTTAATCATTTTAATAAGAAAGCTTTTAACAACTATCATACTGCATTGAAGGCTTGGACTAGATTAGCTGAATTACATCCTGAAGAAACAAAGATTCCTTCTGCATTACTTAATTCTGATTCTGACAAAGATAAGAAGGCTGTAGCTAGAATGAAGAGAAATTATGCTTTTGATCGTGCTAGAGTTTATATTCCTTTAGCTGCATCAACAGGTGTAATGATGATGCAATCCGCAAGAGCATGGGCGGGTATTTCTGCTCATCTTCAGTCTCACCCTCTCAAAGAATTAAATCTTATTGGTAAAGAAATTGCTGACAAGATGAGTATTGGCGCTCCTAGACTTTTGAAACATACAAAGCCTACGGAATCTATTCAAAAATATATTCTGTCAGAAATCGAATATAACAAAGAAGCTGGCCAATATACAGAAATAGACAACACCTATGAGTATGATACATATGTTGATATTGATGATCTTTATTATCCTGAAGAGCTAATTGTAAAAGCTTGTGAGACTCGTAGTAATCGTTATTCTCCATTTGGTTCTGTAGTCCAAAGAATGTCAGTGAAGTTTGCTTGGAACAGTATTAGTTTTGGTGAAATTCGTGACCTCAATCGCCACAGAACAGGAACTAAATATTGCCCATTGATTCCTTCAGGTTTCTATGGTGCTACAGAACAGATTCCTACTGAACAGAGCGACATTACTGATTATAATGCAGTAGATGATATTCATTCCTCATCTAAGAATTTTGAATCTACTACAGAATTCGCTAAAGAAATGATGAATGAACATCCAGAATACATTTATTTCACAAGTTTAGGGCACAAGTATTATTTTGAACATACTACTACTGCTGATAAATTCTTATATGAAATGGAACTCCGTACTGGCATTGGTGCTCATTATAGATATGCTGAACACTGTAAGAAAGCATTAGAAGCCTGGTTTGAAAAATATCCTCTTACTAAAGGATTAATTTTCGAAGGAACTGCTGAACCTGAATAAAAAATAGCCTCTAGAAATAGAGGCTATTCTGTTTTATGATTCTTTTTGGACCAGCTATACATTCCATAGAAATTAACCATAATGAACATTGTGTGTGTGAATGTTATAGCCCATTGACCTGTATACAAGGAATATGTAAACCACAAACCATCACTAACCATAAATAAGAACCAGCAAATAGGATTCTTTTTGATGTTATACCAAATACCTATCAAAGAAAAACATGCTGCAATATAACTAATATTCAAATCGAGCTCCCCTTTCTCAATCTAAAAATAAACATTTATTTTCCATCCATCTTTACAAATAAATGTTTTATAAGGTATTGTTTCATATTTTAGTGGACTATCTTTCTTACTGATGACCATTACATACATACCTTTGTTATTTGTTAAGTAAGTATGAAACGAATCTATTTCCATGCCTTCCATAATTACCGCAGTATAATCGCCTTTTTTATCTCTGCTGTAAGACTGTATTAAAGATGCTTGTGTAAAATATTTATTTACATTAGGATGAACCATAATATTATCTACTAGAACAAATTCCATAATAGCTTGTAAAATAGTTTCAAAATCCACTTCTTTACCCATAGCTGCTTTTTGTATTTCCATTCCAATCTCAAGTTCAGATAATTGTTTTTCTTCTTGTAAAGATTGTATTTTTATATTTTCAGAGCTATTAAATAATAAATATTCTTTAGTAATGCCTAAAATATTAAATTGAGAAATAGGTTTTTGTGCTTTATAAACATCTTCAAACATTTGCTTAATTACGTTTACATTAGTGGTTTTTATATTGTGACATATGATAAGATTAGTATATTGAGAATTTGTGAAATACATAAAATATCTTTGAGAAATATTTTCATAATCTTTTACCTTGGATAAATTTCTAATATATTTCACATAATCTGTATTTTTTTTCCATTCATTACTGGGCATTTTATCTCCTATAAATAAAAAATATCTATGGCATGATAAAAGATTATTTGTCCATCCAGCATATTTAAGAGCATCGTCTAATCCATAGCAGACAAAGCATAATAGGTTATTCATCACTATTTTTTGTACAGGGTTGCAGTTTGTTCTTCTCTATGTTATATTGAATAGAACGATTGAAGGAAGACAGAATGAGCACAGATTTTAGACCAACCAAATTCGAAGACATTATTGGTCAAGATAATGTCAAGGAATATTTGCAGATGAAAATAGCTGCTTATAAAAAGACATTAAATCCAGTACCACATATTCTTCTGCTTGGTTCTTCTGGACTTGGTAAAACGACCTTGGCTAATGTTTTTGCAATGGAGCTAGGTGTCACTTTTCATTCACACATGGCTACAAAGATTAAGACGTGGGAAGATTTTTATAATATTCTCAAAAAGGTAAGGGCTCATGATGTATTGTTTATTGATGAAATACATGCATTACCGCCAAAAGTACAAGAAGCATTATATTCTGTAATGGAAGATTTTAAGTGCCCATTACTTGACAAAAACCTAATTAACCCTATCACTGTATCCATTCCAAAGTTTACTCTTATTGGGGCTACTACTCATGGTGGAATGATTAAAGGTCCTCTGATTGGTAGATTTCAATACAAAGGCTATCTTATCGATTACAACAATGAACAATTGTCTGGTATGGCTAAGAATGCTTGTCGGCGGATATATGGTCTTGATTTACCTGATACCACTGCACTAAAAATGGCATCTACATGTAAACGTACAGCTAGAAATGTATATAGCATGTTACGTAATCTTATTGATGTTGCTGAATCAGATATTAGAGGCATGGTCTTTGGTGAACATCTAACCCCATCAATGTTGCTAAAAACCTTGAAAATGGAACGTATAGACCCTTATGTTGGATTAGACCCTATATCTCGTAAATACCTAACCGTATTACTTAGAGAAAATACAACACTAGGTTCACGTACTATTGCTAACATGATTAATGAGCAAGAAATAACCGTTGTATATATGATTGAACCGTTCCTTACTTCTGAAATCGCTTTAGAGTTCAAGAGTAACAATATGCCCAAAATTATTAATGGTCCATTTGTACGTATAACTCCTAAAGGGCGAGTTATTACAGAAGCAGGTAGAACATACCTAAGTATCTGTCGTAATCTCCAACATTCAGGCTGGTTTACTGGCGAGAACCTTGGTAACTTAGAGAACGTATATGAGAACACCTATTAGCAAAGAAATAGAGCTGTATGCAAATAAATTTTACAGTGTAGAAAATAGTATTGATAAATATTATAAATTTGAATTTAATAATCATAATAGAATCAATGATTATATAAGTAAAGACAATGAAGATTTATCTATCGTTGGTATATCTACGGATGAAGGAGCTTGTGGTCATTATAGACTCAAGCTTCCTCTTTTGTATTTAGATAGCTTAGGAATTAAAGTAGATTTAAGATTAGCTCCCGAAAATCTTAAAATTGATTTGAATTTAATTGCTGATGCTTCTCATGTAATCATATCAAGATTAGTAGATAAAGAGCTATTTGATGTTATTAGGAAAACATGTAATTATAATGACACTACTTTGATCTATGATATTGATGATAATTTACTAGATATAAAAGAAGATTCTCCCGCATTCCCTTATTTTGATCCTAGCACTATTTGGGGGAAACAAAATATTGATAACTTTAAGTATTGTTTTGATAATTCAGATGCTGTTATTTATAGCACTGAATATTTAAAAGAAGCATTACCACATTCAGATCCTCATGTAATTTACAACGGAGTAGATGTAGATTTGAAATTTAGGAATTGGGAATTTACAGAAAAGTTTAACTGGAGAGATTTTGCTGGTAACTGTAAATATGATTCTTCCACTGTTTGTATAGGATGGTCAGGGTCAGCTACTCATAAAAATGATTTGATTAGCATTAGTAGTGTTGTTCATTCTTTGCTTGATGAAAATGTTGTATTTGCTCTACAATGTGAAAAAGATTTGGCTTTAGATATAATTGCTAATCATTGGAAATTACCTATTGATAGATTTTTCTTATTACCGCAAGCTGATTTTGTTTTTTATCCCTGGATTCTATCTATATTTGATATCGGTTTAGCTCCATTATTAGATAATAATTTTAATAGATGTAAATCCTGGATCAAATTAGCTGAATATAATGCTCTTTGTATTCCATATGTAGCTTCTAATGTTGAGCCTTATGTCAAATATAATAAGCTGAACAATGGTGGTATTTTATGTGACAATCAAGCTACATGGGAATCAGCTTTACGTTATTTAATTAATGAAAAGCAAACAGCACATTCTTTAGCTTACGAAGGAAAAGTAGGTGTATATAATAATTTATCTACATCTATTGTAAATCATGGTCTATTGTATACATTAAGAACTATTTCTGAAAATAAAAATTCTGTAACAAAAGCTCCATCATACAATAATATAATAAATTTATTTAAGGATTAAAATATGACACAAGAAGAATTTAAGAATTTAGAGAGATTATTTCATTTAGTGAATCCATATGAAAAATTTCAATATAAAAAGTATAAGCATGATGTAACCGGATGGACTCATACTACAGCTACATTTGAAGCATTGATCAAGATTGTTCAGCCTACGTTAATTATTGAAGCTGGCTCATGGAAGGGCAAATCAGCTTCAGTGATGGCTAAGTATGCTAAAGAGTTGGATCATTTTTGTGGGATTGCTTGTGTAGATACTTGGTTAGGTGCTAGAGAATTTTTCACCCATCAAAGAAGTGTGATTGACAATTCTTGGTTTAATGATTTTGTATCTAACCCTGATTTCCACAAAGAACGCTATGATGAATTAAAACTAAAGAATGGATATCCTAGTGTTTATTATTCATTCCTTGCCAATATGATGCATGAAGGAATTCAAGACATGGTTATTCCTTTTCCTATGCCTTCAACAATGGGTGCGAGATATTTTAAAGCTGCAGATGTTGTTTCTGAATTAATCTTCATTGATGCATCCCACGAAGAAGAAGATGTTTATAATGATCTCCAAGCATATAACACATTACTTGCTCCAGACGGGGTTATGTTTGGAGACGATATTTGGATTAATGATGTTAGAAAAGCAGTGGAAAGATTCTGCCTAAGTAAATATATCAAGCCTGTTTTTACTGATGCATACTGGGTTATTAGTAAAAATCAACATGTATTAAAGCAATATGAAGAACTAGTTAAAACACTATAGATTTTTATGTATAGCATCTTGAGGGGATGGATAATTAGGTAACACACTTCTTGCTTTATCCATATCCCTCGGTGTTATTACATTACCTTCAATATCGTGATTTTGATGAATACAGATTGATCTAGAATCTAATAATGTTTTGGTAGGAATATTTAATAAATGTCTTCTCCAAAGAAAATCCATATCAATACTTCCCCATTCATCAAATTCAGTCATTCCACCGATTCTACGCCATGTTTTTTTAGTCATAGCACCAAATACCCATGACTGCCAATCTGTATGTTGATCCATTTTTATATGGGAATAATCCGATACTATTTCTGGATTATAAAAACCATCTAATTTTCTAATATTGAGCGTATCTTCTTTCCAGTCAACAGAATCAATATTAATTTGTTCTTCTTGTGTAAGGTAATATATTTTACAAGCTAAATACATTTCATCTTGCATATTATTGTATATATTAATTAAAGCTTCACTACCCGGTATTACTTCTGGGTGTGTCGCAACTATGATGTCATTTTTAGCTGCTCTTATTCCAAGATTAATATTTCTTGCACAATCACGCCATAATCCAGGTTTTTTTCTTACGATTATTGTTTTGATATCTAAGAAATTTGACCACTGTTTAAGTAAGTTTTGGGTATCATCAGTTGAATCATCATCAACAACAATTAATTCAAAATCTTTGTATTGTTGTCTATGATATAATTCTAAAGATCTAGCTAATAAATGAGCTCTATTGTAAGTTACCATAACTATTGAAATCATATTTTTTTTGTACATAGGTTTATGGATTGTCCTGAAATCCAATAGGAAAAGGCCAAATGTTTGATTTACAAAACGATCAGGTTTTTGTAATATAAAGGTAGGAATTTTATGAGTAAAATGATTCTAAGTGGTGATGAATCACGTAAAGCAATTGAACGGGGTATTGTAATAGTTGGAGAATCTGTTGCCTGTACCCTTGGTCCTCGTGGTAGAAATGTTGTTATCCAAACTCCTTCTGGACCAATCGTTACTAAAGATGGCGTTACAGTTGCTAAAAATATCACCCTTGAATGTCCGTATGAAGATCTTGGGGCTCAATTATGTAAGCAAGTATCTGCCAAGACTAATGATGTAGCAGGGGATGGAACAACCACCGCTACAGTTCTGGCTCAAGCATTAGTTAAAGAAGGCTTAAGATATGTTGCTGCTGGTGGTAATCCAATTAGTCTCAAGCGTGGTATTGATAAGGCCGTAGATGCAGTAGTAGAGATTATTAGAAATATTTCCAAGCCGATTGAAAATAAAGATGAAATTAATTTCGTAGCTACAATTTCTGGAAATGAAGCTGAAGTTGGTAATCTTGTTGCGGATGCCATGGAAGGTGTTGGCAAGGATGGTGTTATTACTATCGAAGAATCCAGAGGCAGAGAAACAACTTTGGATTTTGTAGAAGGTATGCAAATTGACAAGGGATATATCTCAGTTCATTTTGTTAATAATCCTGAAAAAATGACTGCAAAGCATGTTGATCCTTTTGTATTACTTCATGATGGTAAGATCAATGATGCTAAGGCTCTTGTAGAATTTATTCAAAAGACTCCAGATATTGTTAATGGTAAACGTCCTCTTGTTATTGTTGCTGAATCTGTAGAGGGTGATGCATTACAGTTATTAGTTATTAATGCATATCAAGGTAAGAAGCCATGGGTAGCGATTAAAACACCTGGATTTGCTGCTCAGAAGAAAGATTATTTATATGACCTCGCTGCGTTGACAGGTGGTAAAGTTATTTCTTCAGAGATGGGAAGTACATTGTCCGATGCTACTTCTGAGTATCTAGGTAGTGCGAAGCTTATTGAAGTATCTAAGGAATCTACTACTATTGTTGATGGCGGTGGAAGTGGACAAGATATTGAAGATCGTATTCTACAAATCAAGGCTACTCTTGAATCTGTAGAATCTGATTATGAACATAGAATCTTGTCTGGAAGAATCGCAAAGCTTTCTGGTGGTGTTGCAGTAATCAAAGTTGGAGCTTCTACTGAGGCTGAAATGATTGAAAAGAAGTATCGTTATGAAGATGCTTTGGCTGCGACGAGAGCTGCTGTTGAAGAAGGCATTGTTCCTGGTGGCGGTGTTACTCTTCTTAGAGCTGCAAAGAAACTAAGACTAAAGCTTGCTGACGAAGATGAGAATATCGGAGTCCTAATTGTCAAGAAAGCATTAGAAGCTCCTCTCCGCCGTATTGCCCTTAACGCTGGTATGAGTCCAGATGTTGTTGTCAATGATGTTTTAAAAAGCAAAGAAGGCAAGGGTTTAGATGCTAGACTAGGCAAGATTGTTAATATGCTAGAGTCTGGTATTATCGATCCTGCTAAAGTAACTCGTTGTGCTTTACAGAATGCAGCTTCAATTGCAGGGCTAGTATTGACAACAGAGACTCTTATTGTAGATAAGCCTGTAGAATCCGATAAGGTTCTTGTTAGTGGCGATATGCTCCAATAAAGAGTGAAATAAATCAAATAGAAAGGAGTAGGAAAATGGGAGTGTACGATCCTCTTAATACTAAAAAGACATCAATGGACAAATATCTTAAGATTATTTTCTATGTTGTAACGTTTGGTGTTTTAGCTGTTGGTTTATCTCAGTTTGCTTGTAATACTGAAGTTAAGCCACCAACTCCCCCTGTAATGTAGTATGACAGATAATCTTTATTATTATTCGGCCATAGTAAAAAAAGTAGTAGATGGAGACACAATTCACTGTCAGGTTGATTTAGGTTTCGGTGTCAATTTCTACGATATGGATTTTAGATTTGCTGGTATTAACGCTCCTGAGACTCGTGGTGAAACAAGAGTAGCAGGACTGGAATCTAAAGTTTTCTTAACCGACCTACTCCTTAATAAACCTATAATGGTTCAAACTATTAAGGATAAACAAGAAAAATATGGTAGATATCTTGCCATTGTTTATGTTAAAGGACCGGATGGCTGGGTAAATGTAAATGAATTGTTACTTCAAAAAGGGCTTGCAGTAAAGTTCATGTAGCCTTATAATAGTTTATGGCTAACAACGCAAGAAAGCTGTTCATTGATATGAACAGCTTTTATTCTTCTATAGAGCAGCAACAAAATAAGAAATATAGAAAACAGCCCACAATAGTAGTACCTATTCTTACTGATTATACTTGTGCTATTGCTGCTAGTTATGAAGCTAAAGCTCATGGTATTAAATCTGGGATGAGTGTTCTGGATGCTGTAAGAAAATACCCGTTACTTAATGTTGTTGAAGCTAGACCATTAGAATATGTAAAGATGCATACTAAATTGGTCCGCATTTTAAAAAGACATTTCTGTAATGTAAAAGTATTGTCTATTGATGAAATGTCTTGCGATATAGAAGATATGTCTGATACAGATTATTTCAAGATATCAGCAGCATTAAAATCAGATATTTTTAAAGAACTAGGAGAATGTATGTCATGTTCTATTGGAGTTAGTAATAATACATTCTTAGCTAAAGTTGCATCTGATTTTCAAAAACCTAATGGATTTACAATTGTGAAATCTTATGAAGATTTATATAACTTAAACCTAAGAGATCTTCCCGGTATTAATACTAGAATGCAGAAGAGATTAAATAATTCTTCTATTTATTCAGTAAAAGATTTATGTTCTTTAGATGAAATACAATTGAAAAAAGCTTGGGGCAGTGTTGTTGGGGCCAGATGGTATTACATGTTGAGAGGTAATATAGACTGTGATTACGGCATGCATTATAAAGATATACCAGCTACTATTGGCCATGCTCACGTACTTCCCCCTAATATGAAATCTATGGAAGGAGCTTATACTATTTTTGAAGCTCTTATCTGTCGTGGTCTTAATCGCCTAACAGAATATAGATTATCCGCTAGTAAATTAGATATATTTTTATCTTGGAAAAATAAGCCATCTAAAGGTTGTTATAAGTTCTCTACTCCAATAGTAACTTCATCTTCTAATCACGGTTACTGGATGAATCAAGCTGTAGAACTCTGGAAGAAAATCCCATATGAAATTCAAGGCAAACCATTTAGCGTAGGGATTAGATTTACTCATACTATTCAAGAAAAAGATATGAATTTATCTTTGTTTGATATCCCATTAGAAACATTTGATATGCAAAAGAAATATATGTTACCTGAGCGTATTTCTTTTGGTAATCCAGATAGAATGTTTAATTAAAATTGTAAAATTAAAAATATGAAACTAAATATTGTAATTGATAACGTATCTGAAGGACAAGCAAAAGCTATTGAAGATATGCTTGCGGTATGGCTTTTATTAGTAGAAAAGAAAAAGGGCAGATGGGTGTCAATGTTTATTAATGGTACAGCAGGTTTCAACCCAGAAGTTACGATCAATGGTAATGTTCCTGAACGCTATCTTGAAAATATTGGTCCTAGATGGAATAAAATCAACGAAGATACAGAAAAAGAAGATGAAGTGTATTTTTTAGATTATGAAAGAATTGAACAGCTATTAGAAAATAAGGATAAGAATGACTCCTGAATATTTAAAGATTATTATCGGCCAGGAAAAAATTCTTTCTATGCCATTTAATAGCGTTGTAGCTTCAATGACACATCAATTTTTGTCAAGTACAGAAGATGAAAATTTTGTTTCAGATACATATTATTATGTTTTTGTAAATGCATCAAAACAGATAGAAAAATGGCTCTTAGACTGTATTGATGAAGAATTCTTGAACCCAATTAACCTTTTTGGGGATTGGATGAAGAATTTTATAGATTACACTGTAGCAAGAAACAAAAGATTAATGAAAGATTTAGTATTATGTTTCTCTGACGGTAGTGAATGGACTATTCGTGTTGTAGATATTTTATATATTAAGCAAAGAAAAGAAAATGATTATAATTCTTTTATATCAGTAAATACGGACGATCCTATTGTTAGATCTGAACAAGAGATGACAGATTGGATTCAAAATAATTGTGGTTGGGAAGAGATTTCAGATTATTTGACAGAAACTAAAAGACCACAACCTGAATTGGATTATGAATCAGAATTTACTAAATGTGAAAAGAAGTTTGTAGATTGGTCAGAAGATCTCTCAGTAATGGACTTGATATCAGGTACTAGAAATGATATCATCTTTATTGAGGACGATGAGGATGATAAACCCGTATAGCATTACTGATTATAATCGAACTATACCTGAACTGGAAGAATTTATCTTATTCTGTATTGTAGTAGCTGGCAAAACAGCTTATATACAGGCTCGCAAATTAGATGAGTTCCTATTATCTGTTAAAGCTAGATTAATGATGCCGGAACAAGTATCTCCTTTTCAGATTATTAAAAGTGCTGACCAACATGGAATCTTGATGGAAGAGATTCAAAAAGCTAAACTTGGACAATATAAAAAAATCTATGCTGGTTTTAAGTATATTTCCGGACGTGAATATAATTTAAATAAAATGACTCCACAGCTACTTGAATGTATACCTGGAGTTGGAATGAAAACTAGTAGATTTTTCTTATTACATTCCGATAAATACTACAAAGATACCATTGCTATTCTTGATACTCATATTCTAAAATTTATCAAAGAGAATATTGATAATCGAGCACCCAAATCCACTCCTACTATTGCTGTTACATACAAATATTGGGAAGATATCTTTTTACATTGGTGCGAAACAAACAATAAAAATGTTGCTGAATTTGATTTAGAAGTTTGGAAATCGTATGCGAGGACAGAAAATACATGAAATATAGCGATATCATTAAGCCAGGTGAACTACAAATTCTTCATCAATACGATGCATTAGCTCATAAAGTAGCAAATAATTATATGAGAAAATTGCCTGGTACTCATTTTGATTATGAAGATTTATATCAATGGGCAAGATTAGGCATTCTAAACGCTCATAGAACATTCAATCATAATAAAGATGTAAAATTCCTTACTCACGCTTACAATCAAGCATCATTCTCTATCTCGCATTATTTAAGAGCAGATACAGGATTGATTAGAATTCCACATTCAAAGCTTACAAATGAGAATATCAAGAAGCCTTCCTACACAGACATCACAGAACTTCATGATAGAGAACAACATCCTGTATTTGAATCGTATAATAATATTGATCTTAGAAATATTATTGATCAATATTCTATAAACCTAAACCAGAAGCAAAAAGATGTTATCAATATGTATTATGTGCAAGGTTTAACATTAGATGAAATTGCTTCTAGAATGAAAATAGCAAGACAAGCTATAGATTCACATCATCAAAAGGCAATAAAGATTCTTCGACAATGTTTTGTTGAAGATAAAATAGATAGATCTGTTCTTGGCGTTTGAAAGATTGTATAAGAGAAATATATGTCAGTATCAGATAATAATCAAGCTACTTTTGTGTTCGAATTAAAAAAAGAACATTATATACTACCGTCTAAGGTAATCGCTAGGTATTGTTTCAAAGAAGAAATGATACCTTTTGAGGATATATATCTTGAAGTGCAGTCCTCTCAATGGGTTATCAAAGATGTAGAATCAGATAGCATAATGCCTCTGAGTCATGAGATTTTTATCGAATGGTATTTGCCTAATGATAAAAAGGCATCAAAATATCTTGATTTTATTGTAGACAGTATAGTGGCTGATTTCACCCCATCCCCTGCCGGTGAATTTACTGATACTGACATATACCTAGAAGACGATATATACAACAATCTTTCATTAGCTTCATTTTTAGGATTAAATGGGCAAATAGAATCTGAAGATGGAAATACAAGATTAGTATTATCACATCATCCAAGACAAAAGAAATACACCTTAAAAGATAAGATCAAAATATTCAAATATCTTATGAATAATAACTTTACATTCCAAAATGTAATAGTAACACCAGAATAGACAAAACCCGCACTATATGCGGGTTTTAGTCCTTAATTCATATGCTTTATTTAGAAACCTGATTAATTGATTAACAGCTGCTGGAAATACACCACCAGAGTTACCAGCATTATGGGTATTGATGCCAGAGAACCTGTTATCAAGATGTTTCATATCTGTAAATATATATACTGAATGATTCTTTTGAGCAGATATTTTTATATCGTCGAAAATACCATCATTAGCTTTTGAGAATTTTTCGATGATACAAATTATCTCATTTATTTTCAGCTTGTATTTTTTGCTATATAAATACTGAGTGAGCTTTTCTATTTCCATACAGCATTATATCATGCTATAGTATTTGCGACACTACTTCTTAGTATATTTTGATTTCTGGTTATGCAAAGAATCTAAATGATGTTCAGGAACCATATTCATTACCTGTACATCTCCATCTTCTTCAAAAAATACAATATGATTAGAATCTACAGCTGATGGCAAATGAAGTTCTTCGTCAGTTAATGTTTTTCTGAACTTGGAAATAGGTATAGCATTTTCCCATTGACCATCAGGATCTACATAATAATTTTTTTCATCGTATTGATTTAAAGTATCGTCTAAATTCTCTGTCAATTCAACTTTATATACTTTTTCAAATTTACTACTTTTTTTGATATACTTGGACATAATATTATTTTCTTTATTGTTTTTTCTTAAACCTGTATTCTGTATGATGGTTGAATACCTGTATAGTTAGCTTGATATTTATATAGATCTAATGAATCAAAATAATATGTTCTTCTGAAGCTATTTTGCATTGATGCTTCTTCCAGTATTTGTGGATCATAATCTTGAAAATATGTCTTTTTTTCTGCTAAATCAAATAATAAATTTTCTTTTTGTATTGCTAACTTCTTAAAATGATTTAATTGTTTGATATCATTACTTGTGTTACCAAATAATGATGGCAAATTCTTGTGATTTAGAAGATATTTACAATTAAACCAGCCCATTCCTCTAGAGGGTCCTTTTTGTAATCCTATTGCTTCTAAATGTGAATTGTCTTGTAATTTTTTACTTAATAATGTTGAAAAATTATCCCCTAGTTTAATTGTGTCATGAATTAAAAATAAATGAGAATCTATTTTTTCATAAACATATTTTGTCACTAAAGCTGTGAAATCAAAAACATTGTAATTTGTAGCATATATATTTATGTTTTCATGTTGTTCTAAAAGTGAATATTTATCATATCCACTTATATATATGTCTATTCTGTAAGGTATATTTTTGAATTCATCTAGCTTGGGAAATATTGTTTTTTCAGCATAATTAATGTTTGATGACATTGTTAATACTGTTTCCATACATATATTATAAAGGATTCTTGAGGATCGAGATTACAAATATAAATCTAACTGAGAGATAATTATGGCCCTATCTAACTACACATATTTTGAAGTAAGAACAACTGGAAGCGATACAAATAATTCTGGTGGGTTTGATATCAACTCTTCTGGTTTTATTACCAATGGATCTATAACAAGTGCTAATACAGCCTCTCCTATCATTTCAAGTGCTTCATATTCATTTGTAGCTGGAGATGTTGGATCTTGGGTTTTTATTAAATCTGGTACAAACTCAATTCCAGGATGGTACAGGATAGTTTCTGTCACTTCTGGAGCTGCTACTTTAAATGGAACAATCGGACAAGCATTTATCGCAACAGCATTACAAACTAGTACATCTTTAGGTTGTGGATCTTCAGCTACATTATCTTCTATCACTTTTGGTATAGATTATTCTCAACAAGATAGCTATGAATACACTGGTACATTCATAGTACAAGCAAATACTTCTAATATTGTTGGCTCTGGAATAACTATAGGCAGCAACTGGGTAGGAAATATTATTAACCTTGTAGATGGTACTGTAAATGCTGGTTATTATAATATTCTAAGTGTATCTGCAGGTGTAGCTACTTTAGACAGAGCTGTTGGAACAGCTGCAGCAACTTCTACCGGATATGTTGGTGGAGCATTTGCAAGTCCAGGTAAAGCTCAATCTATTAAGGTTTTATGTAATAAAACATATATCAAATCTGGAACCTATTTGTTTACTACCACAACAAGAAATGTAAGTATGGGTGGTTTGATAAATGTCGGTGGAAGCACAGTTGCCAGTGGTATAGGATATGAAAGATTAGAAGGATATAGTACCGTAAGAGGAGACAAACTGAATCCTCCTGTTTTCAAGGCAGATACAGCTTTTACTGGAGTTTCTATGCTCCGTTTAGATCTCACTGGTTTACATGTAGAAAACATAGCCTTCGATGGCTCTGGAAATACTGGAGTGACAGCTATACAAGATAATCGGAATCCTACAATCAATATAATTATTCATAAATGCAAGTTCACAAATTTTACTTCAGTGCTTACAGGTAATCTTTATGCTATTGTATCTTTTTGTGAATTCGCTTACAATTCGGGACAGTGTGTATATGGTACGTCAGGTACAAAAGTCTACAATTGTACATTCCATGATAACACATCAACCTGTGTAGGAATGTCTTATGGTACTGTAGCCAATTGTATATTTGCTAATAATTCTTCTACCCCTGTTACTTTTCCAGATTATGCTGGTTCTATAATCAATTGCACATTTTATAAAAACAATCCCTATGGTATATATATTGGGATAAACGGCGGACAACATTCTGATTATGTTCAAAATTGTCTTTTTGTTAATAATGTGAGCTATGGGATATGGGTCAACACTGACATACCTTTGTTGCTTAATAATGCTTTTTACAGTGCTTCAAATTTAAATCATACATATGTTGGAAATACATCATCTTTTGTGATTTTATCTGGAAATCCGTTGGTTGATCCTGATAATGGTAATTTTAATCTTAATAACATAGCTGGTGCGGGAGCTGCAGTAAAATCTATAAATGCAGGTTCTTATTCAAATTACATAGGTACAACAAGCTATAATGATATTGGTGCAGTTCAAAGCATAAACACCCCTTTAGCTTACATTAATCCAGAAGTATCTATAATGGTAAAAGCTGGAACAACATCGAGATCTGAATATATTTATCTAAACACAAAAGGATTCGTTTATAATACTCTTGGATTATCTGCTTCATATGTAAGAGAAGGTGGATCAAGAGTAAATATTACTCTAGTATCTCAAACAGTTAATGGAGCGTATACATCTGGTGGGTTTGTAGAAGTAGACCCAGTAAATATGCCAGGATTATATAGAATAGACGCACCAAATGCATTATTCGCTTCAGGTGTAAAAACTGCAGCATTAGAAGTGATAAATACAAATACTGTTGATAGACACTTAATAACATATAATTTCACTCCTACAATGCAAATAGATATGACACAAACAGTACCAATATCTAATACTGCTGGAACTGTAGGAGATTCTTTAAACGCTATGAGAGCAGTAGGGTTTGGTAAATGGGTAATATCTGGTACTAATCTATCACTTTATGGACCAGATAATACTACTGTTGTTAAATCATTCACTCTCAATTCTTCGACAGCCCCAACATCAAGGAGTTAAAAATGGACATCGATATTAATAGAGGTGAATTTTAATGGGATGGTTATTAGGGGCTTATGAATTACAGTCTAATGGAAATAATGCTAATAGTGGTTTTTTTGATGCGTCAGCTAGTTATACAAGTACGCTTTCAACATCAAACGGCACTAGCGCTACACCTATAGTAACTGCTTCAAATTATACATTTGTCTCAACTGATATAGGAAATTATTTATATCTTTTTGGCAACAGTACGTGGTTACATGGCTGGTATAGAATTACATCCGTCAATGCCGGTGCAGCTACTGTTGATGCTTCAGTCGGATCAGTTTCGAGGCATAGTCAAAAAATATCTACCACACAAGGCATATCATCAGCTAATTCAGCATCATCAGGAACATGGTCAATAGATTATTCCCAGAATCCTTCAGCAGCTAGAACCTACACTGATTTAACAATTGTTTCCAATACAAACTATATACAATCAGCAGCTTTCCCTTTTTCTGTAAATATGATAGGAAATTCTGTGAAAATAAGTGGAGGAGTTAATTTTACCACAGGAACTTATTTAATAACTGCAATTTCAGGCACTACAGCAATTTTGGAAAGAGCATGTGGAACTGTAGGATCCACAAACGGCACTGGGAAAATGGGAGGTGCTGTAGTTGATTACAGTACAGCTATAGCTAACTCGTATGCTGGTGGTTTAGTTTATTATTTTTTAAAAGGAAGTTCAGGAATATTTAACTGGTCTGGTATTCCTGGTTTCGCTCCTGCTGGCCCTCCTACTCCTAATATGGTTGGTTATCTTAATATAAGAGGAGATAATGGAAAAGCTGAAATTAGATTAGCAGCCAATAGTACAGCTTTTATTGCTTCTGCTCGACAATCAGTGATGAACATTATTTTTAATGGTCAAAATAATTTAAGTACTATCGCTGCGGGAAATCCAAATTTTACAGATGAAAATTATGTTTACAACTGTGATTTTAAAAATTTAGCTGTGGCGATTAATTTTCCATCAGGTTCCCACATTTATGATTGTACATTTGAAAATTGTACTTCAGTATCTAATGGAACTGTTACAAGTTTAAGAAATTCTGTAGTTAAAAATTGCGGTGGTAGTATAAATAACTCAGAAGCGATATTTGGAAATTTGTTTATTAATCATTCAAGCACCTGTTTATTTTCAAATAATTTTGCCACAAAAGTAATCAACAACACATTTTATAACATTACAGGAAATGCTGTAGATATCTCTTTTAATTATAATGCAACATCTGCATGGAGGTTTTTAGTAGAAAATAATATCTTTTCTAATGTGTCGGGATTTGCTGTCAGATTTCACGGATCTGGGTCAAATGCTGCAAATCATTTACAGAACAATTCATTTTTTGCATGTACTAATGGTTTTATAAATGTTAATATTGATAGACATAATGATGGAAATTACCCCGTATTTACTGATAAAAACAATGTAGCCCTATCTGTATCTCCTTTTGTCTCAGCAGCTAATTTAGATTTCAGATTAAATAATGAAATAGGCGGCGGCAGATTATGTAGAGGAGCTAGCAGAATGCAGTCTTTTCCACTTACTGCAACTACATCATCTTTAGACATAGGTGCTGTTCAAACTACTTCTTATGCTGCGGATAAAACATTAGGTCCATTATCAAAAACAGTAGATATGAAAGCTAATACTAATAATTATTCTGAATATATTAATTTAGCATCTACTGGTTATACTTTTAACACAGCAACTTTAAAAGCTTATTATGTTAGACCTAATCTTACAGCTACATCTATATCCTTAGCTTCTCAAACAGTATCAGGAACATGGGTTTCTGGGGGATTTGTTGAAGTAGATCCAATTAATATGCCGGGGCTTTATAGATTTGACGTGCCTAATGAAGTTATAGCTTCTGGTGTTTCTAATTCTATGTTACAAGTAGTGAATACAGCTAATAATGATAGAGTAAATATAAATTATAAATTCTTTGATTCACAAATATTAGATCTAACTCAAGATGTTCCTACTACAAATGTTGATCAAACTGTTGGAGACGCTTTTAATGCAGCAAGAGCATATGGATTTGGTAAGTGGGCTATTAATGGTAAGAATCTAGAATATTATAATTCAGATGGCTCTGTAGTTATTAAAACATTAGGACTTGATAATCCTAACTATCCAAAATCAAGAGGGTTCGCAGAAACTACCGATGGCTTGATTTTAGATTTAAGAGCATATGATTTAAATTCTTATTCTGGATCTGGCAATTTATGGAATGATTTGAGTGATAGCAATTATGATTGTATCTTATATTATAATCCTACATTTGTATTAGATGCAGGTGGAGCTATTCAATTTAATGGGTCTCAAATAGGTGTATGTGAATTTGGTACTAATGTAACATTCACTCAATTTACTTATAATATCTGGGTTAAAATAACGCAAAATTCAGCACAATGGCAATCATTTATAAACGTTAATAATGACAATTTCTTATTGGCTGTAAATAATTTAGGAATTAACTCATATAATCCCACTTATTATGCGGGTTATAACATACCATTGAATACATGGATCAATGTATGTCAAACTTATGTCCAAGGTACTGCTCCATTAATATATGTTAATGGTATTTTAATACACACAGCTACATCATCAAATTTAAGTTATACAGGGCAGAGATTTTCAATTGGTGCTGGTGTAACTAATACAGTGGGCCCAACTGCTGATGAATTTCTATATGGAAGAATATCAGAAATATTGATATACAATAAAAGATTATCTGCCATTGAAATATATAACAACTACATGGCAAAAAAATATCGATATGGCTTGTAAGGAACTGTCCCTGGATTTTAGAAAGATATATATATGGCAACTTATTATGTAAGAAATGATGGAAATGATGCTAATTCAGGATTAGGTTCTACTGCTGGATTAGCATGGAAAACATTAACAAAAGCATTAGGATCTACTGGTGTATCTTCCGGAGACACAGTTTATATCGCTCCAGGAACATATAGAGAAAATGTTACAATCAACGGAACATATTCGTCAGAAACATTTATTATTGGAGACCCTAAAGCATTAAATTTCGCAGGATTACAAGCAAACGAAGTAAGATTGACAAATATGCTTAGTGGTGATAACTCTGCTGGAAGTGGTCAATTATTTACAGCTACAAATAAAAATAATCTTACATTTAGAGGATTAATGTTTGAAGTCTATAACGCAAATACAATAGGATTTACAAACTGTTTAAATTGTACTTTTGATAAATGTGTTTTTATAGGGTCAGGCCCAGATATCGGTAATGGCAACTGCTCTTCAGGACCTAATTTAGTTGTAAAGAATTGTATTTTTGAAAATATTGGAAACATAAATGCACCATATTCAGTAAATATCACATTTACTTCTGGAGCAACAATCGTCAATCCATTTACTGTAACTAATTGTTATGCTAAAGCTTATAATAATCCTGGATTTCCAACATTTTGTATGATTCAGAATGGTAGCGGAGCACCAGCTACAGTTTCTGGTGGATCAATTACTAACTGCACTGTAATGAATTTCGGATACGGTGGATTAATAAGATGCGAATATGGCGGAACTTCTCTTACTCCTGTTGTAGTTACTAATAATCTTCTTGTTGGCAATGGAACTTCAATGGCTGGGTCATCTACTCAGTTACAAGAAAATTATAATAGATTCATAGGCGGCCATAGTAGACAAGGGACAGTAGTACCCGGTGCAAATTCAGTTACTTTAAACTCTTCTATGGGTATTGATGGAGGATATAGAATCTTAAATGGCCTTTCAATCGCACATCCAGTTTCTCCTTCCACTACAAACTTATCCAATACTAGTGCTGGAACATCAACCAATGCTTTTGCTACAGATATGAACGGATTTACATGGCCAAATGCTAATCCGGATATTGGTCCATTATCTTCAAGTAGTTTATCATCTATCAGTAATTATTTACCATTTTCAAACGTAACAACATCTTATAAAATACCTGCGGGAACAACAAGTTATAGCATCAATATTTATTTAGGATCAAAAGGTTTATTATTCAGTACTCCTACTCTTTCTGCATTTTATCTCAGAAAAGGTAGCAGTTTACAGAATATTACTTTAGCTTCTCAAACGACAGGAGGAGCTTTTGTTTCTGGAGGATTTGTTGAATTAGACGCTAATCTTCTTCCAGGATTTTATAGATTTGATATTCCTAATGCAGCTTTAGCCAGCGGAACAACTTCTGTATCTTTGGTCTTTAAAGGAGCTGGACAATCTTATTCAAACTTAATTGAAATAGACTTACTTCCTGTAGCTTTAGATATGAATCAGCCTGTTCCTACATCAAATACAGCTCAGACGGTGGGAGATGCATTAAACGCAGCTAGAGCACAAGGTTTCGGTAAATGGGCTATCAATGGAACAACCTTATCCTTATATGCTCCAGATAATACCACAGTAGTTAAGTCATTTACATTAGACTCAGCAAAATTCCCTAGCCAGAGAGCATAAAAGCCTCCTAAAAAGGAGGCTTTCTTTTATTGTTGAGGCTTTTGTTTCTGCCAGTTATCCATTACAATTTGTCGTAATCTGTTATTAGCAAAATTCACAACTTTTTGATCTTTTGGATTCATTCTAGCAATACCACTAACTAGAATATTATATTTAGGATCTCTATCAGTAAGAGAGGTCAAATCAATTCCATTTTTCTTAGCAATACCAGCAATTAAATCATTAGCTACTTGATCAACATTAATATTAGCGCTCAGGTTACTCATGTTACCGAGATCTCTATTTGTATTTAACATACTAGCATATTGAGCTTTTATAGAAGCTTTTTCCGGATCGCTTAGTCTAGCATCCCCGTAGGCTTGATTCATTACAGTATCCGCTCCAGTTTTATCACCTGACATAAGCATCTTTTTAGCGGTATTTATATAATATGCATAAGTAGTATTTACTTGTGAAACTTTAATCCATTTACTCATAATTATCCGATTACCACATTCTTTTCTCCATTAGTAATAATTACAAAAGGTTCTTCATGCACACTACTACCTTCGGATTCCATATTTAGCTTTTTAAATAATGGAGAAATTTCTTTTTGTCTATCTACTCTTTTTTGTCTTCGTTCTGTTCCAATAGGTCTTTTATATTTTAATCCAATAACTAGACCTTCTCCTGGTATTTTTTCACCTTCAATATCATCAAGAAATCTAAGGTCATGTCTATCTCCATTAACAACTCTGTATGTCTTTCCATGATAGGTTAAAGTATCTGGAATTTGATCAAACACAATAGCTACATTACCGCCTCTTTCAAGAAAGTTAAGAGCTTGTGATTTGTTTGATTCAGATCTAGAGAATGTCATATGATAGTTAGGATTAAATGGCTTGCCTGTATATGGATTTTGGCCTTTTAAATACATATCCATAAATTTAGGAACTTTAGTATAATCATAGAATGTTACATCAGAAAATTTTTCATGTAAATGTGCTGCTTCTTTAGCCCAGTTAATATCAGTGGTTCCGTTTAACCTAACTACTGGCTTTACATTTAAATCAAATACTGTATTTAGATTATGGCATAGGGATATTAAATTTCTAATATCTACTTCTAATATTTTATTTGAAAAATCTTTTGTTGCTGGATGAAACATTCTGCTAGTTTTCATTTCTCTACTAGCTTGAACATTATCAATCCCGCCTCTACCTGTGTGATAAATACAATCTTTTAAACATTGTGGAGAAGCATGTGTACAGGTTGTTTTAGTAGCATGAGGTGTATTATCTTTTTTAAACTTTTCCCATAATTGTGTTGTACTTAGACCTGATTTTTTATTCTCTAATTTATATTGATCAAATTCATCCATATTATAAATTTGAGATGCGCCTGGTTCAAGATATAAAATAGCTGTAATATAGCCTGATTTTAGTCCTTTAGGGGTTTTTGCATCATTTCCAACAGATAATAAATGGAATTTTGTAGCTTCTATTAATTGATTTATTTTATTTAACTTTATAGGATCAATTTCATTATCAGATAAATCAGTATCAATATCATTACTAATCTCATCTAATTCTTCCGGTACATCTACTTGAGCTATTCTATTAAATACATAATCTGCATAAGAAAATAAATTCTTCTTTTCAATTTCTGCTAATTTTTTAAAAACAAGATGCATGATTATTTACTTTCGTTGTTAAGATCAATCGTACTACCAACAAATTTAATATTGTGATTATTTGATACATTAGATTTACCACCCGCATTTTCTGTATATGTGGTGGTGTTAGGTTTTTTATCAGGATTAGGTTCTTTTTCTTTTTTTCTTTTTTGGCGGATTCTAGTTTTACGTTCTTTATCTGTTAAGTTTTTCGCCTTATTAGCAGGGGTACATACAGGCTTTTTACCTTTTGATGTATCGCCTCTTCCACAAGGTTCATATCCCTTACCTTTTTTCTTAGGTCTTGAGACATCTACCCATTTTTCTTTAAACCAATCTTTTAAATCAGCTTCTTTAGTGAATTCAGTATCTTCATCTACTTTAATCCATTTACTCATGATATTTAACTCTTTTTATAAGTTCCGCCTCTTTGTTTATAAAGGCGAACCAAAGCTGCAGATCCATAAGCAGAAGGCCAAATTTTAAATTTCTTCTTTACTTCTGATTTACAACGAGAATAAAGTTCTGGATCATTAGGAACATTATTTTTCTTTGCTGGTTTCTTCTTTGCTATCTTTACAAATACATCTTGTAAATCATTAGCAACAACAATATTTCCATCATTTTCCAGTAATGTAATGATATGATTTAAATCATTGAGTAAGTTATTAGTATCCATACTTATTTTTTCTATGTAAAATTATTTGTAACCTTATTTGACATTGCCATTATATTGGTATACAATATGCTATCTGAAAGAATTTTATGAACAGAGTATTATTACTTAATTTGGATTATGAACCTTTAAATATTTGTGATTTGCCTAGAGCTATTAAATTGCTTATAAATGACAAAGCAGAAACATTACATTATAAGGATCATAAATATTTTTATTCTGGTAATGGTGATCGCTACTCAGTTCCTTCTGTCATAAGATTAAAACACAATGTCCGCCGTAAACATAACACCAGCTTTAAAGTTAGTAGAGGTGGAATTTATGGCAGAGATAATTACACATGTCAATATTGCGGTATTAGAAATATTGATTTAACTTTAGACCATGTTTATCCCAGGCATTTAGGTGGAAATCATACTTGGGATAATCTTGTCACTTGTTGTAGATCCTGTAATATCAAGAAAGCTGGAAAAACGCTAGAAAAAAGCGGAATGAGACTACTTTCTAAACCTAACCTGCCTGTATATTCTTTTTATCATTTATTGTGCTCATATAAAGAAAAAGATAGCGAATATTGGGACTATTATTTGGTGAGATAAAAAAAGAGGACTTTTCAGTCCTCTTTTCTATTTATGCTTTCTATTCAAAATCATAGTCGCCGAGTTTTTCTCTTTGTAGTCTATCAACTGTATATGTTCTTACCATTGATAAATGGAATAATTCATCTTTCAAATCAGCCATAGTTTCTGGTATTTCAGTAGCTTTGAATGATGAATTGCTAACAAAGATAAATTCATCATCACCATACATTTCAGGCAATGACATTCCTTCTTCTTTTGCATCCATTAAAGACACTGCGACAGGAGCAACAGATATTTCCATCTCTCTACCGGCTCTTTTATAATGTTCAGCTATAACTCTTCCAAAACCATATGCATCAGATTCAGAAGAAAAGACTAAATCTTTACCTTTGACATCTAAAATGTTTTCATTGATCATTAACAAGAATCCGAAATCACCAATATCTTCTATTCCGGAAGCTAAAGCATCTTCTAATTCTTGAGTTTTGCGAGCATCTGATTCTGAACGCACCCATTCAACAATTAAAATATTTACTGGTATTCTGACAATTGTTAGATTTTCTAAACCAGTCATAGCTTTAACTTTTCCTCTTATTTCAGGAAGATCTTGATCAAAAGGTAAAGCTGCTAAATATTTTCCTTCATGCATTACTGGTTGATTAGTGGCAGCATTAAAAAATACAGGTGTCGGATGAATTATCTCATGAGGAGTATTGTCATCATCTTCTAAATCATCTTCGTCATCGTAATTTTCTTCATCATCTTGTGTTTGTGATAAAACCAAGTTAAAAATATAATCTGATCTTTTATATTGACCAGTCTTATCTAAATTTGATGCTAGTTTAAGGTATTGCTTGTAATTCATTAAAATATTCTACTTTGTACTATTTTTAAAGTTTATAACTTGTTCTTTTGTCCATAGATGTTTTGCTGTCATATGGATGGTTAGATTTCAGCCGTCAAGATTGTCTTTATCACAAATAGGGCAGGTATATCTTGGTCTGTTTAGAGCATTTTGGATATATACTTTTTTATCTGTTTTATTTTCATAAGGCTTAGATATGTTAATCAAACAATACCCTGCACATGAGCCTTTTGAAAAAGTTTTATCTTGATTACTGATGAGAGTTTGATAATTGAGATTATTTTGTTCACAATATGTTCGTAAATTTAATGCACTCAATTCAATAACATCATTATTTGGAGTTATCAAATGGTATAAAAATTTGGCATTTAAAATACTTCTAGATTTAGCACCACCTTTTGCATGCCATTCTTTTCCATATTTTTCAATTATAGCTTTACCGCCTTTTTTACCGGCATTACTTTGATGTTCTAAAAATGATTTATAATCATTTTGTTTCATTTCTTTCAAATGATTTCCGCCGCCAAATGCCATATTGTAGGAATTTTTATCATTTACAACTTCAGCATTTACAACTTTTCTTTCGAGATCCCAAAGCTCTTCTGTAGTTTCGCATTGATATAAAATTTCTTTACTGAAATTTTCTTTGCCATATTTATTGATTGCATTGATAATTCCAATGCCACTCCCAAAATAATCATCATTTATATTATCTGTTGAATGTCTTCCAATATAATATTTACCATTGATATTGTTAGTAATTTTATATAAATAATGAAACTTTCTCATTATTTACCCTTAAGATTGTCAGATACAGATCTCCCAGCTTCCCAATTGCGACATGACCACCAACGAGCTTTCCACTTTTTACCTGGATTGTCACAATTATGCCTGGCTCTGAAATTTTTTCTACGTTCTGGGTCGTCTCTTTTAATTTCCATGTCTGGCGAGCCAAAATTAACCTTAATGATATTACCCTTATCGTTCTTTACATAAACAGAGAACTTTTTAGGACCACCCGGAGTTCTGAAAGGCTTGTTTAGTTTCTTGCCATCATTTTTAGCAGCTGTTTTCTGACCAACAGTTTCTTCGCTGACTAAATAATCAGAGACACCTTTTAGCATTTGAACAGCATTAGAAATTTTAGACTGTACCCAAGCCATCAAATTCCCTTCGCCATCTTCGCCCACTACATCTTCAATGCCTTCAATAGCTCTTTTAGCAGTTTCCATTTCATTTCTGACCATATCGTATTCATGGTCCCAATCTTCATTAGCAAATTTGTTCATTGCTAAAGTAATTTTATCTGCTAATCTATGAGCACTATTATTATCTAATTCTAATGCTAAATCTGCTAAATCTTCAATAGTAGCCATTTATTCTTCCGATCTAAGCATTTCTTCCGCTTCAGAAAGATTTTTTGCTTTTACTTGTTCTAATTCTCTAGCTAACTGTTGAGCTTTGAATTGGCCATCAACATAATAATTTTCTCTAAAGTTTTGCCAACCTTCATTTTTAGCAACATTATTAAGTGCATGAGCCATGGCAAGATAATCAACATCTTCGTTTTTATCAAAAATTCCGGACAGTCTCTTCATTACAGAAGTGATTTCATTCGCTTCCTTGTACATACCATAATTATCTAAATCGTTAGCAATAGAAGCTAATTTATTAAGCATTTCTAAATCTCCAAAAACAATATAATCTAATATTTCTTCTACAATAATATATGAACCTTTAAAAGGTAATATAACATTCTTCTAGAAAATAACAATATGTACAATAATAAGCTCTATAGAACAGCGGAAAATTTATCTGAAAAATTCATTGTTCCATCTAATGTTCAAAAAATTGCTCAAGAAGGTTATGATTGGGGAAGAAATAATAGAAATTATTGTTCTTCAAAACAGTTGGAATTATCTAGAATATTAGCAATGCAAAATATGATGAAGTTATCAGATATTATTGATATTCACGAATACACTGCTAAGAATAGATTTAGAATACCTTCAGATCCAGAAAGAAAAGAAGCTTGGATTTGGAAAATGTACGGAGGAGAAGAGGCTAGACGATGGAGCGAATATATTGTTCGTGTTAATAGCAAAAAACATTTAAAAGTGTAGATGCATTTTAATAAGAATAATGTATAATAGTGTTGTACTTTGAAAATTGAATAAGTGATTCTCGGTGGCTTGACATCGTAAGATAGTAGAGTGTGAAAAAAGGGATAAAGCTATTCTCTACAGCTCCCGCCCAACTCAGGGTCATTCAAGCAAGCTCATCTCTCTAAGGTTTTGCAATAGAATGTGGAACTATGATTGAAGATGTAAATTAAGGTGGCAGCAATCATACTTAATTTGTGCGAACATCGAAATCTGAAGAGTAAGAGTAGTATAAAGGTCTGATGTACACGGCAAAAGGCTTTTATGCATGATTAGAGGTGAAACGATATAACAGTCGTATTAATCTCAAAATCACGCCTGGTAACTTCGTGAAAGTGAAAGGCATGGAATGTGTCATATTTCTGTGAAGAAGTGACAAAACGAGCACATTCTTGTAGAGTAGGGTATGTAATCGCAATATCAGCGTATTTAGTAACCCATAAATAGACTCGTTTCGTGTTGGAAGTAAGCAGTGACTGTCGAAACATTTAAGAAATACATTCAGGAACTATAAATAAAAAAGTGTAAATCTTAATTCAGAACCTTATTCATCGCAATTGAGTATACGTTCTGATATAACTAGGAAACCAACATTAGACTGGGCCGCCTCCAGTATAAATAGGACACTGTATGATCTTACTAGTAATAGTGGACAAATGGGCAAATCATATTTGCGAGTGATGTAATCCCATTAAATAGATCATAAGAGCAAGGTAAGTCTAACCTTGCTCATTCCTTTTTAACTCTGTATAATATATCTATGAACAATATTAGTAATGGCGTAAGCTTCAAGAAAAAGAATAGTCAATCCATAGATACTGAAAAAGCTCTAACTGCTGGTATTTACTCTTGGATTGACGATAATAAAAATCTCGTACATATTGCACAAAGATTAGCTGGTTTAACAGTAAATCTAGGACTTTGCGATACTAATGTACACAACCCATTTCAGATTGTTCCTACAGATTTATTTGCTGAAAACGGTAATCTGCATCATGAATTATTTCTAAATATTGATCATGCAGCTTGGGGATATTTTAGAATACAAATTGAATCAGAATGTAAATTTAGTGTTGTAGAGCCTAAGCTAATTAATAATTCTGAATCCCCTATGATTTATATGTCTGAATTAGAAGTAGAAGAATATATTAAATCACTAGCAGGAAGATTAGATGATCATTATAAACTTCTTGAGTTATTAGATGAAAATAAATTAGAAGAAGCACAAAACATTCTTGATTCTGCTTTGGATATTTACAAGAGATCAATTTCAGAACCATTGTCTAGTATTAAAAATATTATTGATTTCTTCAATGGAGAAGTTGTTATTAAAGCTACTAATGATGAAACAGCTGTCCAATCTGTAAAATCTTTAGATACTAGATATGATTTAGCTCTTTTGCATCCTGAGAACTGGGTTGTTACAAAGAGCGATGGAATATGTGGTCAAGAATGGTTATCTTCTCATCTTAAGGCTTTCTTTGTCTTAGAAAATAAATCCGCATCTCTTCTTTATCTATATCAAAAACTAATCAAGGATGCGGGATTTAGATTAATTGTCCACACTGATTCTGTAAAGTCCGAAGCAGATTTTACAGATGAAGTAATGAGAGATGAAGCTATGAAATTAACTTTAGTTCGTCCTGTAATTCATGCTACTAAATTAGAAATCTTAAATGGATAATTGGGGTATTACTGGTGGAGGATGGGGAGATGTATTTGTTTCCCTGTCCAATGCTAAAAGAAGAAACATTAGAAATATTATTCTTTTAGGTCCATTTCCAGAACTAAAAGAATTTATTTTAGCTCAAGATTTCGTTGATAATTGTGAGCATTATTTATTCACACCCGCAGAATCTATTTATTGGCAGAGTTTTGTAAATCTATGTTCTCCTTGGAAAACAGAAACACAAATAAAAGAATACAAAGTTTATTTTAATTTGCCACAAGATAGAGAATATACATCAATTCAATTAAGTGTATCTGGCGGTGAAGATTTATCATTATTAGACACATATAATTATTCATCAAGAGCTTATGAATATTTACCAGATTACGAAGATTTTATTTTATTTCAACCATCTTCTAATCATTCCACTCCTGATGAAAATAAATGGAAATATTGGCCAGAATTTTTAAATGAAGTATGTGAATTTTTCCCTAATAACAAAGTAATTTTAATCGGTCAAGGTAATCAGGGATATAATGATATAAAGTACCCTAATTTCATTAATTTGAGGGATAAATTCAGTAGTGCGGAAGGTGTAGCTTTATTTGCAGAGAAGGCTAAGTTGATTATCACTTTACCAAACAACTTAATCTATTGGTTACATGTAAAAAATAAACCAGTAATAAGTATCTCTAATAAAGAATTTAACTTATTGTCTCCTTTTAAAAGATTATTAATCAAGCCTACTTTAATAGATCTTGAATTTGATGTCACTTATGAAGATGCGGTTAATACACTTCATAACTGGGAAGCATTAGTTAACAGAGATAGAAAAGAAATAACTTGTCCTTATAAATTTATATCTAAATTTACTATGATTAATCAGCATACAGTTAATGATTTATATAGTAATAAATCTAGTATGTCAATATACAGAAATATAATGTTAGATAATAAGGATGTTGATTGGTTTTTCTTTAGTGAAATTGATATCAAATATTTATATAGTGTTTTGAATATATTAGGTGGTAATTTCGAAGTAGGAGTTACGCTTAATGAAACACTTATGGAACAATATAATAATTTAGAAAAATATTTAGTTTTAAGAAAATATGGCGCAGTGAAGAATCCTTTTGTCATATGTAGTAAAGCTAATTTAGAAAGTGTTTTAGCTGCAAATGTTATCGGTTTTATTTGTATTGGTGATAATATCTATAGTCATTCGTTGCAAGAATATGAAGTAGTTAGATACCAGGAGTTTATGCATGGAAGAAGAATTAAAAATTAATATTACCGAAGCAGCATCTGAAGAGATCATTTCTATTATGGAGTCACATCCTGATATGGAATTATGTGTCAGATTAGGTGTATCGGCTGGTGGTTGTGCTGGATATAAGTATCATTTAGGCTTAGAAGAATTCGTACCTGAAATTGATGATATTATTTTAGATGACAAAATCAAAATAGTTGTCAATACAGATATTATGAAAATAGTCAACGGATCTGAAATTGATTTTATTAAAGACCAAAATGGATTTAAAGTTACTAATCCTAATATGAAAAAAGGATGTGGCTGTGGTCAATCTTTTAGCGTTGGGGGAGATTCATCAGGTTCTAGCGGTTGTGGAAGTTGTGGAAACTTTTAAATAATAAAGGCCCCTTTTATGGGGCCTTTACTTTAGCTGAGTGTAAGTAAATATTTCAGTTTATTTAGCTCTGCGGACATTTCATCTCTAATATTCATGAGATCTGTATCCTTAGCAGTATCTAGACCATTTACTAAAGGTCCCATAAGATAATCTAAAAATGCTTCAATGAATTTAGTAACATCTTCATCGCCATTTAGATTTCTAAGAGTGATGGTAAAGTTATTCTGTGCTTTTAACATACCATTCTTACCTTGGAACACTTCGATAAATTGATCAATAAGCAATGTTAGAGCATCATAAGCTCCACCAAATGCCATATGAGCAGCGTAAGATCTAGTTTGCCAATGATAAACTTTAAGTTGATTATGTAAAGTTAATAGATTTGTAATAAGATTCATCTTTATTCCATTCCAAGAAGATCTTCTGAATCTTCCATATTTTCTTCTAGAAGACTTAATGCTGCTTTCATAGTTTCAGGACCAACAGCACCATCTGGAGTAATACCATGAGCTTTTTGGAAGTTCTTAGTAACAAGCATAGTAGATTGTCCAAAACGTCCATCATCATCTAGTCTGCCATCAAAGTGGTCATTGAGGAATCTTTGCCAATTTCTAACGCCAGATCCAGCAACATTAATTCTCATGCCCATACCTAATCTATAACCATGTTCTGCCATTTGATTAAGAATATCTTGTTTATCCTTAGCTTTGTCCATAGTGTCCTTAACTAAAGCCCCAGCACCACCGGCCATTCCAAGACCAGCAGCCCAATTAACACCTTTAGATAAAAAATCTTTTCTAGACATATCTGCTTGAGCTACTTTTTCAAATACTTCTTGTACCTGAGATGCTAAAGTATATTTACCCTTTGATTCTAAAGAATTGATAACATTGTTTAGATTATTTAATGTTGCAATACGATCCATATTATTCTCCGTTATATTTTTTTGAAATAAAGTCCCAATTTACTACTTTAAACCAAGATGTAATGTATTTCTCTCTATTATTCTGATATTTGAGATAATATGCATGTTCCCATACGTCACATCCCAAAACAGGAATCCCACATTTTTCAATGTATGGATTAGATTGATTATCAAAACTTTGTATTTTTAATTTACCATCATTAACACAAAGCCATACCCATCCAGACCCAAAATGCTTGACTCCCGTTTCAATAAATTCTTTTTTAAACTTATCAAAACTTCCAAACTGTTTATCAATATTATCTGCAAGTTTTCCAGATGGTTTTTGATTCATTTCAGGGGACATTGTAATCCAGAAATAAGAATGGTTAAAATGACCACCAGCATTATCTAAAAATGCTTCTTTATCTTTTACATCTTTAGGATCTTGTAATAATTCAACTAAAGTCTTATCACTGTTACCAAGAAGCTCATTCATTTTATCTACATATTTTTTATGATGTTTGTCGTGATGTAATTTCATTGTAGCTGCATCAATAACAGGCTCTAATGCAGAATGAGAATATGGTAATTTTGGTAATTCAAGTCCGAAATCATGATCTTCGCTTAATGATTTGAATATTTCTTTTACTTTTTTGGAAGTTCTAATATTTTTATCATAAAAAGTAATGTAATCGATCATTAGCTTACTCCAACCATAACTGGATTTGTATCGGCTGGTGGGGTAGTAGGGATACTAAGATTAGTTATACCAGTAATATCAATAGCTGGATGTAAACCTGTAGCTGGATTAACATTGCCTACTCCACAAGCTAATATTTGTGTAACAGTAGGATCCATGCCGTTATTTCTCATCCATTGTGCTAGATCTTGTTCAGCGATACTAGTTCCACCAACATCAAAATATTCTACACCATTAGAATAGTTGCCATGTAATACTAAGAATTTTTTACCATCTGTTGTAGTGAATTGGTATGGCTGATGTGAATCTAAGGACTTTTTAATATTTTGTGCTGTAGGATAATCGACAGAAAATCCAGCATTACCACCTCCAGAAACATGTGTCGGAGAGGTTGTGTCAGCTATATTTTGAAAATTTTGTTGAGCAATTTTATACCACATATCTAAAAGTTCTTCTTTATTCTTATTATTTCCTACTGTTGCTAAGAATTTGGTACAATATTTAGTATGGAAAATATCGCAATTATTGGTAGTGGACCAGCTGGATATACAGCTGCCATCTATTGTTCTAGGGCTAATTTAAGTCCAGTGTTATATACAGGTTTTATGCAAGGTGGTCAATTAATGAACACCACAGAAGTAGAAAATTACCCAGGTTTTAAGGATGGGATTTTAGGGCCAGACTTGATGAATGAAATGGAACAACAAGCATTAAGGTTTGGTACTAGAATGATTTATCAAGATGTTTCAGAATTAGAAAAACAAGGTGATAAATTTTTAGTAACATCAGATGGAATTACTGAAGAATATAAATCTGTTATTTTTTGTACTGGTGCTTCTCCTAAATGGTTATCTGTGCCTGGAGAGTCTGAATTTTTAGGCAGAGGAGTTACATCTTGTGCTACCTGTGATGGATTTTTCTACAAAGGCAAAAATGTAGTAGTAGTGGGTGCTGGTGATACTGCTATGGAAGAAGCCTTGTATCTTAGTAAAATCTGTTCTTCTGTTCAGCTTATTAATCGTTCCTCATCCTATAAAGCATCTAAAATTATGGTGAATAAGGTTTTCAATACAGAGAATATTACTGTGTATGAAAATACTGTAATCAAGCAAATTATTGGAGATGATAAAGTAAATGCTGTGATCCTACATAATGATGTTCTTGAAAAAGAATCATTATTATCAGTAAGTGGTGTTTTTGTAGCAATTGGAAATATACCTAATTCATCATTAGTGAAGCATTTTAACATTGTAGAATCTGATGGATATATTTCTACTGTTAACACAAAAACTAATATTCCAGGATTATTTGCTTGCGGGGATGTTGCAGATAAACATTATAAACAAGCAATAACATCAGCAGGTTCAGGATGTATGGCAGCTTTGGAGTCTGAAAGATATTTGCTTACTCAGACTGCGACCACATAACATTACATTCATAAAGCATACAATGTTCGCATAGCTCTTCTAAAGAAGCTAAATATTCCATTACATCATCGGAATATATAAAAGATGCATCAGAGTCACCCATCATCGTTAGAATTCTCTTTTGCATCTTTTCTGAATGTAAAATTCCATCCATTGATAAATTCATCAATGTTAGTAATTTAGTAGCTAATGTAGATGGAACGTCAATTTTCAGTTTCTTTTCGTTAACATGTAAAGCTCTGATATTTACAATTAATATAATATCGTCATCATCATACATACAATATTGCTTTTGATAATCAGAGTTAAATTCAATATTCAGATCATAATAGTCCATTTGTTCTAAATAATGCTTTACAGGTAATGGACAATCACAAGAATTCAAAAAGTGTAATAACTCGAATGGGATCTGAATTTGATCTCCAAGTAATTTATAAGTACACATCCACAATATATTATTATTAGGTATTGTTTCTTCTTTATTAACTTGTGGATAGAATGAAATAAATTTGAACATGTTATTATTTTTAATAAAGTAAACCCCCTAGACCTTGATAGTCTAAGGGGTTTGTAAAAGTTTAAGGCTTGAGAAGTTCTACAAAATTAATCAAGAACTTACGAACAGAAGCTACTGTTGCACCCTTATTAGGAATAGTCTTGAGCTCTACTACAGCTTGATTATAAACCTTAGCGAACTTAGAATCTTCCATATCTTCTGCTACAACTTCAAGATGTTCAAGCTTCTGATCCATCATCGCAGCCATCTCAGCATCTTCATCAACATCATACATAGCGATCTTAGCATCCATTGCCTTGAGAAGATCTTCTCTCATCATAAGCATTTCATCCTTGGATACGGATTCTGTGCGAACAACATTTACAATAATATCTAAGATTTGCTGTTGATTTAGAGAAGCTGGTGCAGGATCAATCATAACAGGAACACGCTTAACCTGTTCCATTACGTCCTTTAGCAATAGATCAAACTTATAATCCACTTCAGCTCTATGTGTTGAAACGAAATCCAGTACCTCTTGTCGTGTCATAACGTCAGGAGTTTCTACTACTACTTCGTCCTTCTTGAATAAATCAAATAAACCCATAATTAATACCTCAGTGCATTATACCCTAGTTTCTACCACCACCACCAAAGTTGTTACCATTCCCTCTAGATCTACCAAATTGATTGATGAACAAAATATTACCAAAAATACTCTGTAAATCAAATGGGTCGATATGATTAAACTTAATAACTTCCCAAGCAATAGAATTATTTTTCTGAGCCATTAATAAACCAGCATCAAAATCTGGATCTGGATTAGCTTCAATTTTAATTCTTCTTGCCTTTACAATCCATACATCATTTTCTTTAATATATGTAAGAGGAACTGTAGAAGCTCTCATCACTATCTTTAAAGAATTTTCAAATGGTATATCTGTGAGAGTGCATGTTACAAAGCCAGATACAGAATTATCAATAACATAATTTTTAATACCAGCCTGTTTAAACATCATTTCAATTGTTGATCTGATAGGTGCTTCTTTTAAATCAACAGTAATATTTTGGCTATAAGATGGAATAGCACATAAGCAAGCTAAAAGAGCTAATAGTTTTTTCATTTCTTGACCTCTACATCATATATTTTATTTTTTCCAATAGACTGAATCTTAAATACAATATTATATTTAAATGACAAATATTCCATTGTTTCTTCAACAGTAAAACCGATAAAGCTAAAGTTTTTATGATCTACTTTTTCTAAGGATGAATCAATACTTTTATTTCTAATATTAGCTTGCTTGAAAAACCCTTCTACCACTTCTTTAGCATTTTTATAATATGTTGAATTAATGCTAATTAGGATCTCTTTCTTTGGCTTAGGAATATCTTGTGAATAAGAATATTTACTTAAGGATGCGAATAGTAAAACAGTGAATAATATAGTTTTATAGAACTTCATTTTTTTATGTCCTTTTTTTCTTTGTACAAATCTGATATGGATGAACTAGAAATATCTCACGAAGAGTTATTATTATATAAGAAACAACAATTGAAAACATTTGATTCCGCAGATATCCATTCATTGATATATGACACAATAACTTCCACTGACCTTCTAATTGAATCTTATAATATTGCAAAAGATTTAACTCAATCAGAAGCTATGAATCTACTGACCATTATGAAGCTACGAGAATGTTTATCTGATGTTAGTGTATGGATAGAACATTCATATAATCATGAAGAGACAGACGATGAACTCTAAAATAAACCTAGATCCTAAGATTCTTGGTGAAAAGTTAATTAATAAATTACTTGAATATTTCCCTAAGGATTTTGATTGGTCAAGATTACATGTAGATAATAAAACAACCTTATGTATTTTTAAATCTGACGAAGGTAATATGATTGCATTAGGATGTAAATATTGCTTTGCTGGAGAAGATGGTTTAGATAGTCTTGGCGAACCGACTTTAGATGGCAAAAAACTACTAAAAACCGAAGATGTAAAAGAAGCACCACAAGATTTACCAATAGAAATAAGAAGTAATCTTTGGTTCTGCCCTTGTTGCCATAGACCAATAACAAAATTTATGCCGAAATTTGGATAATTATGTCTGCTTATAAAAAAATAGAATGTGATTTTGTTGATAAAGATATTTTACTTAAAGCTTTATCATTATTAGGATTCGAAGCTTCCACACATGATGACCCTGTACACTTAACAGACTATATGGGTAAACAAAGACCTGAAAAAGCAACAATAGTCGTAGGAAGAGATCAAATCAATTCTATGTTTACTGGAGCTTCTAACGATATAGGTTTTATCTGGAACGAAGAATCTAAAAAATATGACATGATTTGCTCAGAATATGATAAAAGATTATTAATTGATTTTAGAGTTATTCAAGCTTATGCAAAAGAAGCTATTGAAGCTGTATTAAAAAAGAATGGTTTTAAAATCAAAGTAAATATCGCTGAAGAAGAGTTTAAAAAGAGACAAATGACTGATATGACATTGAAAGTTAGGAAAATAATCTAATGAGTAAAGAAGTAGAATTGGAAATTACTGTGGGGAAAGATGGAAAAATCTTAGTCACCCCTCACGGAACTCAAGGATCTGAATGTTTAGATCTTATGAAGTTTTTAGATAAAATAGATGGTATCAAAGTATTATCAACTACACCAAACGAAGACATGAAAGATAATACAATCAAAAATATTAATAAAGTTGAGGTAAAGCAAAAATGAACAAAATTTCAGAATTTACATGGAAATTATTATCAACAGACAAATTTGATGATGTGTCTGCCCTAGCTATCAAAACTCCAGGACCAGTAGCCAAAAAAGCTGCAGAAGATTGTATGAGAGATGATGTTCTAGATGTAAGAGAAGAAGGCAATAACAGAGGCAAATGGGTTCTTCAATATCTTAAAGCAGTATTTTTAGGTGCAGGTAATCCATGGTGTCAAGCTTTTGTTGTGTATAGATTAATCAAAGCTGCTCATACCCTAATTATCAATATTCCTAAAGAATTTCCTAGAACTGGATCCTGTACTGTATCTGTCAAGTGGGCTCAATCAGAAGGACATTTTATTCGTAGAGCAGATATTGAATTGCGAAGAACAAGAGTACAAGTAGGTGATATCGCTTATTTCTGGTTTCCTAATCTCGGACGATGGGCGCATACCGGGATTGTTGTAGAAGTAAATAAAGATGGATCCTTTGTTACTGTAGAAGGAAATACAGCTCCATCACCATCCTCCGAAGATGTTGTAAGAGAAGGTCAGGGAGTTTATGCGAAATCCAGAACACTAAAGAGCCTCGGAGTTCTTGGTGGATTTATGCGTCTTCCATATTAAAATATAAGATTTCTTCTTTATCCTTACTAGAAGGCTTGGCTAACACCAAGCCTTTTTTATTTACTATTTCAGAAGATCCTCTAAAATACAATCCCGGAAATAACCATCCACAACAATAAGGTCTCAAAATAGGAACATTATTTTCTCTTGCTCTATCTCTATGTGGTGTTTCTTTAGATTCATCAAAAGGATACCAAGGAAATATTCTATATCCATTACTAGGAACAAGAATTACCTCAGCCCCATTATCCACAATCTTTTTAGTATATTCTGGATCATTTATATCAAAACAAATAGCTAATCCCACTTTTGTATTATCTATTTGAACAGTCTCAGGATTATATACGCTTTTAACACCCCAAGCTTTTTCAATCCCAACAAGCTTATATTTATATCTTTGATCTATTAATCCACCATCTCTACTATAAAAAGAACAAACATTATATAGATTATTATTTTTTTTAATATAATAAGTACCGGAACATATATTAATCTCATATTTTTTAGATAAATACATAAAAACAGATTCTATAATGTTTTTTTGCTTATCTGTAGCAACTAAAGCTTTCATCCAAGAAAGATTGATTCTACTGATAATAAATTCAAATATGTGTTCTAGTATTGGTTTGATAGATAAAGCAGCTATATCGTTGTATTTTGTCCATAAAATACATAGGTTGATATCTTCTGGAAATACTACAAGATCAGCATTATTATCTTTAGCTTTAGAAATAATATTTTCCATATGATTAACATATTGATCAAAATATCTATATTGATTTAAATTTAATTGAACTATTGCGATCTTCATACTTATTTCTTCTGTAAAAGATTATTGATATACTATGTAGAAATATTATATATAGGAGATTTTTTTAAATGGATCCGGATGCTATTAATTTTACGATTGAAGTGCCAATTAGATTAGATGATGCAAATGATGTTATGAATGCTTTTGCTACATCCTATGGCTATTCAGAAACGGTAGAAGTGGGACAAGGAATGACACAGCCTAACCCAATTTCTAAAGAGATTTTTGTTTCTCAATGTGTAGAGAACTTTGTAATGAATGTTCTAAAAGCGCATATGGTTAAGAAAGAGTTTGAATTAGCCAGAAATACTGCTGAACAATTAGCAGCGTCAAGACAATTAGACGCAGCACAATGGTTTGATGCAAGAAGAATTGAAGCTATTAGACCTAGTATTAATAGTGGTGATTTAATTATTGATGAAGATACTGCTGGAGATTTTGTAGCAGTTAGTGTAGATCCTAATAGTAAACCTCTATCTTATTCTGTTAGTGTTCAGCCTCTTCATGGATCTGTAAGTGTTTTAGATAATGTTTTCACTTACACTCCTAGCGCTAATTACTCTGGATTAGACGCATTTTCAATTGTAGCTTCTAACGATATTTGTTCTTCTGAAAATGGAATTGTTAGTGTTGTTGTAAATGCTGTAAATGATGTTTTAACAGTAGATTCTTTTACTACTAATCTTGATAAAAATACCACAGTTGACGTTGAATTGACTGGTGTAGATTTAGATGGTGAAACTTTTGATTATGTAGTAGTAGATAGTCCTGTTCATGGTGAATTATCAGGTACAGCTCCATTACTTACATATACCCCTGAAGCTGATTTTGTAGGAGTTGATTCTTTTACCTATAAGATTACAAATACTGCTGAAGAATCTACTCTTGGTACAGTTACTATTAATGTAAATGAGGTCGTGTTATGAATCCAACAATAGCTTTTACAGTTACAATTCCGATTAAGAATTCTGATGCTGCTAATTTGAAAGAAGCATTTTCTACACAATATAATTTTAAGCCTCAGGTTACAGATTCTTTGGGAAATGTTTTGTACATAACTGAAGAATTATTTATTGAAGATACAATTGCTTATTATATTATGAATGTGACAAAAGATTATTTAGTTAAGATGGCTGCTGAAGGTGCTGCTGACACTGCTAGATCTTCTGCTGAACTATATGCTAATAATCTTAAAGTTTGGTTTGAAAGCCAAAGAAGCTAAGATACATCAACTCTTCTTCTTGAAGATTCGGTGTTTTTAAATGCTAAATACCACCCAGTTCTACCCGCAGCTCCAGAGGCAGCAGTAGAGTTTAGGGTGGTATATTGTATGTTAAATTCATTTCTTGTGGTAAAGTCATTAATCTTACCAATCATATTTGCAGATACAGGTGATGTTTCTGCACAAATAGCACTCGTAGAATTTAATTTTGTAAACACACCTGAAGTTGCATTACCATTACCATCATCGTCACCGTAAGATAAATTGAACTGTGTATTCTTACTGTAATAATATGAACTTCCATTTGTAGGTGATATAGCTGCTTGAGATGCTAATGTCAAAGATGTATTACTAGCTATACTACTTACCGTTCCGATTAATGTGTACAGAGGATCATATAATTTATCACCAGGGGACAATTGTTGTGTAAAAATTGTTGAAGTGCCAGTAACTGTTGCGGAGGAAGGATTGTAGGATAATGTCCCAGTTCCTCGTAAAGATCTTTGTGTTTCACCTTTTGCTACAAATACACTAAAATTATCAGCATTAGTAGCAGTTTGTCTCGTGTTAATGTTTGCGGTAGGAGTATGTGTCATAGATCCTAAAATCATATCAGGGACAAAAGGTAGTGAAATAGTTTGTGTCTGAACTCCAGAGTTAATTGGACCTGAGATAGTACCTAAAGAAAAATTTGTAGATAATGATTTAATGGCTAAAAAATATATTGGAAAAGCACCACCAGGAGATGTAGTCTGTGTTTGTAATGTAAATCCCGATGAAGAAATTGCTGTGACAACTTGAAGGCTATCAGTACCTCCACGTCTTCCAACAGCTATAGCATTATTATTTACACCGCATCGCAAATCTGTTGAACCTGCACCATTAATTGCACACCATCCAGCACTTCTTTGCGTCAGAGAACCATCATTAACTACTGCACCAAAATTCAATTGAGCTCCGCCAGCAGATGTATTTTGAACATATGTAAACAATACTACATCTGGGCTGAATGTAAATGTACTAAAAGTTGCATTTCCATTAAGTCCGTTACTAACATTCATTGAATTAACGCCTACAGTAACATCATCCCCAGCTATAACTACTACAACAATATCACATACTTCTGTTGGAGTATTTACATTTGTTAGGGTGCATGTAATCGTATCTGTACTAAAAGAATCACAACTTAGCCTTCTATATACAGTTGTCCCATTACCAGTACGATGTTCCAAAACGTGTGATGTTGTAATGACAGAATAAACAACACTAGCGTCTGAATCTTCCTCACAAATCATAGACATACAGGTTTGAGCATGAGAACCACCAGAAATTCCTGAATTACCAGCAAAACCTATTGAAAGGAATGGATGATTTGTTGTGGTGTCAAATGATCCATCAGCTGCTATTGTATTAATACTATAAAATATAGCAGCTTTGGGAGTTCCAAAATTAGCGGGAGTATTAAGGGTGATTGTTCCTGATTCTGTAGTCAGTAATTTTCTTCTAAGAATACATGTTTTCATTTTAGTTTTCTTCTAGTAATAATTGAATGAAGAAATTTGTGTGTGTTCCATCTAATGCTGTAAAGTTTAATCTAACCTTATTTCCAGAACTTAATGTTGATTGAGAAAAAGTTGTTGTAGATGCTTCATAAGTAGATCCACCTGTTATAGATAGAGCTGTTGTCATCAAGTTGCCTGTTGACGAAAATGCTCCAGACCCAGTATAGTATTGAACATGAACAGAAGAGGTCCCAGCAGAAGCTGTTTCTACTCTTATAAATAATTCTCTTACGTTATAAGATATAGATGTCGAACCATCTGCAGGGCTGTCTGGAATTCTTAGAACAACCGTATCAACGCCAGATGCAGCAGGAGTAAAACCAGCACAAAATGTCAAATATAATGGTCTTTTTTGTCTAATTGTAATAGAACCAGCACCATTAGCAATATCAACACCAGAACCAGCAGACAGTGTTGTTTTTGTTAATGTATTACCTGTGGAATTACCTATTAGTATTTGACCATTTGTATATGTTGTTTGTCCTGTCCCGCCGTATGCTACACCAATAGCTGAAGCATTCCATGTTCCTGTTGAAATATTACCAGAATTATTAATGACAAATACATCTGTTGCATTTAAAATAGCTTTGAAAATAGATGCAGTATGACCTGTAAATGCTGTAATTGATAATGGAATCACTCCAATACCTGTTGCTAAGACAGATAAATTAGTTCCGGTAGTTTCATAAATTAAACCTTCAGCACCATCTAGAGCAGAGCCAGCGGCATTATAATAGGCAACTTTATTACCGTTAGTAGATGATTGAGCTACAATATTTCCTGATGAGTTAGCTTCCCAGATAAGATCAGTACCATCATAATACAAAAATAGACCTGCAGCATCTGGAGTTGTAATAGGCAATGTGTAAGCATTGGCAATAGTTACAGCACCTGTAGCACTAACTTTAAATTTAGATGCTGCAGCGACTTGTAAATCTATTAAGTTTCCTGCAAATCCTGTTACTGCATTTCCGGCAATTAATGTACCACTGCCAGAACCAGTCCATGTAGTACCTGTTAGAATTTTTAATGCAGCTGTTGAAGCAGAATTTGTAGGATTATAATTTAATACTTTTAGTTCATTATTTGTAGCATCATAATTTAAATTAGCAGATCCACCTAATGAAGTGCTAGATTTATATTGTATATCACCGTTATTAGTTCCCCCAACTGATACACTACCAGATACGTTAGACCATGTGAGAATACCGCCAGTTGTCCAAGTTAATACCTGTCCATTTGTTCCATCAACTCCAGGTAATTCCCATATTTTACTTGCAGCAAGTGATACTGGAGCTTTAAAGCCAACATATTTAGCTCCGAAACCGCCAGCTTCACATAATCTAAATTCAGGAACAACTGCAGAATATCCACCAAGAGTAAAGAAAGGTGTTCCAGCTGATGAAGGACTTAAAGTAATTCCAGTTCCATCAGTATTAATAAAGAAATTAACATAGCCTGTAGAAGAGCCTAATCTTATAGGGACATTTGCTGCTCCACCGCTTGCGAGAAATACACCAGCAATATTTACAGCAGATACGGAAGAAGTAGCAGTGACATTTGAATAAACACCATGCGATGTTACACTTGCTGTATTTGCTCCAGATACAGCAATATTTAATGCATATCTGTTGGATGATCCAGCTGTTCCAGTCATTGCTATATCTACTAATTTTCCAGAAGTTACTGAATTACTTGCAAAATAAGCTCCAGTACCAGATGTCAAGGAATTAGCAACTAATGAAAAAGCAGAAGAAGTAGTAGAACCTGTGGTGTTTGCTGATGAGAACGCATTAGTATTCGTAGAAAGTCTCGGAACTACAGTAGTATCAATGGCTATAGTTCCAGAAGTTGTAATTGTTCCACCAGTAAGACCAGTTCCAGCTACAATACTCGTTACTGTGCCTGTACCTGCTGTAATGGTATCCCAGGATAATACTCCAGATGCTCCTACTTTAAGAAACTGTCCAGTAGAACCAACGGACGATGGTAATGTCCACATAACATTAGTAGAAATAGTATCGGGAGCTTTAAATCCTACATAATTTGCACCTGTTAGAGCATTAAATCTTAACTCTAAAGTTCCAGCTGATTCATAAGGATATAATAATAAAGAATTATAGTTTACTCTAATTCTTTCATTTAATGTATTAGTGCCAGAAGAGTTTGTCCTAAAAGATATAGAGCCTTTATATGAAGCTCCAACTTCTGATAAAATACCTTCAATTTGATTTGATAATACAGTACCACCATTGGCATTCTTATTACTAAATAATAATCCACCACCGAAACCAGCAGCCGTAGTTCCCGAAGATAATGTTTCTATATCAATAACAGAAGCGACAGTTGATGTATTTCCAGTTGTATGGCGAACATCTAAAGGATAATCAGCTGGTTTACCGATACCAACTCTAGTATTATTTGTATCAACAACAAACTTGTTTGCGTTAGCAGTATCATTAACTACAAATCCAAACTGGTTACTAGTTTTCACCGTAACATTTCCATTTGAACTTACAGAGAATGTTGTACTAGTGCCATCTTGTTTGCCAAAGTTTAAATAATCACCAGTAAATGTAGAAGCTGATCGGATAGCTAAATATGTACCATTTGCTGATCCATTAAAGAAATTAGCTGTAGAATTATCGAAAGCTGTAGTGGCTCCCATTTCAATAACAGCACCCGAAGCTTCTGCAAATGGGGCAGATGTAATTCTTAAAGTATGATTAGTATTTACACCAGTAGCAGGAGAATATGATAATGTTATTGCGCCTGTAGCATTTAATGTAGTAGCAGAAACGGCCCAGCGATTAGTACTATTCCCTAATTCATAGCCATTTACACCTGGAATTAAAGTATCAGAAGCTGAATCAGTAATAACTACTCTAGCTTCTGGAGATGCTGGAGCTGAACCAGAAGTACCAGAAAATGCTCCAGAATAACCTATAAATTCAATTTTATTTGAAGCATTACCAGCAATTGCAATAGACTGATCGGTTCCAGATCCTGCATTATCATTCCAGTAAATTTTACCAGAACTTGGATCTATAATAACATCAACAGCCACTTAACACCTCTACTCTTTTACGATGATGCAATTGGTATATTCTAATAATTTGGTGATAATAGCCAGACTTAACTCTGTATCGCTTTTACCAAGATCGTTATATTCATCACCTTGAATTACGAATAAATTTTTAGACATAACTTGTTGTTCTAGGTTTAAAAATGAAAATACCATTCTTATACCTGCTTCAATATCTATGTTGCCTGTTTCAATAGAGATCCAGGCAACATTTAAATTATCTTCTTTATAAACTCTGAACAAATGCATCATTGCTCAATTTCTAGTGGAGCATCCAATCTAGCACCGTGAACAACATAATCCACTTTAATTGTTTTTAATTTTCTCATGACGATATTGCTAGATAGTTGTATTATAAAATAATTTTCTGTTTTCTCAACTAAATGAACTGCATATGGTCCCCAAGATGTAAGTTGAACAGAGTAATTTTCACCCACCAATTTGTACCAATATTCTGGTAATTCAATCTTGATCTTATCTTTACCCTCTACAGTTCCTCTATGATATACTCCATGTTCAGGTCCTTCAAGAACACCGTATACAAGTCTCTTACCTTCTTTTGTAGGGTGAGGAATATCAAAGCTCTTGGTTGTTGCTCTTAAGTTTCCATTTACATCAACAGAGAATTTTTCCGTTCCACTTGTTTGACCAGAAATTAACTTACCTGTTGTACCAAATCCATTGACAACTAATACATTTCCAGCAGCTAAAGCTCCAGCATTAACATACATCGCAGTACCTGTTGTTGCACTACCTGCGTTTACATACAATGCTGAACTTGTTGTCGCACCATTATTTGTCGGATTGAAAGTAAGATTATTTCCTGAAACAATACTCGTAGAGTCAAAATATGTGATACCATTACCTGTTTGACCTGTAGCGTTTGTACCACCCTTAGCTATCGTCACTGTATTTAAAGATACAGCTCCAGCTGCTACTGAAAAATGTGATGTATTGAATGAAGCTACACCTAATGCAGATACTGTAGCCGTAGGAAGATCAGCAGCAACAAGAGCTCTAAAGCTTGGGACACTACTAGAGCCATTTGGAGCAGCATAAACAGTATTGGCTGTTTGGGTTCCATGTAAAGAGTTAAGATTAGCAGCGGTTGCAGCAGCATATCCTGTACCGTCTCCATAAACAAAACCAGAAATTGCTGTTGTTCTGTTAAGACCACCACTTGCAATAGCAACTGTACTTAAAGATACAGCTCCAGATGTTACTGAAAAATGCGATGAACTGAATGAAGCAATACCCTTAATTCCAGTAGTGGCATCTGGTATTGTATTTGTAGATACTGCTGTAATTAAACCCTTGCCATTCACTGTAATAGCAGGAATAGCAGTTGAAGTTCCAAATCCTCCTGTGTTTGAGTTGACGGTATTTAGGGTTAATGTTCCAGCAGCAACTAATGAAGCATCTCCGCCTAAGCTTACAAAAGTAGGAACTCCTGTTGCATTAGCTACTAATAATTGACCTGAAGTTCCAGCAACTGATGTTGCCTGTATAGCACCAGTACCGTTGCCGTATAACACAGTATTAGCGGTAAATGATGTAGCTCCAGTACCACCCTTGGCAACAGCAATAGTTGAAGCATTCCATGTACCTGTACCGATTGTGCCTAATGTTGTGATACTTGTTTGTCCGGCATAATTAGCGTCAATATCAATGTTATCTGGACTAACCGAAATTCTGTTAGTTGTTCCTTGTGCATTAATAGTGTTGCCATTTTTAAGTAAACCAGTACCAGCTTCAATCTGACCAGCACTAGAAAATTGTGTGAAAGTAATAGCATCACTGCCAATTGAAAGTTTTGTTACTGATGTATTGTTTGTCATCAACCAGCCAGTATCTTTATAAACATCACCTTCCTGAACAAAGACGAAAGTACCACCCTCTAGTTCTATGTTGTCATCAGAGTCTAAAGCTCTATCTAATCTCCATTTAGTGGAAACGCTACCTGCATTAGTAACAACATAAACACCGTTCATGACGTTTACCCCACCTGTAGGAGTAGTTGTCACACCACCAATATTATATGTAGCTGTTGATGCTCCAGCGGTAACTAAAACACGATCACCTGTTGTAATACTGCCAGAATTCAGAGTAATATTATCAAAATATGCAGCACTTAATGCCTGGTTTGCAGAAGATTCAATATAACATGTTCCAGTAGCAGTTCCGGACGTTGAAGAAGCTGCATTTGTCTGAAAATATAATACACTGGTATTGATAGCTGTAGCTGCCATAGCTCTCACATTGTCATGGACATCTAAGCCTTGAATTAATCCATCTACATATGATTTATTGGCAGCATCGGTCCCAACTGTAGGAGTTGCTACATTTGTAATTTTATTACTATTAGCAGAAATTGTTGATGTTGATGCTGCTGCGAGAGTGACTGAAGAACCAGTAATAACAACATTATCATTAATAGTTACCTGTCCACCAGTTGAATCTAATATTAAGTTACCACTAGATGTATCAACGGTTCCTGGCGAATTTCCAATTCTTACACTATTAGCCGCCACAGATCCAAATGTAACTGCTGAACTTGTTCCTACTACTTGTCCAATCGAAACTGATGTGCCTGATACAGTTACACCAGTACCATTGGTAACAACTGTAATATCAGCAGAACCATTGAAAGAAACACCTTGAATATTTCTTGCTGTTGTAAGAGTAGCAGCACTAGTAGCAGTATTGGCATTACCATTAAGTGCACCAACAAATGTAGTAGAAGTAACAGAACTTAAACCAGTAAATGTTGTAACCGTGCTTCCTAATGAAACAGATGTACTACCTATAGTTACAGCTGAATTTGTAAGAGAACCATTAGGTATATTAGCAGTGGCTATAGTTAATGTATCGGTAGAAGCATTAATAGTACAAGTAATACCATTTCCAGCGGTAAAAGTGAATGTGTCGTTTACGCCATCAGCAGTAGCAGTATTAGTGCCGTCAAACATATTCTTAAAAATAAATTGAGCACCAGGTACTTCCGATGAATAGGCAAGAGTTTGTACAGATGTTCCATTATGTACTTTGAAAGTAGTACCATCCCATGCAAGATCTCCAGCTGTGGCCAATGATGATTGTGTAGTAGCTGTATTACCAAAAGATATTTGAGGAGTATTATTAGTTTGCGATAATACTAATTTATTACCATCAAAAATACTAGCATCAACTTTGCCAGTAAAAGGGTGAATCCAAATTTTAGCAACAGTTAAACCAGTAGTGCCACCCCACGTAGTTGTTGGAGCATAATTTATTCCATTATAACCACCAATCACAAGAGCCGGAGCTGCGTCACCTTCAATATAATTGAATATTGTAGCACGATATTGTTGGTCATAACCTGTAGTATCAAAAGCAACAGCTGATGTGCTATTATAGAAATTAATCTGTGAAGCCGTACTTTGAGTTTGACCAGAATTACGAGGCCCAGGAGATATAATAATATCTTTATATATAGCGTCAAGCATTGTCAATCCACCAACCTGTCCAGGTGAAAATGCTGTTACATCATTTGCTCCCATAGATTGGACATCTTGGCTTTGTATGACAGCTTCTTCTAGTACCGTTTCAGGCACTGCTTCAGGTACTGCTTCTTCAACAATTTCTTCTGTCAAATCTACTGCTAAATTCTGCTTTTGTAGTTTCTTTACTACTTTATCTGAAAAATTATCTGCCATTTTTTTACACCTTGTCTTGAACTAATTCGAGTTTCTGATCTTTACGATCTCCAACACAATAATAATCAAATTCTATTTTAATTTTTCTCAAGAACAGTAACCCTGTCCTTGATATCTTAAACGAATTTTGTGACTGGGAGACTACGAAAAGACTGGAATTGCATCTGGAAGTGATATAAATGCTATAATCTTCTTCTACTAAGTCTTTCCAATAGTCTGGTAGTTGTATAGTGACATAATTTATTCCACTAGCCCTACCTCGGACATAAGCTCCATGTTCGGGTCCTTCTAAAGATCCATGTTCTAAAAGCTTGTCGGGGAATGATGGATGATCAATTAAAAAGCTTTTTGTTGTTGCTCTAAAATTACCAGCTACAGTAATTTGTGTTGCTCCAGCATTTTGAGTTATGATAGAATCGCCTAATGAACTTGTATTTGTCCACATAGGGATTGCATATTGAGTACCACCGCCGGATAATGTTCCAGAAGAAGCAGCACCCCAAGATAATGTTACGTTACCACCTGATACTGAAGAAGCTGTTAATACTTGATTGAGAGCTGGGGCAATAGCTGGTAATGTATATGTAATAGATTGTTCATGAATATTAGGAGCTTTGAAGGCTGTGTAATCAGCTCCATTTGCTGCTAATTCATAAAATCTTAATTCTGTGGTGGATGCTGATGGAGATAAACTTACTGTATTATTAAAATCTCCACTTGTCGCAAATAAATTCCATCTATTACTACTACCACCTAATGATAATCCTGAAGTTGTTGGTAAGAATGAACCTGAAGGATTTACAAAAGATAATATTCCAGAAGAGCTATTTTGAAATTCTAAGAGATTTGCTGTCTGAGATGTGGCTGCTTGGACTACAATTCCCTTAGCAGTTGTAATATTTGTTAAAACTCTAAATACAATATTTTCATCAATAGTACAGTTGGAGCCAGCAGAGTTAGCACCAGACAATTGAACTACTACAGCTTTTGAAATTGTTGTAGGAGATCCAGCAAATCTTAAAATATGTCCCTGTATATTGAAATTTCTTTGTAATGCAATTGTTCCAGCAGAATTATATTCCATTAATCCTGCAGGACTATTGAACATTATAAATTCAGTAGATCCTGGATAAACAGTACAATTTAATACAATCTGATAGCCAGTATATTTAATTGCTTCTACTAAACCTGATGGAAAAGCTCTAAATGTAGTTCCGCTATTGGTTTGTACTTCTATCGCAGCAAAGGCATCAGAATTTTGACCTTTGACTAATATTCCACCGCCAGCACTATTATCGTGATAAACAGATATTTTAGGAGTAGATCCATCGAAATGATTAATAACACCGGATATTCTAAGTCTTCCATTATTATCAAAATATGTTTTAACTGCCCCTGTAGAATCTTGAAGTTCTATAAGATTAGCAGATTGAGATGCAGTAGCTTTAATCTTAAGACCAACTGCTGTATTTGATCCTAATAATATACTTGTATCTGCATTAGGGCCAACAATAAATCTATCTACCCCTGAAACAGCAAATTGAGCTAAATTACCTGTATATGTACCAAATTTTTCAATATTTGCATAGAGTAGATTTGTAGCATCCCAGCCAACAGAAGAATTGTATCCGGTTATGTTGATTACTAAGTTGCCATAGCCACCAAAATAACTTCTTTCACCACCACTAGGACTACTTATTCCTAAAGTTCTTGTATTTTCTGCCCATGAAGAAGCTTGAACAGAAATACCAGAAATTAGAGCAGTACCATTAGAAAGAAAGTAAGATTTATTGGTAGTTTGAAATAAATAAGCTCCGGAGGTGGAAAAATAAATTGAATTTCCAGTCCATATTTGTCCTGTAACATTTAATCTATTGCCACCAAAATCTATTCCTGTATTTTGCGAAAGATTCTGAATTGCATTACCAGAAATATATCCGCCTTTAGTTACATAGAAAGTTTCATTACCATCACCAAGCAACGACACAGATCTGACGCTTGTTGTTGATCCAGCGGTAGTGATAGCATTATAAATAGCACCATCAGAAGCTACTCTATATTTAATTGCTCCTGTAGAATCTTGAAGTTCTAAAAGATTGCCTGTCTGAGAAGCAAATCCTTTAACAACAATACCAACTTGAGCTGCTGCATTAGTTTCTAGGAATAATTTAGATGATACTGTTCCTGCTGCTGTGAGTCCTAAATTACCCGCAGCTGTTAACCTAGCTTTTTGTGTACCGCCGAAGTACCATACAAAATCATCTGTACTTCTTGCGATAGATTCTAATTGATTATTGCTGTATCCAAATCCTGAAGAGTTTGTTCCGTCATAATATAATCTTAACTTAGGATTTGCTCCAGCGGTCGAAGAATATGTACCGCCTAAAGAAGCTGTTAATGGTGTTGCGGTGGATGTAGCTGTATTTGTTCCTGCTGTGATTTTAAAAGTTGGTGTAGTTCCAGCAGTACCTATACCAATATTGCCTGTATACTCGGCTAGTCCTACAGTTCCATCAGCATTAATTCTAAATGATGGAATACCGGATATATCAGAAACAGAAAATATCCAGCCAGTAGTGAGGTTATTATTTAAAGAAAAAAGTTGCCCCGATGATCCTTCAAATGAAAGAGTATTATCATCTAGTACTCTTAGAAGTATCGGGGCATTACTTTGACCGACAAACCTTATAAACGGAGTGTCAGTAGAAGAATTCTTGTTTGGAACTATTCGTATATTTTTATCTGAATTAGCCATAGGAAATCAAAAGAGTAAAGAGCTCTCTATTATATTCAAGATCGAGCCCTTTAATTCTTTTAATCTATTTAGGCACAATCAAACAAAATTATACTGTTTATTCTGGAATTCCCATTGGATTTGGGTTTGTCCATTCTTCTGTAGCGAGAAGTACAAGAATTTCAGAATGAGAATACGCTTCTGATTTTGATGTAACTTGATCTAAACAAGCTGGAGTGCTACCTTCAAATTTTACGAAAGTCTTAGTGCCGTCTACTGAAAATCTCAATGTTTCCGCAGATGTTTCTAAAACTTGGGTGAAATCAATCTTGTCTACCTCATCAGCATCAAAAATAACATAATTACGATCTTCCATAATATTTTTCCTTTCTATTATATTATATACCGAATCTACCACGAAGAGCATTGAAATTTGACAAAATTTCAGTGGAATTTAGTGCTCTGTTGTAAACTTTAAAATTTCCTATTCTAATATTGCTAAAAATAAACGTTCTATAAGATCCAATGTATAAACCTGAATTGGAATAAGATGGATTTATATGAGTACCTGCAACACTTGTCCTATCAATACCATTTACATAAATTCTTACAGAAGATCCATTTCTTACATCTGAAATATAATACCAAACACCTGTAGTAAAAGTTGCTGCTGCTGTACCACTAAATTGCATAGCTCCGCCTTGATTCGTACCAAAGAAATAACTTCCATCTGAACCTATTTGAGAGTAATATCCATTTATCTGATAATCACCTTTATAATATGGAATTGGACCTTGATTTGCTAAATTCGTTGTAAAGCTATTAATATAAATCCAATAAGAATATGTAAAACTTTCTGAGGTAAATCCAAAAGGACTATTGTAAACTAAAATATGATCATTAGTTCCATCAAAATTTAAATATCCACCATTATTTGAGCTATAAGTTGGGCCATTTACAACCAATCCAGGGTAGTTATTGATTGTGCTTTGTATGTAAGTATCTGGGCTGGTATATGACAAATTAGAAGATATGTCATAATTAAGAAGAAGTCCATTTTTAATAATATCTGCTTTATATGAATATCGATCTTTTGTAGCATTATATAATTGTGCTACTTCTGCTGCAGATAAGGCTCTATTATAGATTTTTCCACAAGCTATATGACCTATAAATAAATATCCTCCAGCAGAATATCCCCCTACAGATAATCCATAAGTTTGCTGAACAGTTATATTCCCTGTAATTCCGCTGACTGTTCTATCTAGCACACCATTGATATAAATATTTATAGTATTATTAGCAAAGTCTCTAGTAATTGCAACATGAGTCCAAACATTAAGATATACAGTGCCAACACTTTCATGATATCCTGGAGAGTTTAATCCACCAAAATATACTCTTATTTTTCCATTTAAAGCGAGTTCAAGATAATAAGAAGCTACTTTTGTAATAATCATCCCTCCACCACCTGCTGAAGTATAATTTAAAGGTCTGATATGTGCTTCAATGGTTATAGATTGAGATATGTCATAAGTTGAATTTAATGGATATAAAATTTTGTCATCTGTACCGTCGAATGAAAAATATCCACCTATGAGAGTACTGAAGCCAACTCCATTGTTCATAACCCCAGATATACTATTAATAGGATCATTTACATTTGTGCCAGATCCAGAATAGCTTTTTGAATTTCCAGCATCTATTGAAAAAACAAGACCCTCCAAAGGAATACTAGGAGAAGAAAAAACACCCATTACATATATCTTCCTTTTGTGGCATTATAATTTTGTAAGATTTCTTGAGTAGATAAAGCACGATTATAGATTGAGCAATTGTAAACATTCCCATTGACACCTCTACTTCTACCAGCTTCACTACTAATTCTCAAAGTGGATCTGGATGGGAGTGCTGCATTTGTTAAAACTGTAGCTCTTAAATCACCATTGATATATAATTTGACCTCTGATGTTGTCCACGTTCCGATCATGTAAATATCTTGGCCCTGAAATGGCAAGGCTGTAACCTTATCTATGTTTGCTCTCGGAACTCCAGTAATACTACCTCCCCAAGCTAGAAGTTCTAACCTTAATGCTGCCCCTCCAAGACCTGCATGTTGTAAAATAAAACCTCCACCATATGCATTTCCACCATATGAAACAAAAACATAATTAGTTGAATCTGAGTCAAGATCGTTGAATCTTACCCATCCACCAACTGTACCTGCATTCACATTTATAAGAGATGCTTTGCTATCTAAATCAAAATAATTAGTTCCAGCTCCATCAAATGTAAAAGCACCATTTTTAAGATTAGAATATGTTGGAGTATTGACCATTGGAGCATTATTATTATTGCCACTTAAATCATTCCATGTCGTCCCAGATCCAGGATAACTTTTAAGATTAGCAGCATCTAGATACAATACTAATCCTTCAGTGATAATAGATGGATTATAAAATACACCCATTAAAATTCCACCTTAATCTTGGGGACATCTTTTCTTTCAGCCCATATAGAATAGAAGCAATTAATCTTTTGAAACCAGCCAGCTTTTATGTATACTTTATTGTCTTCATATTTAATAAAAACAAGATTAGTATGTTTCCCAATAGGTGTTAAATGTACAGTAATAGTAGAAGAATTTACTAAACCAGTCCAATAATCTGGCAATTCTATTATATTAGAATTAGCAATACCTCTTACATATACACCATTTTCAGGTCCTTCTAAACTTCCATATCTTAATTTCATTCCTTCTTTAGTAGGATGAATAATTACAAATGATTTACTTGTAGCTGATATTTCACCGTTTACTTCAAGATCGTATGAAGGTGTAGTAGTGCCGATACCAACTCTATTATTTGTTGTATCTATGTTGAGAATAGATGTTCCGGCGCTATTTTGTATTTGTATAGCAGTAGTAGCGTTTGTAGTAGGTTTTATAGCCAAACTTGAAGATGGAGCTAATAATGTTCCTGATGATAAAATAGTTGAGTTAAGAGTTCCACTAGATGGATTGTAAGTAAGCTTAGTAGAAGAAACGTTAAAAGTAGCAGCGCCTGATGTAGCAGAAGTGAAAGAAATGTAACGAGCTGCATTAGTTGTAGTATCGTCTGTAACATTTAATTGCCCCGCAGCAGAGATAGAAGCTGTTAATACCACTCCAGGAACATCTGCTGAACCATCTATAGTAAAAGATCCTGTTACATTACCACCAGCAAAAGTAACAGTTCTTGGAATAGCCCAATAACTACCTTTTCTACCTACATATCTATAACCTGCAACTTTAAATGGAGCTCTTGAAGAAACAGAACCAGAATCTGTATTAGCATTTTTAAATAATAAAATACCTGTTTGATAATCGAAGAACCATTGAGATGAATCTGATTTTGGGATTAAAACGTTACTAGAATCATATAATTTGATTTCATATCCAGTACCAGAAACAGTACCAGGAGAATCGTATTTATCAGGTATCCAATCCATCAACCTAGCAGATTCAGAACCATTAGTACCATTATTAGCTGTAACAGTATCAGAAATAGAAGTAGCAAACCAAGCTTGTTGATTAGGTACAGAAAGATCTTCTACTAATAACAACGGAGATCCAGTAGAATAAACTTGGACTATAGTAGTAGTAGAACCAGGAGGAACACCAGGTATCGTGTCTATTTTTAAATCTCTGGCATGATTTTCAATAGTAGAAGCGCCACGTTCTTCTGCTAAACCTTTACCAGTAGATGTAGTGATTCGTTTATTGTTTAGTTTCTTAAAACTAATATCTGTGTCAAGCCATGGCATTTTTAGCTACTCACTATTGAAGTTATTTTAGTCGTAGTCAGATTTCTAAATATAATAACAATTCTATATCTGCCTAAGTTTCCAGAAGATGTTGGACCAGTAGTATATGTTCCAATAGACCAGTTAAGAGTTCCACCGCTACTACCAAAAGCTCTACCTGAAATAGCTAAAGCTCTAGAAGAACCATCATTAGAATTTGATCCTTGAGGTACTGCTAGATCAAACCATTTAGCATCATTTTCTAAATAAAGTAAAACATTTACATTACCAGTACCGTGAGCAGCAATATCTGTATATAAAATATTTCCAAATGCTAAAGAACCTGTAGATGCAGATGTTTTGTAGAAATATCTTTGATATTCTTGATTTCCTGTAAAACCTGGATAATCAGTACCATCAGCCACTTGTAAGCATCCTGTATTTGCTGTAGTGAAATTCCTTACTTGCGCATTGCCATTAATTAGGGCATTTGTAGATGTCCAGGCAGTGTTTGTACCTAATACCAACCTTTGGGCTTCATCTACAAAATATTCTGCTGTTTGTGTTGATTTAGTGGTGTATGTATTAATAAAATAAGAAATAGATGCATTCACTGATGTTGTCCCGCCAGCAGGTTTATTTAATGTTACCGTGATGTATTTATTTAATGAATTTCTATCAACTACATTCAAAGTTGTTGTAACAAAATTAGCCCCAGATTTATCAAAAGTATCCGTGTAGACAGGAGTAGTAGCTGGATTTACACTTACTTCTGTTAAACCAGTGGCATTTATAGCTGCTACTTTAGTAGGGTGATAACATCTATTAAATATACCAGAAGCTGCAACAAATCTCATATCAAAACTAGATGTAAGATTATAATATTGAATACCGGATAAATATTTAAAAGAAGCGGTATTTTGTGTTGCGGTAGGTGATGTGCTAAAAGATGGCGCTGGATTAACAGTATCCTTGTATATATGGATTGTATTAGATTCTCCAGCCTCTGTTCCAAATAAACTGTGGCCTTCATATCCTTCATTTGTTTGCACTACAGATATTGTTGCATTTGCTTTTTTCCAGATTGTATTATAAGTGGAAAAATCTGTAATTGTTAAAGAACCTGTTGTAGAAGGAGTAGAAACAATACTAGATAAAGCTATAGTGTCTACCGCTGTTCCAGATGGGGCTGCTACAGTATATAATTTATGAACAACATTGCCATAACTAGATGGAGTGTTAAGTTTACCAGCTCTAAAAATAGTTGATGGAGACGGTGATACAAGAGATAATGTACCTGTTACATAATAAGATGTAATAGTACTTCCAGCAGTAACACCATTGCCATACCAAGCAGCAGGTAATCCGGATGGTACTTTGGCTGAATAGAACGTAACTCCAGATGATGTAAGATTAACTCCAGTAAGTAAACCACCTTGAGTTGGAGCTAATAGTAATAATAGTTCATTAACATCATCAAATGCATCTGCTACTGTAGTACTCGATGTCCATGTGCTAAAATAACCATCAGAATAAGATGTATCTGCTGGGGTGCCAATTCTACCATCTGAAATCGTACTCCAAGTAGGTACACCAGATACTACGGATAATACTTGACCATCTGTACCAATTGCTCTTCTAGTCCAGTTAGTACCAGAATAATATGTTAAATCACCTGTAGCTTGAGATGTTATTTCTAATTTAGTAATATCAAATCTTTGAGCAGCTGCAAATGTTATAGCGTTGTTATGTGTATGAGAGCCTGTCCAAATAAAATTATATCCAAGATTAACTGATATAGAACCATTGGAAGTAATTGTGGATGGAGAAAGACTAATACCGTTCCCTGATGTAAGACTAACCGCAGCACCAGCAAATCCTGTCCAAGCAGTACCATCATATAATCTTGGTGAATTTGTAGTTGTATTATAATAGACCTGTCCCGGAACACCAGTAAGCGGATCGGAATTTTTTTGTCCTAAACCTAATAATGTAGTACCTAAAGATAAGTTGCCTGTTAAAGGACCATTACTAGCATCTATTTTAAGATATCTAAGGTCTCCATCTACTTGTGTTAATGCACCTGTTTGAGCTAATGTTAACCAAGCACCATCAGAATAAATTTTAAGTACATTTGCGTTAGTGTTAAAATAAATAGCGCCTTCAGCAAATTCTGTTGGATCTACATTTGAAGCTAATAGTTTAAGACCATATTTGCCAGCTGTAGGAATAAAATCAAGGTTACCAAGAAATGTATCGCCAGCTTTTTTTACATAGAAGTTTGGCAATATGGTAAGGGTAATTGTTTTATTATTTACTGATGCTGAGATTCCAGAAAGAGTATCAGCACTTACAATTAGATCTCCACGAAGACCATTTAAGCTTGTTACTACATTGACCCCAGGAGTAGAGCCAACAATCAAACGAGGTGGAATTATAAAGAAATTACTCATACAGATAGCCTTTCAAGAGTAATCCAAAGATTCCATTTATTTTCCACTGATGCTGAGAAAAATATAAAATCTCCAGACAGTAATTCCAATAGTCCAAAATTATTTATATATCCTGTTTTATTATCTACTAAAATATCATTAGATAATAAATCTATACCATTTTTAACTATATTTATGTTGATAGATTCTTTGTAATCTGTAATATACCAATCTAATCTTTTTACTCTAAATTGTTCTTTATGATCTGACAAGTAAGGAATCATAAATGGAGCGGATAAATCGTTAGTATTACATAATATTTGTAATGTAATGTATGGTTGTATAATCTCTTGTTTTTGAAGTAAATTATGGTTATTGTTATTACTTCTAAAGAATAATGTATTGTTATCTACAAACAAGCTATTATTATTTTTGTCTATAGTATCTTCTTCTAATATAATTCTTGATGCTTTAGCGATTTTGGTAGATATAAGATTAAAACTTTGTGGATTTGTAAAAGTATAGCTAGCTTCATTATCAAAAGAAAATGTTTTATCTGATAGCTTAATTCCTGATCCTGCTGCATATTCTAAATTAATCTTTTTATATGATGGAGCTTTATTTTCTCCATTAGATATTAAAACAGAATCAGCTTCCCCAGGAGACAAGATATTATAATGTGATTGTTCAGAAGCATATAATATTGATCCCATAGGTATATTAGAAACATCAAAACCTGTACCACCTAAATTAGCTGGTAAAATTTCTCTAATAGATAAAGCTGTTCCATTAATATCAGAATCTATACGAGCTATCTCAATATTATTAATTTTGACTTTATCTGTTATTTCAAATGTTGGGAAATCTTTTATCTGTTTTTTGAGGATTTTATTTACATCTAGTTCAATCCATTTTGGGAGATCATTTTCTACAGATAAAATAAAATTCTCTTTACTAACCGCTGATAATACGGTGATTTTATTATCTTGATTTGAATATAATAAATCACCCTTATTTACATTTTTGAGACCTGTTCCGCCATTAGTAACTTCCCAGAAATCTTTTTGCTTAGGAATATCATCTAAAGTAATAAAATTTGATGTGTCTGGAACTTCAATAGATTGGATAGTTGCTTGTTCAGGTAAAGAAATCCATGTAAATTCATTGTTAATATAAGCTAATACTTTGTTATTTACAGGAGATATAGATTCAATAATATCTTTGTTAATAAATAATAAACCTGGATTTGGTACGTTTGTCCAGCCTGTACCGCCATTTTCTATAGGCAATATTCCAGATACTTTAGAAATATTGATAGAAGTCCATGTAGGTTTATCTCCCAGTAATACAAGAGATGAATTGGATGAACCTGGCTCAATATTAGAATATTTTGAGCCATCGTAGTATAACATTGAACCAGATTTTGGAGAATCTGATACAAGATTATCAAGATGAAATGTTTGATTTTTTGGGAAAACTACACTTTTTAAAAATGTATTTGACCCTGACCAAATGTTATTTTCTTTTAGCATTTTTTGTTTTACAAAGATTATTGTACAGATAGCATATTCTCCAAGAAGGTTTATATATCCTGTTCCAAGAAAAAAGGAAATAACCTGATAGATGTAGAAAAACGTTATCAGAAAACAAAAAAATGTTTTAAACTAAATTTTTTCTTCGAAGGAAAATTATAGGAGATTTATATGCCAAACTATCCATCTAGTTTCATCAGTGGAATTGCACCTGGAGCAAGAGCAGTTGATAACGTTGCTGATAAGAGAGAAATTAAATTTACTCAGGCTGTCAGTGTCGCATTTACTGCTGCTGGTACAGTAGGTACACCTGCCACTATTCATGCTGCTACTACAGCAAACATCGCTCTTACTGGCGCACAGACCATCGATGGTGTTTCTGTTTCAGCTGGTAACTTTGTTCTCGTAAAAAATCAGACAAATGCATTTGACAATGGTATCTATACCGCAGCATCTGGTGCATGGTCAAGAAATACCAGCTTTGACACTTCTGCAAAATTACTTGCAGCTAGCAACTTCAAGTTTGTTGCTGTCAATGGTGGTACTGTCAACGGAGCGAAAGTATTCGTTCTTAGAAATATTCTTGCTGGATTTACCCTCGGTATTGATGCAGTAAGATTTGAAGAGTTACCAGCTGTTGCTGTATACAATTCAGTTGCTAAGTATCCTACTGACGTTAACGTTGGCGTTGCAGCAACATCACTCGCTACCGAAACCTGGGAAGATTTCCTTAAGGTCAAGGATCAGATCGTCGCAGCCTGTACTGCATTCGACACTGCTTATGCAGCTCTTGTTGCAGAGACAGATTACGATGCAAGATCACTCGTCGCAAACGAAACTATTCTTTCTATGAGAAATCTTCAAAAGAAGTTCGAAAAGAATACTTTCGAATTTAATAGATTAGTTCTCGACATGACTCAGATTCTTGCAGCTGGAAATGCTACACCAAATATTTCTTTGGCAGCTCAGACTTCAAGATATCCATCAGGACAGCGCAGAGGTTACTAATCTCTCTGCTTTCTAAGCTAAAAATGGGGAAGATATTTCTATCTTCCCCATTTTTTTTACCAGATATGCCCTTTACTTTTAATTTTAGCTTTGAGTTTATCTAGGCTAAGGGTTTTTAAGGAATGGAGCACAGTCTGGTTTCTTTTGACATAGAAACTTCCGCTCCCATACCCACTATATCTGCCCCACATTAGACGATAGAATCTCCAGTCAGCTGATATTCTTGATGGGCTATTAGATTTGTTTTTTTGCATATCTAATATTTTCTTCAGATAATCAGTTCCTAACATGATATTCCCTTGTACTGTACGAGGGTCATGTTTTGTACCTTTGTATTCTGATCTAATTGTAGATCCTAGCATTTGCATAATACCGATACAGGGCTTTGATTTCATGTCGAATTCACTTTCTACATAAGCTGTAGTAGTAATAACATAAGGATCAATCCTATATCTTTTGCTCGCTAAGAATATGACATCAGCTATTTGTTTAACTTTTGCCATAGGATATTTTGGTTGTATGATCTGAATGAAGCCAATAATTTTTTTCTTATCAGGACTCATTTCAGAAGCTTGCAGATTTAATTTTTGTTGTGTAGTATCCGCACCAACCAAAGCACCTTTCGAGTTTTCATGCTTAACACCTACTTGTATGAAAGAAATCATACTCATAAATAGTGCCAAATATTTCATTTGATACCTCCAGAGTGCGTTGGGAAAGTGTTAGCTCTTTCCAACGTATGAGACATCCTTTATTGGATTTCCACGAATGGCATAAGTTCGGGCTGCCTCTCAGGCCCTACTATATTAAAGGTTTCCCCTTAATACATCTATAATATATCTTTTAAAGGTAGAATTGTCAAGCAAATGAAAAATTACGTTCCTAATTTAACATGTTCACAATGCGGTAAGCCTGTACATAGAGCTTACATGGGTGTATGTAGTAAACCAGAATGTGGCGCACCTGTATGTTTAGACTGTAGAGGTGGTTTAAGATCTACTTACTGGGAATGTCCTAAACATAAAGAAGCTGTTCAATCATACGTTAACAAAATACCACAAGCAGATATTGATAATCTTAGAACTTCATCTGTAGACGATAGATATATAGATCATTTATTTTCAAGAATATTTAGAACTGCACAAAATGAATCTATAGATAATTCTTCTGAACCATTATCGATTAATCCTGAATTAATTGAAACAGCAGAAGATGCAGGATTAGGACTAGCCTCTTATTTATTAGACAGCGGAAGATTAGAATTTTCAGACGGTAAGATTACTAGTGATTCTGAAAAAATATTAAAAGATATGTTCAAATCTTTAGTTGAAAAAGCTATCTCTTAGTCATTCTAGATAAATTATTAATACATGATTCAGGAGCTTTTTTAAGCCTACATTCAGGACAATAATTTTGAATATGTTCTAGCCAATCGATCCATGTTTTTGGATCTTCGATATTTTTTGCTTTTGCCATAATACTCATAGATTTAGGTATTAATATTTCATCATTGCTCATAAAATACTGTTCATAGCATTCGGAGCAATAGCAACTGATTAAGGATTTACTCATTATATTGAAGTTCTGCAATCATTTCCGCTAAAATATAATCTAATTCTTGATCATTTTGGCAACTAGCAATTCCATCGTAATGAAATATTAAATGCATAGTGCCTAGTCTAGAATTGTAGAAGACATTTTTTACCACTAATATCAACAACCCCATATCTTGTTTTAATTTTTCATAATAAGAATATGGATCTGTTACTTTATTATCATGTACTTTTTGCCATACATGAACATGATTATCAGGCTTGTTATTAGATATATGAACTCTTAAAGCATCTTCTTCTGTTATATAGTATGTATTATCTATTTGTTTTAATTTATCAAGAAGATTAATATAATCTCCTGTAATATTTATTTTCATTTCCTAAGATTATACAGTCCAATACTAATTAAAAATTGAATAACGAACCAAGCTCCGCCTAAGCCCCATAAGAATTTTTGAACTTGGCTATATGCTTTATCTTGTGTACCTTGCATAGAATCTACTTTTTTACCCAAAGTATCAATAAGGGATTTTAAAGTATTTGATTTGTCGTTGAAAGATCTATTCAGTTTTTCATATTCATTATTAGAAGCTTGGGTAAGAATAATTCTTTCTAAGTCGAATTTAAAACTCTGTAATTCTGAACCGAAATCAGAAAGAACAGCATTGTACTCGTCCATCTCATTAGCTAGACTGTTTTTATTATCAGTAAATAATTCCAGTAAAGTAGTAACTTTGGTTATTTTTTCAGAAATGCCTTTAAGCTCGTCTAAATCAGTATCCCCAACACGATTAATTTCTTCTTTAATCTGTTTTTGAAGTTCTATGATTCTTACTAGTGCATTATTGAATTCTACATAAGCTTCTGTTTGTGCGTTTATTATATTTTTGAGATCTCTGTAATTGAAATCATCATCATTATGTTCCATCAATTATACTGAGCCTAATACTTTCCTTAATTTAGATGTTGATTCTTTGAGCCTAACAACATCATCAAGTATTTTTTCCATTGTGAATACTAAGCAGTTTGTGCCGTGATTAATATCTTTACTGTGAATTTTATATTTTATTCCATTATAAACAATATTTTTTGTATCACCTAACCGCATTTTGCCAATTCTAGATCTTATATCAAAACCAGAATTAGATAACCCTAGAGCATACTCATTCATTAAAATATTATGATTAGAATCAACAAGCCATAGTGGAAATGTAAAGCTGTCCATAAACGCTTGTAATATAGCATCTGATTTTGGCTGCATAAACAATACCTTTACTTAAATATTCTATTATAATATTCCATGAAAACATTGTAAGATTCCTCATCTTCCATTACAATAAAGATATTTTTAATGTATTGTAGGTCCTTATTTTGCTTTAAAAAGGTCTTAATTGCTGCTAATTGTGTTCTAGCTGTGTCAAGAATGTCATGTGTTCCGCAGTCAAATGGAATATAGACAACAGTTCTTGCTTGTGCTTCTTCTGCTAATAATAAAGATTTTCTTGTGCAGATTCTAATATCTTCTTCACTAACTAATCTGCTTTCACCAGAAATAATTGCATGGTAAACCTTCTTAGGAACGATTCCAAAAGATTCTGATTCATGTACCGAACCCATTTTAATAGGACGTTTGACTTTATCCAAATAATCTTGCATTTTATTTTTAGTCATTCTTGCAAGCAAAGGATCATCAATATTCAAAAGCATATTATTAGGATAAACAAGTACATCAGCTTTGACCACATATGGATTATCTAATTTGAAAATACGTACTTTGACATCTTCTATTTCAATAACTGGCTCTTCTTGTGCTTCGGAAGTATCAGGTGCTTCTTCTTTAATTTCTTCTGTAGTTTTTTCAACAAAAGAACAATTAGCAAAAATCCCCTTGCAATCTTCGGACCATTGACTGTCTACAAGATTTAAGGGGATTGATGTAAGATGAGATAGAATGTTTGTATTAGAAGTAATTTTTACAAAGCATTGATTTACTTTAGAACAATATAATGGACATGTCATAATGTCCAATTATACATTTAATTCTTAAGTAAAGATTCCTGTTGTAATAGATTCATAAGGCTTGTTCTAAGCTGTGGATTAATAATTCCATACTGAGAGAAAAATTGTGCAGGAGTCATACCAGTTTTGACCTTAGCAGCTAATTTTTCACCCCAATGATATAATACATTTTGTAGCATATCAGGAGTAGCACCCTGTTGAATTAATGTCTGGTAATAATTATTCCACTGATTCTCAAATGCCTGTTCATATTGAGGATTTCTAGTTTGCTGATTCATCAATTCACGTTCTTGCAATACTTTAATCTCATCGTAAGAATATTCTCTACCTGTAGCTGGGTTTATTCTAAATCTTGAATCAGAACCAGGTTCGTGAAAGAATAAATCTGGTCTTTTAGCACCTTTACCTTGAATAGAAGCTCCTGGCAATTGGGAAAAACCATATTGAGAATTTGCCCCACCGAAAAACATTTCAGATGGACTTGTAACTACTGCACCTGGAACACTTAAATTTTGTGCAATTTTGATCAATTCATTATCTAAATGGTCAGCTTCTTGAAAATTAAGATTCTTATCCCTGTCAGACGCAACTTTATAAATATCTAAATGATTCATAATTAAAGATTGACCTTAGGTAATTTTTTCAATACTGGACCATACTTACTATTAAGTTCGTTATAATAATTTTCCAACTTTTTAGCTGTTCTAGGATCATTAGGACCACCAGTTGTTGGGTCATTAGCTAAAGCCATAAATCTCTTTAGAATGCCATTTACAGAGTCTGGCATTGCATTAGCATCTGCTCCAGTTAATTCGACCTCATTTGCAGCCAAACGAGTCATTTTTTTGTTGCTAGAAGTAATATCTACTTTTGTTGGATCTGTATTCATAGGAATGTTACCAAATCCACCACCTGTAAATCCACCCATCTGTGCTTGTGCTTCAGAATCAGTACCAGCTTGTTGTTTAGAATCATAAAGAGGATCTTGAACTTTTTTTGATGCTTCTTCTGGAGAAATAGTATCCATAGTAACTAGTGAATCAATGGTATAGATAATCATAGGTGCTAATTTTGCGATTAGTTCTGCGGTACTAAGAATATCTTGTAATACGTTTCCAATTTCTTCCCATGAATTTAAACCAAGACTAAGATTCTTCATATTACTTAGTCCAGGAACACTTGTCATACCACTCGATAATACTGTGCTAAAAGTTGTTGGACTAATAGCTCCTGAACCAGCTTTTTGTAAAAACTGAGTTGTTGTGCCTGAACTTACACCAATTTTAATCAGTTGAGGTCCAATAGTAGCGAGAGCACCCGGATTTGCTGTGACTATTTTAGCCATTTTAGTATTTCTATTATCATATATAGCTTTTTCTAAATGATCCAGCTCTATATTTAAAGCTATATATTTTTCATTTCTAGTCATTTTTAATCACCTGCTTTATTGATTTTATCGATTCTCTGTCTTCTTTGATAACGAACTAATTTGATCTCTAATTTACCTATTTCAACGGCTATTTGTCTAGCAATATTTCTTATTAGACTGATAATGGTTGGATCTACTAATTGTTCATATGTTGCATTCTTGATAAAATCTTTGTAAGGAGTTGTTTTCTTTACACCTTTTTCATTATCATAAGATTCTATAGGGTAATCAATTAATTTAGACAACTTAAGTTGAATTCTTTTATCAAAAAACTGTGTTATACCATTGTAATTAGCCATTTGTTTAAGATAATCCATAGTTTTATCTACATCAAATCTTACTGTTCCATCATTAGCAACATAAGATTCCAAACCTCTAGCATTGAATAATTTTGCTTGTCGAGGAGTAAATGCACTAAACATTTCTTGAATAGCTATCTGTCCACCATCTAAGTCGAAATTAGATTCTACTGTAGATGTAATGCTTGCTATCATAGATGCACGTAAAGCTAAAACATTAGCTAAAATAAAACCACCCATACTTGCGGGAATTTTCAAATCTCGGTTGAGTAATGTAGCTTTTTCAACATCCCCTACAGCAAATTTATTTGGATCATAAGGTAGCAACGCTGGATTATATACGCTAGGATCTGTTTCTGAAACACCCGCCCAGGTCAAAACGCCAGATTTATTTAAAATATATTCATAATTCTCTCTTGGCATACCAGGTGGTGGCGCTGTCTTAGTGTTAACTAATTTTACTAAATCAATTATAAAATATTCGTCATCTGTTTTTGGTATTACACCTTCAATAGGATTACTAGATCGAATCTTTTTTTGTTTTACTGTAGGAGTTCCGAAAGATGCAATGATACTGTTTTTATAATCTTCATAAGTGTTAAGAGGTGACCCAGGTGCTACGGGTGGGATGCCTCTGCTTGTACAAAGATTGAGTAATGCTACTTTAGCTGTATTACTATAACTCAAATATGCTGGATTATTATGCCTAGGAGCTGAAGGCAAATTATATAATACAGTAGCATTAATTGTTGGAGTTGGAGTAGTAGTATCATCAGTTTCAAGAGTTCCACTGAACCCTGTACTTTCAATATAAAAAATTACATCGCTATATGCTGTCCAACTGCTACCACCAGCTTTACGATATTTAGTTTCAAAACTTGGAGTAGGTTCAGCTGCTTTTAATTCATCAAACTTTTTGTCAATCTCATTCTTATGCAAAGTTGCTTCTGGATCTATTTCAGGATTAGAAGTAAAAACAAAATCATATTTATATATTTTTTGATTATATTTTTGATTTGTGCTCTTCATTAAAAGATTTAAAAAATGATCTACAATTTTGGTATAGTTAGCAATATCTCTAGAAGTAGTTTGAACACCAATAGCACGAGTAACATCGGGTACTGTAGGGGTGACAGGGTTATCAGCAACCTTGACCCATAAGGATGAAATTGCTTCGAGAGTTTTATAAGATAGCTTTACATTAGCTTCTGAATCTGTAGTATATCTGTTTAAATCAACAATTTTCTTAATATATTTGCTCAAAATATCACCTTATATTTTTAATACTCTATATGATATTTCTCAGGATTTTCTAAGCATTCCTGTATGATGGTAATACTCTTTGGTTTCTTACCTGAATGACCAAGGTGTTCAAATGCAGCATAAGATACAGATTTCTTTACTAATGTGTTAAGAGCTCTTGTACCTGTACCCATTTTTTCAACTTTATCAATAACATGATTTAGAAAATCTTCTTCAAATATCAAATGTATACCAGACTCGGCAAAAAGAATCTGTTGTTTATTGACAGGTGATGTTTCAATTTCTACTAAACATTTCATTAGTTCTTCTTTGTTTAAAGGAGCTAATGCAACAATATTTTGAATTCTACCTACAAATTCAGCAGATAATCCATATTCTATAAGGCTTTCTATAAGGACATCTTGAGAAGCAGATCTTAAGATTTCATAAGATTCTAATTGTTTTTGATATTCTTCATTGTAATCTGCGTCTGATCGTAATCCAATGGTTTTTTCTTTTTTCCCCATTTTCTTAGCTACGATTTTATGCAGACCATTAAAAGCCCCGCCAAAACAGAATAATATTTTATTAGTAGATATATATGGAGGCGGGCTACCAGTATCACCTGTGACGGATGATGGTATTTTTATGCGCTTACCTTCTATAAGCTTCAACATAGTAGACTGTGTAGACTGATTAAAAGATTCAGATCTTGATCCAGTGTGATTATATGTAGCTAGTTTATCAATTTCATCAATAAAAACTACTCCACGTTCAGCTGATTCTATATCGCCTTCTACTGATGTCCAAAGATCGTGTATACATGAATCCGCATCTGAACCTTGAAAACCTGTGGGAGAATATGAAGTAGCATCACCTACGACAAAAGGAACATTTAAGTCTTTGGCAACATTATTGATGATGAAAGTTTTGCCACTTCCCGATGCGCCAAGAAGAAGTATATTGTGCCTATCATTAGATTCATTTTTGTCAAATGATGATTTTACATGCTCATATACAGCCAAAGATACTCTCTTTTTAGCATCTTCTTGACCAATTACTTTTTTATTCAAAGACTCATAGAAATATTTTGGGCTAAATTCAGAAAATGAAACAGGCCTTGATTGAGGCGATGAATCAACTTGTGTTTTTCCCAAAGGTACTAATGTATATACTCTATTTTTCAATGTCTCTCCAGTGAGATCATCGTCTATATTAGATAAAATAGAAATAATTTTAGCATTTATTTCCATCTGCCCAAAAACAGTTCCAACTTGAAAACTGTTAAAATGAGCTTCACATAAATAAAGAGCATTATCTTTTGAAAATAAATTCAAATGGTCTGTAATTTTTTCAGTAGCTTTCTTAGTACAGAAAGCACACCGCTGAGTATTGCTTTTAATGATATCAGACATATACAGACATTATACACGCATACTTAAGGAGAATAAGGCTGAAACTAATGTTTCAGCCTTATTTTTATTCGTATTCTTCTTCAGAATGTAGAGTTTCAGGATGTTTTGTTCCTGTGATAAATTCTTTGATCATTCCTGGGAAGTCTACAGGATACCAGTTTTTACCTGTTTTTAATCTAGCAGAGTGAATTTTTGTATATTCAAATTTTCTATCTAGATCTTTTAGTAATTGAGCGGTTAATTGATCCCAACTAATTTCTGCCATAAATGCTTCTGGATCATTTTCATACTTATTTTTCAAAGCATATAATGTTGAAACTTTAGATCTTAAAACACCTTTTTCAAATGGAGTTAGTGTGTCTATAATCTCATTACGATAAGTATCATCAAACATAGCTCTCATCAAGCTAGTTTGCCACATTAATTTATGTGAACCTTTTTCTACTAAACCTAATGATCTAGTATAATCTGGAGGTAAAGATTGTACTAATCTATCTAATCTAGGGATTAAGGCGACTTCTCTTTCAGTATCAGCACTAATTCCTGAATCTGTACCAGTAGAGTATCTTACATGTAATGTTGCAGATTTAGGTCTATCTGTATGAAGTAATCCTACATTCTGAATAAAATTTCTAGCACTTCCTACATTACGTTCTGCTGTTTCTTCGCTCATAAAACAGAGAGGAGCTAATTCTTTTTCAAATTTCTCTTTTAATCCCTTAACAGGAGGGATAATTACTGTTTTATTACCGAATCTTACTACATATGGTTTTGTAGGGACGTATTTTTGTGGCATCGATTCGTATGCTTCAACCACTTCCATAACTTTAGGATTGATAGATTTAACTAATTCTCTATCACTTGGGTCTCTTAAATCAATAAGATCTTTATCATGGCTATATGTTTGAGCAAATTGTCTATCTGCTCTTTCTTTAGCATTTGGGCCAGCTTGTGAAAAAACTTCTCTAAAGTCCATAAAACATACCTCTTATTATATTTTAGAGCTTTATACTGTTGATTCCTTTAATCTTGTTATCAAGCTGGTATTTCTTTTACTTTCAGATAAATTTTCTATAGACTTGATCATGCTGTTATAATCGCCTAAGATAAAACAATATGATTTACTTCTTGTGACAGCAGTATATAGAAGTTTTCTTTGAAGTAATGGAAAATATTGATTATATTGCAAGAATACTACAACTTCGTATTCGCTGCCTTGAGATTTATGAACGGTAATTACATAAGCCAAATCTAATTCTACTAATTCAGCAGGAACATATTCAATGATCTTTCCATTATAATCAACTCTAATTGAGCTAGAAATATTGACAATAATGCCTGTTTCTCCATTGAATACATTCTTGGTTTTATTATTTTTATTTTGAATTACTTTATCACCTGTTCGGAATGTTTTGTAATCATTAGCGAATTCATCTACACCTTTGATTTTAGGATTTAGTTCATTTTGTAGCATTTTATTAAGTTCTACACTGCCTAAAGGTCCAATTTTTTTGGGGGTCATTATTTGAATTTGCTGAGGTGTATATTTATTATCCATAAGCTTGCGATATAGCTTAGTTATTCTATTAACAAGATTTTCTTCATTAGTTTGATAAAAGAAGCAATTTGACCCCTCGGAAGCTTGAATCAAGTCAGGATCTTCACCTTTTAAAATCTTGTGAGCTGTATTGATAATTGTATTTGTAGATGTTTGACGGAAAATTTTGGTCAATCTACAAACAGGGAACAATTGTGAGCTAATAAGATCATTTAGTAGATTACCCGGTCCTACTGAAGGCAACTGATTGATATCGCCTACTAAAACAAGCTTAGTAGATGTATTCATAGCCTTTAATAAAGAATTAAATAGATTGATATCTAACATCGAAGCTTCATCAACAATAATAACTTCATGTTCCAGCAATTCATATTCATTCTTATCAAAACCACCAGTATGATTAGCTTTTAGTAATCTGTGGATAGTTGAAGCAGACTCATCAGAAGATTTAGACAATCTATCGGCTGCTTTACCAGTGGGAGAACAAAGCGCATAATTAACATTAAAGTATTTCAAAGCTTGAACAATACCTTTTACTACGTGTGTTTTACCTACTCCAGGTCCACCAGTAATGATAGTAACATTATTCTTCAAAACACTATTGATAGCATAGTTTTGTTCATCAGACAATGACTTAAAATTATATTCAGTGCAATGTTCTGCTACTTTGTTAAAATCATATTCATATGTATCCAAATCTGTAAGTAATTTAGCTGATGATCTTTCAGCATAATACAAATATGGAAGATATATATTATCGTTTTGAATAATGATTGAATGATTTTTATTAAGGTCAATCAAATATTGCTTATATTGTTGTGCTGGATATTTTTGTTTGTTGATTAATAAATTATTTATTTCATTATAAAGTTCATTACTCGCCAAATAACAGTGTCCAATATTAGTCGATTCTTGTAATATATGGGTTACAGCAGCGGTGAAACGAAGTTGACTATATATATCTTGATGATTAGCTAGATATATTTGATCACATTTCTTGAAGCCTATGCCGTTAATTTCAAGCATACAAAATGGGTTATCTTTAATATCATTTGTGCAGTTAACGCCAAAATACATCATTACCTTTTGGGCGAATGTAAATGATAAACCCAATTTGATAAGATTATTGATTGTATTTTTATCTTTATTGGTAAAATAATTGTAGACAGTGGATTTATCTGTGTCAGCTAAATCAGACATTTCATAGATAGCTTTTGGATTTGCCATCAGAACATCTATACTATTTTCACCAAATGCATCTATGATTTTTTGTGCTTTTGCTTCGCCGATGTTTTTAAATTCTTTAGATGAAAAGAACTTGATGAGCATATTTTGTTCCATAAACTCATATTACCATATAGTAATCCACATGCAAATTAAAGGATATAGCGTGATAAATCAAGGATATAAATATACGGAAAGTGAGGTATTACTATGGCATTAAATGACAGTAGTATTCAAAATAGAGGTGTAGGTAAGTGGAAAATTTACACATATAACCCTGGCACCTGTGTTGGTGGTATTGATGGCATATTAATTGTGGGCAAAGATTTTCATGTTATTTACAAAGATGATAAGATGAATGTTTGTTTATTTAACATTCCTTCTCAAAATGTTGCTTTTGTAATTAATGAGAATCATGTTATTGAAGGAAAGAATTATTAATTATGTGGTATAGAAAAGCTTCTGGTTCAGATCCATCATATGAAGTAAAAGTAATTACGGATATTGTTGACAAAGCTTTACGAGATCTTTTCTACAAGCAATTGAATTATAACCCTTCTGATAAAGAGCTCGAAGCAAAAAAGAAAATATTGCTTAAAAAAATAGAAGAAGCAAATAATGGTTTGGATAATATAAGGCACAATACAAGAGGGAAATTGACACCTTATATTAAAGATATGGCTTACGCATTGTTCAAGAAAAAAGTTTAATTGGAAAATATTGAAATATATTTTAACAAAGAAATAAAGAAGCTTGTAAACAAAAGTAATTTCACAGATATATTACTCGCTCTACACGCTTCTTTATCGAATAATATTTCCACACCCAGTATTATATTTACTACAAACTTATCCAATCAAGATATCTCATATCTTATAAATGTTGACACAAAAGAATTACAAAGAAAACGAATTAGGCTCATAAATAATTCGTTTTCATACAATTTTATATATAATCTGCCGAAAAATAAAAAAATATGTGCTGCTAGTGTTGTTGAAGAATATTTATTAGAAGAATATCAGCAAATATATTATGATGGATTGAGAATTGATCCATTAGCACAAGATGACATTTTATCAAGCTCCAGTAATTTAGATGAAGAAATATATGCAATGCTAAAATTACGTGGAGAAATAGCAGATAAATTTAAACATAAATATTTTCAAATACTATCAAAAAAAGATTATGGTTGGAAAGATTGTTGGCATACAGCTTTTGAAGAAAAAATATATTTACTTTGGTCAGGAATTTATGGCAATAAAGAAAATTATTATTTAGACAGGAATTTAAAAGTTGTAGAATCGTGGATAACCTAAATGCAGAAATATGCTTTGCTTTAAGATTACATAACGAAGATGTTGTAAATCTTATAGGTATTGGCATTAATATTAATATAGATATACATTCCATCGCACCTGTCATCGTTATTAGAAAAGGCAATGAAGCTAAATCTATTTACAGGATTGCTTCAAATGGTAATGTAAATCAAATTTATGGAGATATTGATATATTATTAGATATTCATATACTTAATGATATAACAATAAAATATCTCCCTAATTTCCGCATGCTTAGATATTTACTTACAAATGCATTTAAATGTTTATCAGTAGATGAAATAATTCTATATAAAAAAGAATTGCAATCACTGGAAAATGAAATCTTTGACAAATGTTTCAATACTAATATGTCTTGGGATTTAATCAAAAAACATACTAATAAAATAATTAAAAATTCTATTTTCCAACCTGAATCTAAAAGAAAAATAAATTATTATATATCCAAAGCAAAATGTCCAAACAAAACATATCTAAATAAAAAGATTGATGTTAATTTACTGGGATATAATATTAAAATCAGGACTGTGAATACATCTGATCTTGTTTAGAATTAAAATCTAAAGCTAAACTTTTACATTCTTCACAGCAATTTTCACTAAATTGCCATACTTTTTTACCACCAGGATGATTTTGAATATAACAATGACAAAACTGATGGATAGGTGGTAGTCTCATTCCAGCTGTAAGATCTTGGACAGGTTTAGGTATATCTGTCCCTGCTGGTATATCTTGTTCTGTTTCTTCTAAATTTTGTGGGGCGGGATTTTTCGGAGGATCTGCTAATATCTGATCCTCTACAAGATTACCGTCAATATCATAATTTTGAGCGAGTCTGTACCACATAATTACAATTATAATGCTTTATCTTTTATAATTCCTGTATGTCCAATGAATTTGATCCAAAAAAGATTATTGATTTTAGTCAAGATTACTATGAGATATTAGATATTGCGAGAGAAGCTTTCCCTAAAGGTAATACTAGAAATGATAAAATTTTCATTTCTGATTTAATTGATAAAGCATTCAGAAAACAAGCTAGAAAGAAACACCCTGATTTTGGTGGTACTAATGAAGAATTCTTAAATCTAGTTAGAGCAAGAAGAATTCTAGAAGATTCTTTGTTGAGAAATATTTACGATAAAGGTGAATTTACAGAAGATTCCAATTTAGATGCAGAAAATCCATTCATTGTAGATTGGAATAAAGTTGGAACATATCGCAAAGGAACACCAGAAGATTCTATTGGATTTTCTTTATTTTTCACTGTTGCTGAGATGAAAGATAAACTTAATCTAGCTCCTGCTTTTTACCCACAAACATCAGAGCATAACTATGAATGGGATTTTCTTATCAAAGACACAAAATCTAAATTAGTTCTGTCAATCGTTAATGATGAAAACGAAGTGCTAAGATTGACAGACTCTAAACAGATTGAAGAGTCATTACCTTTCAAGATTTATATATGTATTCCAAGAACAAATTTATTTTTAAGAAGGAATACATCTAATCAAGTAGTAAGCCCTGACGGTAATAAAGTGATGATTAATGGGGAATTAACATCAGTCTCATATAGCGATTATAATTTATTAGAAACCACTTCTCTTGAAACAGCTAAAAATTATTTAAAAACAAATTTGGAAAATGATCTACAAGACCTTCATAATGGCAAATTGACTAAAAATCTATCAAAAATTGAGAATGATAATAAACAAAGCAAATGGATGTCAGGTGATGAAATGAAGCAATTTGATAAAGAAAAGCTACAAATGATCTTGAATTTAAGGTCTCACAATACCAAATTTGATGAAAAAGCTGCTGATTTTATTGATAAATTGCCTGAAAATTAAATAATTGCAAAACCTTGATCTGCTTAAACCAATATAGGACATAACATGCTACATAGGGAATATTGCAGTGAGGGAAATTAATCCCCATTTTTTAGATTGCCAGGAGGAAACAAATTGGCAAAACACATATATATAATCGATACCTGTGTTCTTTTACATGATCCTTATTCATTGTATAAATTCGCAGATAATGATATCTATTTACCTCTTGCTGTTATTGATGATTTAGATGACATGAAAACCAAGCGTGACATCATTGGTTGGAGTGCAAGAGAAGTTTTCAGACATTTGGAAGCTTTCACCCTCCAAGACTTAATGAAGGGTGTCAAAATCAATGAACAAAATGGTAGATTGTTTGTTTACAATACAGAGTCTCCTTTACAAAAAAACGAAAGACCTAACATTGTAAAAGTTCATTCGGATAACGCTATAATTGAATGCTGCTTGGCTCTGAAAGCAGCTAATCCTAGAAAAAAAGTATGTGTTGTAACTAAAGATACAGGTTTAAGAATACGTGCTATTTCTTGGAACTGTTTTTCTGAAAATTATAAATCAGATCAATTAGATGAAAAAGATTATAATGGGTTAAAATATATTTCTTGTACTTCTGAAACTGATTGGAAAATGTTATGGAGTGATGACGACACACCTATCACTAATCTATCAGAAGAATTAAGAAATAACATTGGAACATATTATCCTAATGAATTTCTCATTTTTGAATATGGAGAAGCTAAATGCCCAACATATAATAAAAATGGTTTATTACGAACATTAAAAGATAAATCAAATTCCACAGTTAAAGCATATCAAAATGTTCAGGGTAAGAATCTTGAACAAAAATGTGCATTAGAAGCACTTTATGACAAAACTGTACCTCTAGTAACTATTTCTGGTAAAGCTGGTACTGGTAAAAGCTTTTTAGCCGTAGCTTCATCATTACAGCAAATCAACGAAGGCACATATGACAAGATTGTTGTTATGAAGCCTTTAATCCCAGTAGGTGGTAAAGATATTGGTGCTCTTCCTGGAGATAAGTTTGAAAAAGTATCTGCATGGTTAGGACCAATTAGAGATAATATTGATCAGATCTTAGGATCAAAATCATTATCAGCAAATAATATGTTTGAAGAGATGGTTAGAGAAGGAATCATCGAAGTAGAAGCAATGGCATTTATTCAAGGTAGAAGTATACCAAGAAGCATTATTCTATTAGATGAAGCTGAAAACTTATCTCCAAAAGAAGCTAGAATGGTTGTCGAAAGATGCGGTAAAGACTCTAAAGTTATTCTTTTAGGCGATTTATCACAGGTAGAAAACCCATATTTGGATTCTAAATCAAACGGACTTGCTCATGCTATCTCTGGTGGTAGACATAGTCATTTAGTTGCTTCTATTACTCTGTCTAAGGTAGAAAGATCTGAATTAGCAGCTGTTGCTAGTGAAATCTTCAATAAACCAGAAGCACAAAGAAGATAATTAACACAGGAGGTAGAAAAATAAAATAACCTCCTGTACAAATCTTTTCGGATTATAATATGTCACAAGCTTTAATTTGGGTAGAACTAGACAACACTAACGGATCAACAATAACAACTCCGCAGCTCCCTGGCCTTGATTTTGGTTTAATTGAAGATGGTATATATTCTTCTAAAAAAATTATTCAATTACAATGGCTAAATTCTTCTGTTGAATGTGTCAAACTATGGCTTGACACAACTATAGGTGATATTTATGGAGCAGCAAGTCCTACTAATCCAACATTAAGATCAGATTTATATCAATTAGGATATAGATTTAAATATTGTTTATTAGATACTGTTGATCCAATAGTGCTGCCCAATGCTGTTACATCAACAACTACTAATATATCAGGTTTTGCTAGTGATATATTAGATAATGCTCCAGATACACATGATGGTATTGTTCTTAACTCTGGAGATAATTTACTAGTAAAATCACAGACTACAAAAACTCAAAATGGATTATATTTTGTAGATTCTGTTAGCTCCACATCTTCCCTATACTATAAATTAGATACACAAGCTAATGTTATATTTAGAGGAAGAATTACCACTATTGATAACGCTTCATGTCCTGATGTAGGAAAGTCATATTTTATGTATGCATCAGGAGGAGAGCCTGGTACTACAGCTACTTATGATGCTGGATTATCAATTAAATGGGTAGAAAGAACGACAAGAAGAGCTCTTTCATCTTGTGCAGTTGCTTCTACTAATAATATATCAGATTTCACTAATGCTCCTGATATTTTAGATGGATATACATTAAACTTAAATGACAGGATTTTAGTAAGAAAACAAACTACCGCATCACAAAATGGTGTTTATAATGTCAGTAGTTTATATCCTGTAAATCAAAATGCTGTAAATAAAGATTCTCAATGGAATAATATTGATTTCTTATTACGTAATAGCACAAATAATAGACAAATTGGCATCTACTCTTTAAGTGGAACAATAAACAAGGGTAAAGTATTCCGATATTATCATGGAGCTACTTTATCAAATACGAATCTACAATGGACTGATGCTACACATTATTTTGGAACTACAACAGTTAAAGTTGCCACATCTTCTAATATCAATCTTTCAGCAGCTCCGAATGTTGTTAATGGAATCACCCTTATTAATGGGGATTTAGTACTAGTCAAAAATCAGACAGCAACATATCAAAATGGTATATATTCTGTTACAAGCGCTGGTACAGGAAGCAATGGTGTATGGGCTAGATCAACAAGTTTTGATACAACAAATGAACTAGTAAGTACAATAGTCTTCTTGCAAAATGGTACCAACTCATATGGTGGAAATTTCTACTATATGACAAGAGGTATACAAAATAATCTTTTCTCAATTAATTCAGTAACAAATGGAGCAATTGTAGTAGAAGATAGATTAAATACTCCATATATTTATAGACCATGTACTAATCTTACTATAATTAATGTCAATCTGGCTGGCGAAATTCCTGAAACACAATTTAGTAAAGCACCTATTGATAGTGAGGCTATTTTAGTAACAGGACAAACAAATCCAATAGAAAATGGAATTTATCTTTCTACTCTTAGTAGTTTTACATATCAATTCAATCCTGTTTCTGGATATAACCAGATTATTAGAGGAGCAAAAGTTACATTAACCGCTGGCACACAACCTACTCCTTGGATGTTATATGCTCCTGGTACTAGTGTTGCTTTGGGTTCGGCTAACGTCACTTTCTTTAATTATTCTTCATTTACAAATATTTCTGCTAAATATTACACAACAGAAAATTTATCTGGATATTCTGTTAATTCATTTCCAACAATCACAGCATCAATTAATGGGGTTATAGCTTCGGAATTGCTGAATAATGATAAGATTGTAGTAAGAACACAAACGAATAAAAATGAAAATGGTATCTATTATGTTAATGGATCCCCTGCACCTTATGAATCTACAATTTCCAATAATATCACTTACACTTCAAATATTAACACAGTAAATTTAGATGCTAGATATTCTCATATATCTGTAGAAACAATGAAAGGAACAAATCATGGAGAAATTTATATTCCATCCTATAAGTTCCAATCAAATTATCTGTCATACGATTTTACTCAAACATGGAAAGAACAAACAGCAACCTGGACTAAATTTACCAGTACATATTATTTCACAGGTAATCCAGTAAGTGGTACAGCTATCATCACTGACGGTTTTGGTATCTCAAGAGCATTAGTCTCAGGAGATACTATTCTTGTAGATTATGATACTGATAAAACAAAAAATGGTATCTATCAAATTGGATCTGCTAATTCATGGAGTAGACATTCAAGCTTTGATACTACTTCTGAATTAATTAAGCCTACATTAGTAAGAATCCAAGTATTACCTTCAGGATATGCTCATTTTTATATGCAAGCAGAAACCACTCCTTCTGGATATACAACTGCTAACACATTTGTTCTAGGCACACATAATATTCATGTTTATAGCAGTTTATCTGATGCTGGCGGAACCTCTAGTACAATAAACGGAATTGATACATTACAAACATGCCAATGGGTTGTTACTTTAGGATATCAAGAAAGTTTATATGAAACTGGAACTTCTAATGTTCTAACGAGTAAGCTAATTGGTAATGGCACTCCTACAGTTGGTCAAAGAGTATTAGTAAATTATGGTTATCCTCAGCCATATTATGATTATCCAAACACAGATGGTAGCCCTGAAACAGGTATTTGGAGTATAGCTTCTGTAGGTTCTGGAATTATTACATTACAAAGAGTAGGTGCAGAAAACTATACTAGATTTGGATGTAGAGTAAGAGCACCATATGTTGGACCTAAATACACTCCAAGTAATACTGTTTTAACTCTTACTCCAACTGTATCTTATTATTTATTAGATCAAGATTTTGGAAGTTTAAATTTTATTCCAGAATCATATCATGTAGCTCAAACAGTAACAGTTAGATATAATACATCTGTCGCATCATTAACATCTATGCCTATGATTGTAGATTCTTATAATCTGGCTAATTTTGATACTGTTTTATTAACAGCTAACTTGGCTTCAAATGTTCCTGGTAATGGTATTTATGATTTTGCTATTTCTAAATATTCTTACACATTAACAAGAGACACAACATATCAGTCAGTAGGAATATCGCCAATATATGTTTCTACTACATTACCAAGCGCAAAAACATTCAGATCTTATTATGATCCAGCTTCTACAACATTAGGAACGTCTGGAATAGATTTCTTAGATGAATCATTATTAACTGATTTTACTGCCAGATTAGCTACAAATGGATCTGCACAAAATATCAATCTTGCATCACCTCCAAACTTTATAGATGGTACGTTCTTAGCAGCTAATGATGTAATATTAGTAAAGAACCAAATAACAAATCCATCTCAAAATGGAATTTATTTATATAAAGCTACAAATAATTTTACATTAGCAAGAGCACCATATTTTGATGCTGATAATGAATTATTTGCTTATGGTAAAGTATTAGTTAATGATGGTAGTACTTTAAATCAAGAATATGAATTGCATCTACCACCTGCTACTTCTTATACTTTTAATACTGTAGATAAATATTTTAGAATTGTAAGTTCATTAAAGTATTATTATCAAGCAAATGCTGTTACTGCTACTAATATTTCTAATCTTACAAATGCGGTACCAGATACTATTGATGGTGTAGATTTAACATCATCAACTTCAAATAGAGTTTTACTTCGTGGACAAACAACAGCTGCTGACCGTTATTTAGGAACATTTGTAAGAGCTGCTAAAAAACCTATTTATTCGAGAGTAACTTCAGGAAATGCTACAGCAGATCAATTCTCAATTGAACCATTAACTGTATCTGTGTTAAATAGTGCAACAGGTTTAGATACTGTATGGGAATCTTATTTTGATTCTGCTTCTACAACAGTTGGATCTTCTGATGTGTATTTTATGAATTCTAATACATGGAGCTCTAATTTTCCAAATGCAGATACTATTTCTGTTGGATCAAATATAGACTTATCAGCATTAGCATCAGGTACTTTAAATGGTGTTGCATTAGCAGATGGTATTACTGTTATTGTTAAAGATCAAACATCTGCTACTCAAAATGGATTATATACTTTAGGTTATTCTAGAAGTGTTAAGTTAGTAAGACATTCTAAGATGAATTCTACTTCTGAATTAAATCCCTATTTGAGAGTAAGCGTAACTGGTGGAATTGTAGATGGGAATAGCTGGTATGGTATATGGTTAAGTTCATCTTCACCTGTATTAAATTCCACAAATATTTATTGGGCTAAACAACCTAATACAGTAAGATTTAATGATTGTAGATTAGCCACAACCACAAATATAGCTACTTTATATGGCGGAGCTCCAATAACAGTTGATGGATTAGAAGTATTAGCTGGGGATAGAATATTAGTAAAGAATCAATCAACAAGTTCTGCTAATGGTATATATTCTGTAGAATTCGCTGGCACTGGTTCAGACGGTAGATGGGTTAGAGCTACAGATTTTAACGAAAATACTGAAATATTCCCTGGAGCAGTAACTAAAGTAATCGCAGGAATAGCTAGTGAAAATAAAGATTATTTAATATCTTTACCACAACCAGCATCTACAGTTCCTTATTATACTATTGGATCTTCTAATATTACATGGAATTTAGCAGATGGATTAGCTGTATATAATTCAGATCCTTCAGCTTGGAATGATTTACCAACATTATCAACTAATGCTATATCTTTAGGTAGATCAAACCTAAGTAAAAATAATATCGCAAAATCTACTAAAATAGGTTTGGCTGTATATGTTCCATCTGGGCAAAATCCTAGTCTTATTAGAAATATGAGATTTGTTACACAGTTCAAGCCTTATGATGGTAAAAATCCTAGTGCTAATTGTGAATCTACTGTAGTTGAAACTCCACAAGATACTACTATTGTTTCTAATGAACAATTAATGTATTTGAATTTTGTCTCTGGCCCAACCAACATGATTCAGCCGACAGGTATTGTTCTAAAGAATTCCATAGGCGATACAATTTCAAATCTTTCAGTAAATAATATTAATACATATGATGCTTTTGATGTAGATTCAAATGGAAAAATTTGGGAAGTATCATCAAATAGGAATTTAAGACAAAGATCATATGACAAAGCTAATAATGCTTGGATTCTAGAAACAAATATTACAATTACAAATGAAATTAATATTTCTTCGTTGAATACAAATTCTATACCAACATCAATAGCCTTAGACAGTAGTAATAATAAATATGTAGTCTATAAAACATTTGTATCATCTGTGTTTGTTTATAATATAAATAAACTAAATAGTACCAATACTGTAACTACTTGGATAAATGAATATAATACAAATGTTCTTATGTACAATGTCACGAGTATTTGCCTGGATATAAATAATAATATTTATATAGCAGAAAATAATAACAAAATTATCAAATTTAATAGTAGCGGAGTATATGTCACTCATTTTACATGTACTAATGCTCAATCAGTAAGTGTAGATATTAGTGGAAACATTTATGTAACAACTTCTAACGGATTACTAAGAAAATATAATACAAGTGGTTTATTGCAAAGTGAAGTCATCATAATGTCATCACCTAATGCTATATGTATTAACAAAGCTGGTGAAATATTTGTAGCAGGTAAAGATGCTACATTACTAAGTCAAATAGAAGTATATAACGCTTCATTAACTAAATTAAGAACATTCTCCTATCCAGTAAAAGAAACTGGTGCTGATACTCTGGCTGTTGCAGTTTATCCATCAGTGTTACATTAAAGGAAGGTGTAAAATGTTTAAAGAACAAAATATAATATATCAAGAAATATCAGTAGGGTGATAATAATGTCAATCGAGTCTAGTTTACATTTACTTTTAGAAGAAATCGTTCCTAATTTAGGGAACGATGAGCAAGCAGTAATTATAGCTGAAGCATCTGATATATTCAAGAAAACAGCTTCAAAAATGACCAAAACTGCTTCAGATAATTCTAGATTAGTAGAATCAAAAATGACTGATGCTATCTTGATTGCGATGAGTAATGTCTCTGAGATGGACTCATCCAATGAATTTATTGATGCTCAAGGATTAAGTCATGAGCAAATCGTAAGAAAAGCCTCAGCGGTACAAAATGACTGGAATGGCATGAATGTTCTCAACCCTAAATTATTAGATGATTTATTTTCAGAAACAGAAGAGCCTGAAGTTGTCATTGATGATACTATGCACGAAACTACAGCATTTCATACACCAGGTAGAGGTTCCCACTGGTCTGACTTTTTAAGTAGAACAAGCTAATAATGTCAAAATATAGATTCGCTCAAGAAATGCCTCCTGCAGCCCCGCCAGCACCTCCTATGGGTGGTGATATGGGTATGGGTGGCGGGATGGGTATGGATCCTATGATGGGCATGGGTGGTGCTCCTACTGCTCCTATGTCAGCCCCCGGAGCTCCTGTTGGGCAAAGAGAAGAAATCGGTTCTCCTTTAAATGAACTAGGTAAAATTCTATACGATATCGATATTCAAACAATTATTTTTGATAAGCTTGGTGAATCTGCTGAAGATATCGCTTTATACGTTTGGACTACATATGGTGGAGAAGAAACTGGAACAGTTAACGATCTTCATATTGGTAAAAGAATCCCTAGAAAAGATGTATCTCCTGAAGACGAAGAAAAAGAACAAAAAAGAACAGAAGATAGCAGATGGGAAAGATTACCTAAAGATCAAACTATTGGTGATATAACATCTTTGGAAGAATTATCAGATACTATTAAGGGTATTGCACTTAATGTTGCTAAAAATGTAGGCAAAGCGCAAGGTGGTGGACCTCCCGGTATGGGTGGAATGGCATCGAGATATATTAGATTTGTCAAAACAGCTGAGATATTAGATAAACAAGGAAAACATTACTTGGTAGACTTGTTAGATCCAAGCTAAAATATTGTAAATAAGCTGTATTTGGGGTAGAATGCTGTGGTAACTAAATCACAGCATTTTTTTATGCCTAAAAGGAAAAATAATGGCAAGTCAATACAACGAAGATTCTATCCAGATTCTAGAAAGTCAAGAAGCAGTACGTACTCGTCCTGCTATGTATATTGGTGATACTGGTAAGAAAGGACTACATCACTTAGTATGGGAGATTTTAGATAACTCTGTAGATGAACATATGGCGGGTCATTGTTCTAAAATTGATGTTATTATTTCTAAAGACAATCGCTCCGTAACTATTATCGATAATGGACGTGGTATCCCTGTAGCAGTAAAACAAGAAGATCCTAAGAAGCGTAGTACTCTTGAAATTGTACTTACGGAACTTCATGCAGGTGGTAAGTTTGGTGATGATGGTTCTGGATATGAAGCATCAGGTGGTTTGCATGGAGTAGGAGCTTCTTGTGTAAACTTTCTTTCTTTAAGACTTGATGTTGAAGTTTCTCGTGATAAGAAAAAATATCTCCTTAGTTTTGATCGTGGTATTCCCGCTGGTAAAGTAGAAGAGGTAGGAAATTCATCTTCTACAGGCACAAAAATCACATTCACACCAGACTATAACATTTTTGGTCAATTTGCAGTGGAAGATGCTTTTCGTGAGCATTTGATTGATGATTTTGAAATTGATGAAGTTTTTGCTGAATGCTCTGGAAAATGGCGCAAAGCTTTGATTAATGGCGAAGTTAATGGCGCAATGTTTTATGATATTTTTAAACCAATTAATGTTAGTGAGCAATCCTTATATGTCATTTATAGGATTTGGCATAAGAGAAGCAATGACAATATTCACTTTGATGAAGCGATATTACTACGCCGTCTACGTGAAACTGCTTATTTAAATGGTGGGTTGAAGATTTGCTATAAGAATGATTCCACTGGTATAAAAGAAGATTTTTATTTTGAGGGTGGTATTTCTGATTATGTATCTTATCTTACTAAATCACGTACAAATGTTTATCCATCAAAACCATTCTTTTTTGAAAATAAGCTAGGTAAGATTAATGTTCAAGTAGCTTTTCAATATGGAGAAGAAGATGATGAAACTCTATATACCTATGCTAATAATATTAATACCGCTGATGGTGGTACTCATCTTAGTGGCTTTAAAACATCTATCACAAGAGTAGTAAATCAATTCGCTAGATCATCTGGTGTAATTAAAGAAAAAGAACCCAACCTTACCGGAGATGATATTCGTGAAGGTATTGTTGGTATTATTTCTGTCCGACTACCACAACCACAATTTGAAGGGCAGACAAAGGGTAAATTAGGCTCTCAAGAAGTTGAAAGTGTAGTTAATCGACTATTTTCAGAAGCTGTAACAGAATATTTTGAAAAGAATCCGACCATTGTCAAGAATATTGCTGACAGAGCTTTTAGAGCAGCGAAAGCAAGAGCAGCAGCAAAAAGAGCATCAGAAAATATTAAGAGACAGAGTTTCTTAGGCCGTTCAGGTTCTTTACCAGGAAAGTTGTCTGATTGTAACTCCGAAGATAATGTAAATACAGAGCTATTTATTGTGGAAGGCGATAGCGCAGCGGGATGTTTTGTTGGTTCTACTAGAATTTCTTTAGCAGATGGAAGAGAAATTTCATTCATTGAACTTATAGAAGAACAAGAAAAAGGAATTCAAAATTTCTGCTACACTGTTAGAAATGATGGACAGATTGGTTTAGCTGAGATTAAGCATGCTAGATTGACTAAGAAGAATGCAGAGCTAATTAAAGTTACTCTTGATAATGGAGAATCTGTTATATGTACCCCTGACCACAAATGGATGAAATCTGATGGTTCTTATATCAGAGCAGATGAAATGAGTGAGGGTTTGTCTCTTTACCCCTTGTATAGAAAAATTTCATCCAAAAAAGAAAAAAGTATAACAATCGATGGATATGAAATGACTTGGATGCCAAACGCTTTAACTTGGGTATTTACTCATAAAATGGCTGATTGGTGGAATCTATGGAAGGGTGTATATACATATGATAAAACAACACATTGTCATCATGTAGATTTTAATAAGAGAAATAATAACCCTAATAATTT